AAATCCCCAATCCGTGCACTCATCGTCGGTGAACGACATCCAGATCCAAAATCTGTCATCGATGATCCCGTTCAGATGTCACGTTGGTTTAGCCAACAACTTAATAATGCAACTCGTCAACAGTTGCGGGAAAATCCTATCATGACCACCACGAGGACTAACATAGTGACTGATTACGCCGATACACAGATTCTCCGATCTGTTCAAAGCCTCTTGAACTCAGCCAAAGTCAGCAACCAGCTGGTCAAGACTGACCAAGGATCAAGTACAAATTACACCATCTTCTTCGATACACTTGCTGTACCGGCGAAGGTCATTGGCCAATTGTCAATTCTTCGACAAGAAGCATTGGAACATGGAGTCATTTTACACTTGGACACCACCGGTATCAAAATCCAGCGGGGTCTAAACTGTGTGAACGTGACCAAAATGGTTACAGAAAAGGTGAACGTCATCGTCCTGACCCCCAGCCAAGTCAAGACAGATGTACCAAGCCCAATCGAAGTACCTGATAAGAGCGAACAGGATCACGTCAATTCGATAATCTCAAACGATTTTATGAATCAAGTTGCCGAACGACTGCCGTCCGAGCATTGCCGGGCTGCACGAGATATCCTCACTCAAGATGGTGAGTGGTATCACAAGTACGTTGATAGATTTGGCGATACCAAATGGACTTGGAAGAATATCGAGTTGCTGCTCGGTCTCTCCAAGAAAGAAATGCTCGTTGTGCGAGAGCAGATTAAAGCAATTGCTTTGGATTTGCTGTCAGTCTAGCGATAAATATCGCTCGGCATTCCGCCACCATGATGGTAGCCTGTCGAGAGCATTCCAAAATTCAGAACTTGATCGATACTACGCTCTGGGGAAACCCAGGGCACGTATCCTTCTTCATGCTTACCTAGAACACGGACGATAAAAGCAATAATTTGTTTCGGTTTCACACCGTATTCTATTCCATGTACACGATTAACAGCTTCACCTTGTCTGACTGAGTGAAGCGTGTTCATGATATCTTGGTGAGCAGTGCGGCCCAGGAACATTCTCTTAGTCCCAAGAACGAACAGATTCCATTCTAGGGTCAAAAAGTCATCTTGCAGTTTCATGTCCTTGGCATTAGGAACAATTTCCACCTTTGTGTGCAATGGCGGAATCTGGATCGTCAAATCCAATAATATACTAGGATCGACGACTTTATCCATGTTATGCTTGCCAACTTTGTGTACAAAGTAATGCACAAGAAACTTCTGCACCTTGTGGCAATTCGCTGCTCTTCTGAGAGTGTCTTGATTAACTGGCATGGATTATTGCTCTAAATACGATAGCTTCCCGCGTTTTCGCACTCTAATTTCGCTTCCAAATACACTCTGCATTGTATCCATGTGGGAAATTATGAATATCGAACCCGCACGGTTGGATAAGTCATTCTTAATAATATGTATCAAGGAATCAATACCCTGACGATCCATCTGACCATCTACCTCGTCAAGGGCTAAAACATTACATTGTCGCCCATAAAGTTGTTCGTGTAAATCGAAAGTGGAAAACATCATCGCCACATCTGTACGGCGTTTCTCACCATAACTTTGGAATTCATAACCCCAATAATTACTTTCGATACCAAGACTATCTGTCAATTGGATTTTCACATCCAGATCAAGAATGTCTAGATAATAACGAAGTCTCTCATTGATAAAAGGAATATGCTCAACTACAATATCCCTTTTCACCTTGCTTCGATCACTGTAAGCCTTCCGAATATACTCCAGATGGATGATTCGTTCTTCGAGTTCTTCGGCTTTAGCCTTATGAATCTCGATTTCGCCTTTGATCCGCATCAATGAAGTCCGAAGATCGCTCATAGCTTGAATATTTGGCGGAGTTTCAGCCTTGATTGCCTCAATCTCAGCATCAATCATACTCATCTGATTTATCAAATTCTGCCGATAATCCATTTGGGATTTGGCGAAGTTATACTCATACTCAGGTTTATTCTTTTCCATAGCCTCATTAGCCGTCTGGATCATCTGATCCATTCTATCAATTTGTTGCTTCTGAGTCGGAAGTTGTTGCTCAAGGCCCCGTTTTTCTTCGGTTTTCGGATTCGTCTGGTCATGAATATGTCCATCTGCTACCGGTTGGCCACAAGACCGACACACAGTCCCCAGCTTGCTTTCCCAAGCATCGATCTCCCTTTGAAGATCCAAGGCTCGTCTGGAAGAATAATTATAGCAATTGGCGACTTCATTTCTTTTCACTTGAAGAGTATTGATCTTTTCGACCATTTTGTTCTTCATTGTATTGTATTGAACCCAGTCACTCTCGATTCGTTCCAAATCATAACAAGCACAGCCCATTAGAGTCTGGTTAACTTGCTCTTTGTGAGCGATTTTGGTATTAATCCGAGCTTGGCGATTAGCTTCGAATTGCTCGGCTGCAGCTTTTTGTGATTCTGTTTGAGTTTTTAAATCAGTCAAAAACTGGATTCTACTCTGAACGGCTTCTTTTTGGGCTTGCATTTCAGCACTATCAGTACCAGCCCGTCCTGCAGCACTTTTCGCATAATAAGCAAGTCTGTCTAATTTGAGCAATCGTTCAAGGACCTCTTTCCTTTTTTGGTCACTCATTTGCATCCATGGTTTATCAAAGCAAGAAAAGAAAACGCTTTTCGAAAAAATGTCCCAATCGAGATTAAATGCTTGGGACAATTTGGCTTGTTGGGCTTTTAGAGTACCAAGGGTATCAGCCATCATACATTGTTCTTCACCAGCATGATAGAAGACGACTTCTGTTGTGCCATCTGCTTTTCTGGTTCGTAAAATGCTGTCACCATTTTCAAGTACGATTTTGCCCCAGGTGTCGCCTTTTGTAAAATGGTTGCGGATTTTATTGCCTGGATTGGACGCATGGGCTGTTCGTCCAAATAAAGTCCATTGTAGAGCTGCAATCACGTTGCTTTTACCTGCTCCGTTTGATCGCCCTTCAAGAACGTTGCCGTTTTCGTCTTCGATTGCTCCGGTGATTAAACATTCACGAAATGTGCTTAAGTCGATTGTCGAGACATAATCACCAAAGCTCAGAAAGTTACTCCACGAGAATTTTGATATTTCAAGCATTGCTTACCAGTCTTGGTTGTGGAATGGACTTTGTGACGGCTTCCTTAAACCATTTTGGGAAGCTATTTTGGTTTTTGTAGTAGACTCGTTCGAACGATTGATCGATAATAAACGTGTCGGCCCAGTCTGTTGCGCTTCTAACACTGCGACCAACTGATTGAACCATTTTCAGAATGGTAATATAATCGTAATACTCAGCATCAAGCTCCATCCGAGCTTCAAGCTGCTTATTCTCGTAGAAATTAGCGAACGGCACTTTACAGAGGATTTGAAATCGGCTCAGATCGTCTTTAAGGTCGACGCCTTCGTGCATTGCTGGGGCAATGATAATTGAGCCGGATTTGGCCGCATGGGCTTCAATCATCGCGGTTTTGGTCTGATAATCAAATTGCTGGATGAATCGGTTAGTGATTCGTTTGGGCAATGTTTCAATCAGTTTCTTTTGGATGTTGAATGAATGAGTGTGAATAATTCCGCGATATTCTTTGTATCGGTCGGCGATCTCTGCGACTTTGGAAGCCATGTCCTTGATCCAAACGTCCATTTTGTCTTTGCCACCTGTAAATCGGCCAGCGAAATCGGTAACAATTGGTCGATTGGCTATTGGGAACTGCGATGGGATTTGCAATGCTGCGTATTCACCTTCTTGAATACCGAGATTCTTGGCGAAAGTTTTAGCATTAAGAATGGTTGCACTCAAGAAAATCACAATGTCAGCTGCTTTGAATAAGTAATTCTTGGCTGCTTTATGGGCGAAGATCGGTTTGAGTGTTGCTTTGGTTGTGTCTGTCCTGGTATCTTCTTCCCATTCACAAACCCAACCTTTAGGGTCGTCACGAACTTCGAGAATCATTGTGACATATTTCTTGATCAATCCTTCATAGGTATTCATCATTTTAATATTCAAGGATTCTTGTGCTTCGAGAAGCTTCTCCTTAAGCACTCCGATAGCATCCATTTGGGTTAGCCATTTGACGTAATCTTCGGCACTATCGAGTTCTGGGACTCTACCGTCGATGTGGTGGCTATTGATAGTACATTCGAGAAATCCAAGCAATTTCTCTTCGGTATTGTGAGCTTCGTCAATGATGAGGATCTTGCGAGGTGTGAATTTAGTACCAAAATTCACGTGTAAGATAAAATTGTTGAAATTCATCGAGGCTGTTTGAGCGTTCATAGCTCCATAGAGCTTTTCGAAATATGGGCAGAAGCTGAATTGCATTCCTTCCGGGAATTGGACTTTTCCAGACTCTTTTTCTTCAAGGGATGGCAAACAAAGTCTGCAGCTGCCTCGGCCTGTTTCGCTTTTGCAGTAGCCTTCATCACACCCAGGTTTGGCGGCTTTCAATTCATTGAATTTGTGGGGCAGATATGTTCGAAGTCGGGTTTCGAAATTGTCGTATGCTGTGCATGGGTAAGCGTTTCGCCCTTTGAGCGTTACGACGTCTGGGAAATCGAGTTCGATTTGGTCCTGTAGGTGTTTGGTGGTTGTGATGTAATAGGCTCTACCTTCACCGGCAAGCTTGGCTAACGTTACGGCAATGGGGCTTTTCCCAGCACCAGTCGGACATTCTGCTATGATGTACTTATATCCAGCTTTTGCTTGCCGAACTATTGTTTGTATTACTTCTTTTTGAAGCGGGCGATATGATTCCATCGGGAAACATTCGTCGATCCGAGATTCATCAATCATTTGAGCTGGAACGGTTTGAGACATGAGCAAAGTCCTTTTAACGGCTGATTTTCACTTTGGGCTTCACGGCAAGACCCAAGACATTCTGATGGCTGCAAAATCAATTAGAAAATACGCACAAGAGAAGGGCATCAAACACGTTTTTCTTCTTGGCGACCTATTTCATGATCGTGAATCGACAAATGTTGAAGTCGGACATGTCGTGTACGAATTTCTTGCTGCCACAAAAAGAGAATACGGTCAAGAATGGTATGTCTTTCCAGGAAATCATGACATGTACTACAAGTACAGCTGGAAAATCACATCGCTTCGGTCTTATTCAGAAGTGTGTCATGTCCTTGAAGACATCCACAGGGTTGATGTCTTTGATCGTCGCTTCTGGATGATCCCATTTATCGCTGTGGACAAAGCTTACATGGATGTTGTTGATGAAATCGACAAAGATTGCAAACAAAGCGATGTACTACTTACCCACATCGGATGTATCGGAGCCTCGTATAATCTATGCTTTTTGTTTCAAGAGCAAAAAGCGATTAATTTCGATCACCGAGCTGCTGGTCAAGTTTTCACAGGTCACTTTCACTGTTATCATAGAGCTGGTGTCAAGACTCATTACACAGGTAGTCCTATCCCTTTCTCGTTCGACGAGGGTGTTGTTCCTCATGGGTTTATCGAATATGATTGTGACACTGGTAAGCATGAGTTCGTTGATCTGAGACCAATTATGCGACGTCATAATCCTGGTCGTCTATTGCCACCTGATATGATTACCATGAGTATCGACGATATCCCAAAGCTAGAAAGCGTCGATATAATGGGTAATTGTTTCAGAATCATTAGTGATCAGTATTTGCCAGAAGAATTGACGACCCAATATCGGAAAGAATTGCTTCAACAAGGAGCGAAAGTTGTCCGGTTTCTTCGGTTGAAAGATTCCCTTGAACCTGAAATTAATAGGGGATCGACCGGTGCTTCTCGAATGCAGGTCCAAGATTTGTTCACTCGTTTCTTTGAGCGGGATAAGCACGCAGATAAATATAATAAGGTCCTGATGAATCAGCTCAATAATGAAATCGTCTATGAAGGCGATTCTTTGTACACTGTCGATAACGTAGGCATTGATTAATGGTCGCTGTCACCAAATTCCCCAAGAATCCAACGCAAGATCAGTTGTATGTTGACCTGAATGGGGTAGAGTGGCGGTTTGATATTATTCGATCTAGATGGGTGCAGCAAAGCCTGTTTGAGAACATTCCTGTCGTTTCGGCTAGTCAAGACGGTTTAATCACACCCGAAATTTATGATAGGCTCGAACAGCTTAAAATCTCGGCTGAACAATTAGATCTTTCGACGTTTAAAATCTTTCCCGGTATTGATGCGTATTATTACTATTTTTACAGTCCAGATGGGCTAATTGATATTCGCCATCGTGGTGATGGAATTATTTCGATTGATGTCAATGAACAAAAATTAGTCGCCTATCTCTACCGCTACCTCTGCATCGGCGATCGAGGTATTCAAGGGGATAAGGGGATAGTTGGTAATCCTGGCTTACCAGCACCGAATGAACCGACGTTCTATCCGGATCGTGCCGAAAATGTGATTAGTGGTGAAGTTTATGTTCCAATCCCGATTGGGACTTATTATGATCATCCGACGATCACACCGATTAGCCTTCGGTTTTATGGTTTATATACTGTTCCGACTTCTTTCACGCTCGGAGACCAGTTGGCATATTGGATTAATGTGATTGGTAATCCATTGTCTCAGCCTGAAGAAAAGGCGGTCTTTTCGCGTTTTCGACAGCGTATTATCGATCAATCCCTTGGTTTGTCGACTGGTCCTGTTGTTGATTTGTCGAATACTGTCAACAATGTGTTGCAATTAAATCCTGGGGCCATTCTTGAGCTTGATATTAATCCAGTCGATGGTTCTTTTACAATTGTCAACAATGGTATTAATGCTAATGCTGCGAATATTCAGGTCGAATTTGATCGTAATCTCGGGTATTTAAAATTCTCTATCGCCGCAGCTTGGCCTGATGATGTAGTGTTCAAATGTCGTCAGCGTGGTCCAAAAGGTGATCGTGGTGATATTCCAAACAGTTTCATTTCGCAATTTGATTGTGCATTCCCCGATAATTCTAATGTCCGCCCAGATACAGCTTTGATCCATTTTCGTCTTGACTGTGAAAATGATACTTTTTATGTCGCTTTTGATCGGTTGAACAGTCAAGATGCTTACCAATTGGTTTCTACTGATGTCCAAGCAGCCACCACCGCGACTAGGCCCATAATTGAGGGGCGTTATGCCGCTGTTGAAAGGGTCGCCGGTCCGGTTAAAATGACGGCTTTGTTGATTAATCAATTCGGAGATATTGATATTGATGAACCTGATTTGCAAGATTGGGAACCGCAACCGGGCTGTCATACTAAGCGTTCTTTTGCCAATCATGAATTCGATTGGATAAGTGGTACCGATATTGGCGAATGTGCTGATGAGCTTAAATGGTACGGTCCAGAGGGCGTTCGGCCTGGTAAATATCCGTATGAATTGGTCCGTCCTTCCGAACCACCTGGGGACCAATGTTGTCAAGATGACTATTTCATATTCCCCGAAACCGGGGATTGCTAACGTTTTAATTCATTAGTCTCATATGCGGGTATCAAATGAAGTATCAAGATCTGTATAGATTGAAGTTCTCGCCTACTTTCGATTTGTTGGAATTAGTCGATAAAATCCGAAAATCGCCTTCAGATTGGGTGATGCTTGCCGATATTACTTATAAGTGTATCGACAAGCCAGATTTGGATGATTCTATCAATTTCAAACAGGTATTTGTTCCCCAAATCTTGCCTTATAGTCACAAGATTAATAATCCATTCGGTCGTAAAATCCAACATGTTTCGTTACAAGCCAATTTGAAAATCCAAGCTGTAATGACAGGAATTGAAGTCCGACCCGACTTTATCCCTTTCGCTATGATTGCTCATAAAGCTTTGTTATTACGTGTTCTCAGTCGGTGCAGCAGTTGTTCGGAAGTGTTTTTGGAATTGAGCTTATTGTTGGCTGATCCAACTTATCAAATTAGTGTTCATCCTGATTGGTTGGCCACTGTGCGTTTAAGAGATGCAGATCAAAAGCCTCGGGCTCGTTTGATAGCTAAATATTTTCCCAGTGGAAGTGATTATCTTGCAAACACCGAACAAACTGTTGTTGAGCCCGCAAGACGTGCTTTGGTGCACAGTAATAATCTTTGTCGCGATGGCTTTGTCAGACTTTATAACATTCTTAATCAAAGAGATGTTCTTTTAACTCAAAGTTCGACGGCAGAATACGAACACTGTAGGTTCAACTACACGACCATTGCTATTGATTCCGATATCGATGCCGATTATTACTTTGCTCTTCCCGGAGCTTTGTTTTCTTCTTTTGATATGCGACGAACTTTTGCACAAGTCGTTTTACCTGATCATAACAGCCCGGCTCCTATTTATACGCCCTATGCCGAGCCATTGGGGGTTTTTGCTGTTAAACAATTTTCTTCTTCTGTCAATTTTGCCCCGCCTTTTTCGACTAGTTCTAATAATTTGTTGACTGCTTTAGAAATAATAGTATCGTGTGCCCCGAAGTCCGTTTTGATTAATTCTGATTCTATATTAGGTGCTTTAGTCGCGTCTGGGGATACTGCTGAATCTATTAAACGGCAAACGTTCTTAACCAGGATTATTGAATATTCTGTGGAACGTGGCATTCAAATAAAGGTGTTGGGTGATTTGTGTCAGTTGAATTAACTCTTGTGATTGTTGGTTTGTTGATTATTATCTCTAATCAAGTCGTGATGGCTGTTTTGTTGTATAAAATCATCAAACAATCAGATCAGCATCGTCCAACTGGATATGTTTCTAAGCCAGTTGAATCTGGTGCAACTGAACAGATCGCTCCTCCTAAAGCTGTGTTCAAACCTTCACCTAAATCAGTTCCTTTGCCAGACCCGGCGTCGTTATTAAAAAATACTCCGTCTGCGTCGGGCTTCGGTTCAAGGACTAATTCTAGTGGCAAAGAATCCTAACGAGATTTTATCGGACACAGCTAAACGTCCGTTGCCGCTTATCCATCAAACTAGGACGGGTCTTCCACCGAAGCCGGTGTCCGTTCCTCGTGTGAAAAAATTCGTTAAGCGTAAGCCGTCTGGTATTGTTAAAGTAGTACATAACTCGGTTAAACCTCCAAGAGTTTACCGATTAGGCCAAATTTGTCGTTGTGAGAGAATTATTATGAAAAATCTCGGACTAGATCTGGGTACCCGCAATATAGTTCTTGCTTTTCAGGAAGAAGATGGTTCGACTGGATACTTGAGTGAAGTGAACGGCTATTGGCCTTTTGAACGAGTTACACCGTTCCTTAGAAATATGCTTGATGATCCAAACAAGATCAGATCTGACGGAACCAAACGTCCGGCTCGCTGGATTGAACTCGATGGTCAAGCTATCATTCTTGGTAAAGATGCTGAAGAATTTGCATATGCCAAAAATGATTACCTTCGTCGTCCTATGGCTGAGGGTGGCGTTGCGGCTGATGAAGAAGCTATGACTATTCTGTCAACCATCGTAACTGGTTTGTTAAAAACCGCTGAAGATGAAGTCGGCGTATTTGCCAAAGATCTCAAACTATGTTATTGCACCACGGCTCCTGCAATCAACAAAGACATCAATCTTGATTATCACACTAGAGTGGTAGAAATTATTCTGAATAATTATCCCACCAAGGCTAAGATCCAAAAAGATACAATCAAAGAATCTCATGCTATCGTGCTTGACTCATCAGAGGATGGAACAGGAATCGGTATTAGTTGGGGTGCTGGCACTGTTACTGTCAGTTATGTCAAGTATGGTCTTGAAATATTCAGTTTTTGCTGGGTCGGTTCTGGTGACTGGATCGATAATGAAACAGCCGTTCGTCATGGATTTAATCCTGATAATCGTAAAAAATCGAAAGAAACTCCAACGACAGTTTCAAAACGCAAAATGTCCGTCGACCTGACCCCAGGTAAAGAACCCACAGATAGGTTGGGTATGGATATTGTGCTTCATTATGAGATCCTGATTAACAATGTTATGGAAGGCATTGTTAATGGATTTGTAGAAAATGAAAATGAAGCCCGGATCGAAGAAGGCGTGAACATCTACATGGCTGGTGGTACAGCGAGCCCAGCTGGATTTACTGATCGTGTTATTAAGTTAATGTCTGAACTCGAAGTTCCATTCGAGGTCAATAAAGTCATTCTGACTAAAGATCCTCTCTTAACAGTGGCCCGAGGCTGTTTAAAAGCTTCGACAATGTTTTAATGGCAAAATTCGAACTGTTGTGTTCAAAAGATCAAGTAGCCGTTATCAAGATCGGCAACTCTATTTATTATGTCGATCTTGATAACCATTTTGATGTTCTGGTCTATGATTCTGAGTTTAACAAACAAAATATTATAGTTCCAGAATACTGGCTTCCCGAGGTCACTCGTGGTGAAGCTACTCTCGCCGTGCTTAAAGCCAGCATGACTGCGTATGAGAATGGGTTTAATGCTGGATACTCTATTAAATCAAAGCGTCATTTCAAGCACTTTGCTGAGAAATTGGCTCAATCGATGATGAATCCTGAACTTGCCAAACGCATTGTTCAGCTTTTTTGGGTCGAGCTTCGCCCATTTGATGTTATCAAGGACATGGTGGCTAAAATTGTTTCGAACGAACAAATTCGTTCGAAAACGGCTCGTGCTTCGCGTATGACCCTTGATCGATATATTCCTCGTGCTGCATTTGAAGGTGACAAAGAATATCGTGACAAAATATTCACAATTATACAAGACATGGAACCTGTAACATTTGATCCTACTGATGAACTCCTCAACGTTTTAGATCTTGAGGACACAGATGTGCCACATCTGATACAAAATATCGACAAAATAGTGGGATTACGAACCAATGCCAGAACCGAGTGAGTATATAGGACCCTCTGGTTTTGCTCATCTTCACAGTCATTCGATTTATAGTGCTCTTGACGGTGTAGCAACTATTGATGAGTATGCTGAGAAATGCGTAGAACGTGGCTGGTCTGGTATGGCTCTCACCGAACATGGTCATATGGGTTCGTTGCCCGATTTCTACTTCAAATTCAAGGAACATGGGCTCAAGGCGATACCAGGGTGTTTCTTGCCTCTACAGCCTGTTTTGACAGATTCTGGCGTAGTGGATATCGAGGATCTTGTTGATGGCCATCGCTTATTGACTCACAAGAATGGTTTCCAACCAGTATTGAATTTGCAATCTAGAGCCTTTAAAGGCGACATGGTTGTATTAAAATCTTGGGGTGTTGAGGACATAACTTGCACATCTGAACATCCTTTTTTAGTTAGAGAAGTCAAGCGTAGAAAGATCAAAAAAGGTGTTTGGGAGGATGATATAACGGTAGGATGGTATAAGGCTGGTGAGCTATTTAGGGAGAAATACCACCGGACGTATGATACCAAAAAGAGTAAAAATAGAGACAACAAAAGGCGATATCGTTTTTATTTGTGTGTCCCTAGGCCAAATGGCTCTGGAATTGATAATGTTCCTGTCGATTCTAATTGTTTCCTCGAAAATCATGATTTGACTTTCGAGGGCGATATTATTAGATCTGTGAAGTATCACGGGAAATATCGTAATGAATATTCTGTCAATTTGCCTCGGAAACTTGAGCTTGATGAGGAACTTCTATGGATAATGGGTCTATGGTTAGCAGAAGGAACTGAGAAAAATGGTTTACATTTTCATCTCAGTTCTGACGAGTTCCATTTTTGCGAGAGAATAACAGAATATTTTGCACAATTTGGTATTAAAACATCTCACGCATTTAGAAATGGCGATGGCGAAAAAACACCCAGAGAAGCTTTAGATGTTTCTGTTTACTCAGTCTATTTTGGTCGCTTATTTGTCAATTTGTTCGGAGAATATTTCGATCGAAAATCTATACCATCAGATTGGTTGCTTGGATTGTCAAGAGATCAATCAAAATGGTTATTAGATGGCCTCTTCGATGGGGATGCTAAAGTTTGTAAAGATCAGAGTTATTTGAAACTATGTAATAGAACTTTAGTTTGGCAGGCCAGAGTCTTATTGTCTGCGATTGGTCAATATTCCGCTGTTTCAGAAATCCCAAACAATAATTCTGATAATATTGGTTATTGTATTCGTCGAAGAGAATCCGGGCATTTTTATTATGATCTAGATGACGATTTTATCTATTTGCCTGTCTATGATATCGACAAGTTGGAATACGACGGCCTTGTTTATAATGCTCAAGTAAAAGATGACAATTCCTATAATGTTGGAGTTGCTTGTCATAATTGTGAGATTTATTTCAACGACTTCGAGCCTCAGCGACAGAAGTTGGTCGAGCAGGGCATTAAAATGAAGAGTCAGGCATGGCGTGTCGAGAATTTTGAACTTGCGACTCGTATCAATCGTAATCGTCACCTTACTGTATTGTGTAAGAATGAGATCGGATTACATAATCTTCTTAAGTTGACCACTGAAGCATATGATGATGGTTTGTTCGGTGCTGGAAGCCGCAAAATGAACCGCATCTGGTTCGATAAATTGTGTAAATATCGCGAAGGTCTTATTATCTTAAGTGGATGCTTAAATGGTCCAGTCGCCCATGAATTGAGATATAAGCAGCTCGTAGACAAAGAAGGCAATATTATCGTTGAGACTACTCGAAAAGAACGATTTATTGCAGCGGCTAATTATGTAAAGAAATTCAAGGATGTCTTCGGCGAGGATTATTATATTGAGCTTCAAATGCCTGGGATCGAAGACGATCATGAGGTGTTTTGGGATTTAGTGGGTTTAGCTGATTTCTTTAAATTGAAGCTGGTGCTTGCGAACGACTCGCACTATATTCAACGTAAAGACTTTCAAATTCAAAAGATCATGATGGCAACGGCTCAGGGGACTACTGTTGATTCCCCTGATTTGTTTCATGTGAATAGCGATGAACAGTTTTTTAAGACCAGGGCTGAACTTTGGGCTTATTTTAACAATAATCGTTATTGCGAAAAGGTTAGTGGTAGCCAATTCGAAGCAATGTGTGATACCACTCTTGAGATTGTTGATAAATGTGAGAAAGTTGAGCTTGATGGTAATCCTAAATTCCCTAGGATTACTGATGATGCGACTAAATTGACTGAGATCGTCTTTAAGGCTTTGCGAACCAAAGGCTTGGACAAAATTGATCGTAAATTCATTATTGACGGTCGTGAGGTAACGTATACCACACAAGCAACTATCGAATTAACACGGTTTATCTCAAAAGGGTTCGCAAGTTATTTCTTGATCACTCAAGATTTAATTATGTACGGGAAATCCAGGGGCTGGATTTTCGGCCCCCGAGGTAGTGCTGGTGGCAGCTTAGTTTGTTATTTGCTTGGATTGTCATCCATCGACCCATTGAAATGGGATTTGTCTTTCGACCGATTCTTGTCTGAGGCTCGTGGTGGATATCGTCTCAATGCTTCTATGCCTAAACCGGTTTCAACATGATTAGAATACAATACAAAGACGCAATTATCAATGGCCAATTATACTGTACTCTCCAAGTGCAGCGAGAAATGAATGAAGGCGAATACGCCATGTTATTCATGTCCCGATGGTTTGGCTCCGCCGAAGTTCTCCCACCAGGTGGCCGTGGCGAACTGCTCGCTCTAGCCGCTACCACCGGTTCTTATCGCCATGAGCTTTTATTGATTAGTCCACCATTGGATCGCAATGCTGATAAAGTCCTTACAGATTGGCGAGCTAGATTTCAGCGTATTGAATATTGCGTCTGTGACGTTTCAGTCGAACAGATTTTGGCGGCTGAATGTCAAATACTTGCTGACTCTGACGAACGAGCTATTGTGGATGAAATCATGATCAAAAACTTGCCTCCCTCCGTCTTCTATGAATCTCATGATGGCAAGCATAAAGCTAATCTCAGCGGTTCCCTAAACGATATTGAACCCAATGATTTTGTTTATGTTTTGGTTGAACCACCTGCCAAAATCATCGGATTCCGCCGTGCTTTTTCTAAAAAGCACCTTAGAGAGCTTGTGTCTCAAGCTAATGATCATGGACTCCTTATTTATTATAGTTCGTTCAAAATCGAAGGTCGTCATACTGTCGCCGAAGGGCCTTGGGTATTATTACCAGCTTCCTTGCGAAATCTTGGTAAATCATCCGGTCCATCTGTCGATGTTGGTGATGTTGTGAGTACATCGGTCGATGTAGTAAATGATGACGAGACCAGCGACGATGGCGAGGTTAGCGATGAAAACAATGATCTCGAAACAACCAGCTCTGATGCCCCTGTTGTCTCGGTCGAGAATGTTATAACGTCTGATGATTCGGACAGTATTGTTCAAAATAAGGACGGTAAATTAATCTGTCCTTATTGTCAGAAAGAATTCAAAAAGGCGTTTGGTTTGTCAAACCACGTCAACTCAATTCACCCGGATCGCGTTGATGACTACAAGTCTCGCAAATAAGATAGAAACATGGGCAGAATTCGAAGAATTGGTCAGGACCTCTTCGTCTCATTTGCCTCAAGACTATCAAAAACGCATTGAATTCGAATTATACGAGCTTAACAAACAGGGTCTTAATGGTTTGTGGCTCGAATATATTGCTACTGATGCAAAATTCGATTCGAATCCCAACAATTTGCTGATCCCGTGGGTTCTACAAATGTTGACTGATATGACAGATCCGATGACCCTTCGGACGTCACCATGTCTGGTCAGTACAAGCTATGATGAAGTTGCCGCTTATGTTGAAGAACATGGCGAACCTCCCCATGATTTCCTTAAAGATTCCGATGTTCCGGATATCGACATTGATTGTCTCCCAGCAGCTCGTGATCCAATCAAGGATTATGCTATTCGTCGCTATGGTGATGGCGATTCATTAAGTGATTTGCAAGTTTGTAGTGTAGGCACATGGCAGACATACAAATTCAAAATGGCTATTCAAGACGCGGCCACCGCTTTAGGGTACATGCATCGGAAAGAGGCTGAAAAGCTTACGTCCAATCTACCTGAAGATCTCGATAACCTAAAACCGGGTGGTTTCGCTACATGCAAAGGCATTATTACCAATGATGCTGGTGAACACAAAGAATGCGGACATAAGCATTACAAATATCAATGTCCCAAATGTGGTAGTGAAATCACTGATGCTCCTACTCTTGAGCGATTACTCAAAGAAAATGAAGAACTGAACAAGTTCGCGATTCAATATCCATCTGTGATTGCATATGCCGCCAAAATGGTCGGTCGAATCCGCAACATGGGTATGCACGCTGGTGCTCTGATTATTGCCAATTCTAAATTGCTCGGTAATATCCCATTAGGCAAGAACAAAGCAGACGGCCCATGGGTGTCCATGTGGTCCGAAGGCAGTAATCAACAATTGTCGAAATGCGGATATATCAAGTGGGACATTCTTGGACTCAAGACTCTTGAGTATATTTACGATTGTTGCCGCATGATTAGGGTTAATCGCGGTATTTCTTTTGGTATTCCACAAGAAATCGAAGGTTATGGTGGTTGTTATGAATTGTCAGGTCTAGATGAAGTAGATCCCGAAGCTGATTATTGTGGCAAGTTTTATGGTCCGGATGGTGTTGAACATGAGATCAGATATAATGATTCTCATACTTACAAGCTTATTAATACCCAACGTACTGACACGATCTTTCAATTCGATACGTCTCTGGCTAAATCGATTTTGGCCGATGCATCCGAAGGTGACGGTGTTAGTGATCCACACCAATTGACATTGCTCAATGCTCTTGGCCATCCTGGTCCAATGCAATCTATTCCAAAAATTTTGGCGAATCGCGATGATCCATCTCAGTCATGGAAAGAAGAATTAAAATCTCGTTCTCCGATTATGTACGATATTCTTAAGACGACTTACGGACACGTATGTTTCCACGAGACAACTAAGATTACCAAAAGCAATGGTCAAGAATGCTACATTACTGATATTAAAGCGGGAGACACAGTATTTTCTGTAGACGAAGACAGAAATATTAATATTAATGAGGTTGAATGTTGTGGTCCGACATATTTCGGCGATGGTCTTTGTATCACTTTAAGCAACGGTTATAAATTCATTGTTACCGACAATCATGATGTTCCCACATATGATGGTGTATTGGACGCTTGTGATTTGCGAGTTGGGGACTTGCTCGGCGTACCAAAATCACTATCGGTTGATGTTGATAAAAAATTTGAAAATTGCGTTGATTGGCTTGGTGACCCAGAGGATGCTGCTTATTTAATAGGATTCTTGGTTGGTGATGGTTCATTGTCTGGGTCTGGTGTTTCAATATGCTGTGGCAACGACCCAAATATCACTAATATCTTAGAAGATTTTATTTCAAAGTCGTTTAAGCCTATTAATATTCATAAATATTGGCATTGTAGATCATGGTATCTACAGTTGTCTACAGGTGTCAAGAAAGAGAAAAATTTTGACATCAGAACCTTTGTTGATAACATGGATTGGTGGCAAGAAGCTTATTCATCTTACTCTGGTCAAGATATTTCTGAATTTATCGGGAAAAGTGCGTGGTGGACCTATAAGAGGATTAGAGAGTTAGGTATTGATGTTACCGGTTCTTCAAAAAATCCTTGGAAGTCAAAATTCATTGACACCATTGACTATCTTGGTCTACGATGTTCGGTTTATCACAAGAGAATTCCACATCAAATACTATCCGCTTCAAGACAGATTAGACAATATTTTTTAGCTGGTTTAATAGAATCGGATGGCCATCTTTCTGAGAACGATGAATCTTGCTATGTATCGTCTATTAATGATGATTTGTTGGATGATATTAGATGTCTTTGTACCTCTTTGGGTATTGGAACACATTTTTCCGAACATCATAGAATCTATATATGGGACACCAAAGAATTAGAATCTGCGATTAATGATAAATTATTATTTAAATCATTTAATAAATCTTTAACCAGCGGCTCACACTCATATTACGTTTCTAAATATGAATTCCATCGATTGTTTAAAGATTCTGGTTTGTCGCAACGAAAGTTTGCTTGTGTTTATGGTATTGCTAGAAGCCATTTCAGAAACAATTCTTCGTTAATTTCGAAGAATGTCGCTGATAAAATTGGAGTATCAACAGGAGATTTGAATTATGTTAAAGTGACTCGTATTGATAGAGTCACTGGTCAGTATTTTTGGAATTTATCTGTAAAGAATGATCATAGTGTAATCGCAAATGGTGTATATCTTAAACAGTGTTATCAAGAGCAATTAACTGCTCTATGGCAACGGCTGGCTGGCTTTTCGGCCACAGAAGCTCAAGCGGCTCGTAAGGATATTGCTAAAAAGAAGATTCACAAACTTCCAGCAATTAAGGAAAAATGGGTGCGTGGTGCCACAAAAACTCTTGGTGCAGATTTTGCAAATGATTATTGGTCAGTTTTAGAGACGTTTGGACGTTACGCTTTCAATCGTAGTCACGGTGTTGCATACGCCGCTATTATTGCATATCGTTGCACATGGTTCAAGGCCCACTTTTTCCCCGAGTGGATCGCATCTGTTCTTAGTACCTGTGATCCGAAGAAAGCTCCACGTTATATTTCGATGGCTCGGGCTGAAGGATGGAGACCTACTGATATTACAAATATTGGTCGACCACCAGCGGAAGGTTATGAAAAATTCGATATTATCCCAGTAGATATCAACAACCTGAGCCCGAACTTTAGTGTGATTGGGAATGTTGTTTCTGTTGGTATGCTGTCGATTAAGGGTATCGGAGAATCAGATCGTGCCGTTGCAGAAATGGACGCACATTTCGAATCGCTCGATGATTTTGTTGCGAAAACTAATGCTGGTAAGACTTTGGTCGAACGATTGATTCGGCTTGGTGCGTTTGAGAAAATACCAGGACATTCTAATAGTCGTGCATTGTGGTATTACTATTCATACACGCATAAGAAATTGAGCACGGCTGAACGTCGTGAATTATACCCAAAGCTATTGCAAGCTAGTGGTTGGACACCTGAAAAGATCGAGGACGAACGTGATCGGCAAGTTGATGCTTATCGCGAATTATATCCTAAGAAAAAAGAGCAGAATTATCCTAAAAAGGTGACTGAATGGATGCCTGCGGATAAGCATGATTTGTCCACATTCTGCGAAATGTTCGAAGATTATAAAATCGCCGAGATTATTACATTCGAAGACGAGTATCTTGGTTATCATTTGTCCAATCCATTGTTGATGTACGATACGAGAGCAAATAGAGATATTGACGGTTGTATTGAAGATTGTATGGTCAATAAACCAGCATTTCTCGAATGTATTATCGTCGAGGTCAATCGTGGTGCGACACAAAAAGGTGACCCATATTGTCGTTTAAATGTTGCTGATGGAAGACAAACCACAACAGTCTTCATTTGGAGCAACAATCTTGATCGCATTAATCCTGCTCTATTAAGAAAGGGTGTCGCGGTTATGATTCCAGTCGGTTATCAACCTAAACGTAAATCTTTCACTATGCTCAAAGACAACGTAATCATCCCGTTGAATCGAAAAGACTAATGGCTCAACTTGAATCAAGAGACGGTGTTCGTTGTGATCTTTGTCACATGGTTCTTAAAACCAAATTCCAATATTACAGTTGTGATCTTAATCCTGTTCAAGTATTTCGCGGGATGGCTCCATCTACTTTGAAAGCGAACCGGTCGAATCGGTTGCTATCTTTGGACTTATGTGGCAATTGCTATAACAAGTTCGCCAGTCGTATTATTGATGCTAATGCGAAATTACAATCTCACAAACGACGCGGCAAAGCCGATTGCGAACTAACTGGTCAGCCAATTCCAGATGGCCCAGCTATTTTAGTATTTATCACCTTGATTGATGTTAATCTTGAGACGAAAAATGTAACGACCGATGCCAACCATCTGTCTTTTTTGATCTGCACTGATTTAAAATCTGAATTCGAGCCCAAGCCTTTACCGCCTTCTGCGGGCTCGTGGGAGACAAGCACAAAATGAGCAATCCATTCGCAATGGTTTCTGGGGTTATCAAGGGAAACTTTGTGACTCTACGCCCTGTTCAATTTAATGATGACGATTATGATAAAGAATATCGTCGTTCTAATGGCGAATTTATCCGTCCCACGATGGGAATGACTACATGTCCCATGTGTAGTGGATTAATCGAACAACACATACCTAGCGATGCTGACCTTACTAAACCAATTTCGGTATACTGCGACTCTTGTGAACCCTATATTCTAATTGCCCCGCCTCCGACATATCCTTTCCGTGATCCGATCTCTTCCGAGACGTTGACTTTATTTCAAGTCAATCCTACAGCATTAAGCAATCTTGATGCCATGTTTTCTGATGATGGGGTCAAATCAGATGAACCAATCGAAAACAGTATGGTCGAACGGAGAAGTGGGGGCCTTGGCCAATTTATTCGAAAACGACATCAATGGAAGAAGTTGACGCAGAAGATCGACACTGAATTGGGTCGAATGCTAGATACATCTGGTTCTGGCGGTGACGTATTCGATATAATGGGCGAATTGATGGACAATACGCCTACCCAATCAGAAGATTTTGATCAATGAACATAATTCTTGGTTCTGGCTTAAATGCCTTTCTTGCCCGACACATTTTAGGTTCTGATTATAAAATTATCAGTGCCGGACCTAGCAGATTTTATGGAGTTAATCCGGCTTCAGCCGATAACTTCATCTTAGCAAGCCCGCTTCTGCGACCTCTAGAGAATCAACTAAAAGCTTTGAATATTGATACGACCAAGTATAATTATAAATGTTGTTGGTCGGTGCAAGGTGAATTGGTCGATGGTTTTGACAAAGAACATTGTTCGTTCTGGCTTGCTAAAATCTTTGGATTTAAGACGCCTGCTCATTTAGAACTTGTTTATCGTCATCGTATGCAATTCGATGTTTATGGGACGAGAGTCAATCAACTTTATACTGCTCTTTATGATCGGTATTATCCGGAACTTCTCGCATCTCGTAACATTTCTAATATTGAATCGATCCGCCCTCACGAAATCCGCTTCAAAAATGGTGAGATTTTAGAATATGATCGATGTATTTCAACGATTCCATTGGATGATCTTTGTGGATTGTTGAATTATCAATTACCGCTTGATTCTGTCGATGTGAGTGTGGTGCTTGTAGAGACCACTCATTTGGATTTCGAAGGTCGAAACCAGATGTTTATTGTAGATCCGCAAATCCAATTTTTCAAATCTGTTCAAGTCAAAGAAAATCAATATGTCTTTTTCTTTCTTGATCGCATCGATAGTCCTGGTCTCTATTTGTCTCCCTATATTGCTGATTTTGATCTCATTTCTGGTTTCTATTACCCGAAATGTTTACCAGCTGGTGCAATTTGTGAAACCAATTGGTTACATCCTTATGGTATCATCCCATTAGGAATGGCAGCTCAATGGGACGCTGCTATGGATGTGTCCAGCTCTTTACACAGACTTTTGAAAATTGCGGAAGGTGAAATTGTATGATTGCTTACATACCAGCTAGATTGGGATCAGTCCGTTTCCCACGTAAGGTACTCACCACAATCAACAATGAGTCTTTGATCAATATTGTTGTAAGGAATGCGGCTCGTTGTGATTATGTTAGCGAAGTCATTATTTTGACTGATAATCAAGAGATCGCGGATGAAGTCGCTAAAGTCGATTATACTAAAGTATCATGTGTGACTAATACTAGCGGTAAATGTGGTACTGATCGAGTCTTTAATTACCGCGAACGCTATAGCGAGTCTTCACCTTTTGTGGTGATTCAAGCTGATTGTCCAGATCTAACTTCGCTTCATCTAAATCATTTCTTGGCATCTATAATATGTGATCCGGCTGAAATGATTCACACATTAGTTTGTCCTATGGGTAGTCTTCAAGCCCAGTGTGCTCAAAACGTCAAAGCTGTTTTCGATCATACTAAAAGAGTATTGTATTTTAGTCGTTTACCGATTCCTTTTACCGGGCCTTATCATAAGCATATTGGGGTTTATGTTTTTACTAAGCCTGTGATTGATCGGTATATGCATTTGATTACCAAGAGCGTTGATCACATGGCTAAGGCTGAAGATCTTGAGCAGCTTAATTGGATGATGCAGGGTGTCGACATGAAGGTGACTGTCCTTGATTCATATCTTCGAAGTATCGACACCCCTGCAGATTACATGCAATTTTCGTCAGCTACTAAGTTGTAATTTCGGCTTTGACGATCATGTATTTGTCTTTGGTCGTTTTGAGTTCATACCCGACCAAGTTGCTTGCCACCATAGCCTTGAGCTTTAAGGTTACCCCGGATGAGCTTTTTGCTGCTCCGATCTTGATCATTGTGGCTAATACTTCTTCTTTTGTGAGACCGACCTCACCTTGTGCATGTAGGTGAGTAAATAGATTGTCGATTTCCTGAGTCTTTTGACGTGTTTTTTCCTGCAGTGAGTTTTTGGCCTTATCGACCAATTTTTTCTCATGAATTACTTGTTCGATTCGCTGTTTGGTTTCTGCAGACTGTTTACCAAGATGTCTCTTGATGTATTCTTCAGGAGGCGTGGCCAAATCGATTTTTACAATTATCGCGTCTGACATGGTGTACCATTATGGCTAAAAAGTGTTTGTTCAGTAAAACAACCGAAAATGTGAATACTTCGGTTATTGTTAATTGTGGTCTTGGTCCGGTGACTGTCCATGTCAGCGATAATGAGTTGACTAGAACATTGGTGGAAGTGACGCAGGCTGTTGAAACTTTGGTCGAACAAGCTCAAAGCTTGGCTGAGACATTTGGTTTTGACTTAGAAGAAGCGATTACTAAGGGTGGGATGATGTCGTTGGGGGCTCCGACCCCTGTTGCGTCTACACCTGTTCCTGTGGTTTCCCGTCCTTCCGGTGGTGTTCCGCAAATGACGATGCAGCCAATACCCAGCAAAACCCCAGAATTTCAGGAAAGCGAAGAGGAAGCCTCGGGAGTGGCTTCCATCGCCACACCCTCTGCTTCGAATGCCCGTCCTATTCAAGAATCTGTGGCAGTGGCTCCGGGGGAGAAGCTTGAAAAGAAATCATTGATTCAAACTCCGCATGGTCGCCAATTGGTTCTTCCGGAAAGAATTATCGATGAGACGGGTGAAACTACCGTTGTTATCGATACCGAAAGTGAGAAGAATTTCAATCAGCAGTGGGAAAGACAGAAGGCCGATAAGTCTGGTGGACCTTCTTACAAGGATTCTTATGGAGTTGAATTTCGTCCGTGTAAGCTTTGTGTTGATCCGAAGACTAAGACACCTACTGGGCGGGTTAATGGTCAACCCTGCCCGAAGTGTAAAGGTGCCGCTGAAGTGATGGTTAGACGTTAATAGTCTTCACGCATCGATCGGCGTTTATGATCGTAGTAGTCTTGTTCGTCTGATTGATGTTTTTCGTAGAGATATTCACCAATTTCTTCGTCAAAGTGGCCACTTTCGATTTTGTCTGCTAGATCTCTTCTGACGAATTCCTGAATTTCCGGAGTAATTGTTACTCCGTCTGATTCGATGTTCGTTATCTTGAAATCTTGCATTTCTATTTCACCACCTTCTTCTGGTGAGTCATAAGTAGCTCTGACGAGTTCGTAAGCTACAAATGTTAGCCGTGCTTCGACATAGATATCACCTTGTGGTAATTCTATATCGTATCTTACATCGTAGGTGCCTTTGTGTCCACGACCCTCTTGGACCACCGATTCCATTACTGGCGGTTGTCTTTTTGGTGTGCCACCGCGATTAATTGGTAAATCGCTTTCTAGGTTGGCTTTTGGTTGTTTTAATTCGTTTTTGGTGATTAATTCGCCGTTGTCAGGCTGTTCTGGTTTGCTGACTTCTTCGATTTCATCCCATTTTGGGTGAATTCCGCCATCTTTTTCTTGCTTTGAACCGAATTCTTTGAACACTTTGTCTAAGACAGAATCTACTGCATCGAGGGCGTCTTCGATTTCTGGTTTGGCCATTCCACGTGCAGTCATCTCTTTCTTAAAAGTAGTAGAGAAGGCCGGGTCATCAAGGTACATGTTGTGATGGGTTTTAGTGAAAGCTGTTACGATTGCGTCGTGGTGAGGGAATTTTGCGGCTTTCAGACGGTACGCATCTTCTATATAACTACGAATGTGCTCAGACCCAAGGGCTAGGCGTTGCTCATCCTTCCTATCATGTGTATCGAGCCCTAGATAAGAACGAATTTCTTCAACAATTGATCGGTCTTGGCTGTTCATGTTATGGTTTCCAATACTTTTGGTGCAAGATTATTTTTGAAATGAAGAATATCCGTGCTTTCGACATTGTAATAATAACCAATCCCGCTGGTGTTCTTGGCCAAAAGGGAGGTTTCGACTCTAGTGGTAGATGGTCTGTAGTATCTAGCCACGACGAGTTTATTGTTTTATCACGTGGAGCACGTATCCTACGTGTTAAACCTGATGCTGTTGAAGTTTTTGGCCATTTCACTATGGATGTGAAAATGGATACCGGTATTGACTCTGATATAGGGGATGAAGTTGGTGGCTAAAACTAAATCGAGTAATTTAGCAATTGAAGATTTGTCTGATCTCAAAAACCATTTTGAGAAGAAGTATGGCGAAGGAACTGTCCGATTTGCGGGCGATAAGGCGATCGTCGAAGTCGATGTTGTTCCAACCGGTGTGATTAGCATCGATGAAGCAATTGGGTGTAAAGGAATTCCCCGTGGTCGAATCATTGAAATTTATGGCCCTGAATCAAGTGGTAAGACGACCACATGTCTCAAAATCGGAGCCGCATTCCAAAACACAATGTTCGATATTAAGGACGATAAAGGGGTTGTGATCGGTCAACGTAAAGGCCGAGTAGCTTTTGTTGATGTTGAACATGCTTTTGATCCTAAATGGGCACAAGCTATCGGACTTGATGTCAATGAATTGATCTTCGCTCAACCCGACTATGGCGAACAAGCTTATGATATTGTCGAAATGATCGCGAAATCTGGGAAAGTAGAATTGATCATTCTCGACTCTGTTGCTGCAATGGCTCCGAAAGCTGAAATCGAAGGAACGCTAGAAGATAGTAATGCCATTGGAGCCCAAGCTCGAATGAATAGTCAGGCATTCCGAAAGTTGAAGGGGATTGTATCTGACAATAATTGTACATTGATGTGCGTGAATCAAATTCGTGAGAAAATTGGAGTTATGTTCGGGTGCTTGCATGCGGATACACTTATTCCGTTCGTTGATGGTCGGATCTTGCCTATCAGACAAGTTTGTGATGAAAAAGTCGAAGGCGAAGTTTGGTCTTTTAACGAAAAGACAAAAGAGTTCGAACCAAAGAAAATCACTGATTGGCATTACAATGGTGATGTTGAATCTCCAGACGATTACTTGCATGTTTCATTACGTGGGCCAGGCACTAAAAATGGTTCCATGCAGATTACCGTGACGCCCAATCATGAAGTGTTGCATCGTGGCGAATTTGTGCGAATGGATACGTTGGATGTTGGCGATAAACTAACAACGAAACAAGAATGTTTTGTGGTTAATGATTCCACTGGGAAATTAAATGGTTCTCTTGGTCAATTTTTGTCTGGTGTTTTGTCTGGTGATTCCCATATCTCCAAAAACCCAAAAAGATTAGGAGCTTCTTTAAAAATCAGGGATAATATCGATACTGACTACATGAAATGGAAATCGGAAAAAATCAATGAGTTTTTGCAAATGACTCAATACAAATGTTCATCTGGTAGTTTTTTCTCTTCTGATGTATTTCAAGAATTCGCAAAGTTGAAAGATTTATATCCAAATCGTGACCCGATGCTTTTATTAAATGATTTTTCGTGGCTTGGATTTGCAATTTGGATTATGGATGATGCCGTCTATGAAAGAGGGCGTTATCAATTATCCATAAAGAGATTCCGTGGAAATTTTGATAAACTCGACGAAATTAGTAATGCGTTGGATGAATTTGGATTATATCACCATATGTCGAAAGGTGGTAAGGTCACATTTGATGCGTCTGTCTCAGAACATATCGCAGGGAATATTTGTGTTTTTGTTCCAGTTTGTATGGATAGGAAGCTACCAGTTCACAAACGCGGACAGTATTCTGAATTTGAATTACTTCGAGACACAGAATTCACAACCGCTGATGTTGAAATAACCGGAATCAGATATGCTAGTATGAGACAGATGAAACAAAAAGGCAAATATGACATTTCTGTGGAAGACAATTATAATTACATGGCTGGCGGGAATCCTCTAGGTGTCATTGTTCATAACTCGCCTGAAACAACTCCAGGTGGTCGTGCTCTGAAATTCTATGCTTCTGTTCGCATGGACATTCGTCGCACAGGTTCATTCAAGGTCGGTGATACCATTGTTGGTAATGAAACCAAAGTGACATTCAAGAAGAATAAAGTCGCTCCGCCTTTTACTGTGGCTCATTACAACATCACTTTTGGCCTTCCAGAATATCCAATTTCTGGTGTTGATCCTTATTCCAGTCTCATCGAATCTGCTAAAGCCAAGAAGATTGTTACGACGGCTGGTAGTCACTTGAAATATGGTGACATATCATTGGGCAATGGGCTGGCTGCTTCGGCTGCTACATTGTCCGTAGACCCAAATTTATTCCAGCAACTTTATCGTCATGTGGTTACTGGATCAGCACAATGCCATACACAGCTCCCCTCTACGAACGAGGTAACACCGTCTACCTCCGAGAATCTGCCGCAGTCGGATTCCTAGAGGCCCACACCATTCATGGTGTGAGCCGAGGAAGAGATGGTTGGGTCTATACAATTCTGACTAGGCCCAACCTCCCTGTCCATGCTCCCCATTACGGCGAGTGTCGCAGCTTAGTGAATGGGGCTATAATTACTTTCGAAGAATGCGAATTCATCGATTTATGCCAAGCCTTGACTTTAGCCGAGGCTTATCATTTAAACCAGCTTAATGTTATACAGACCCGATTGGCGTCGTATTGTGGAACCGTTGGTACAACGGGTACCATTCCGCCTGGTACATCAGGAACATCAGGAACATCAGGAACATCAGGAACATCAGGAACATCAGGACCATAAACAATGTACGAAGATACTTCTAAATTCCTTACGGAGTCTCAACCAACCGAAAGCGAATTTGGGAAGTACGTTGAAAAGTCTCTGATCCCACTCGCTTTAGACCATCCTGATTTATTCTTATCAATCGGTCGATTTTTAACACCAGACTTGTTCGAAGCTCCCGAAGCCAAGTATATTATTGCTATTATCCTGAATCATTTGGAGAAGCACCAGGTTGTACCAACTCGTGGTTTGCTCCGCGATTTTGTACTTCAACACCTCACACAAGACGATCCATACGAACCTGTTCTTGAACTGGTCGACGCGAAATCCAATCCTCGTGATGTTCCGATTCTTCGGGATAAAATGGTCGAATGGGCTAGGAAACGTGCATTTGGTTTGATCTATTCCGATGAGGCGATGCTCGCTTATCAGAATAATGATTTTGATGCAATTGAGAAGATTATCCAGGAAGCTCATAGGATCACTGATTTGCAGGTTCAGGGCCTGTGGCTTCTTGATAATTACGAAATTCTTTTTAATCCGTCCGTGCTTGAACATCGTACCACTGGATTTCCGCGTCTTGACGGATTTCTCAATGAAGGCGGTCCGGGGCCGAAAGAGGTGTTATGTTGGCTCGCTCCAACTAATGTTGGTAAGTCTATTGTTCTTTGCAACAATGCGATCACTTCTTGGCAAGGTCCTGGATCTGGTGGTCGAATCGGCCAGGATGTGTTACTTGTCACATTCGAGCTTGATTATATTAAGACAGCTATGCGTTGTATGGGTGTGATGGGCGAGAATATCCCGATGGATAAGCTTATTAGTCGCCAAGATGAAGTGTCTTCAAAGATTGATTTTATGAAGACCACGTATGATGGTCGTATCTTCATTTCGGAATTGCCTCCTGAAGAATGTAGTGTCGACCATTTATATCATTTATTAGACAATCTTCGTCGTTCTCACGGTTGGCATCCTGATGTTGTTATTTTGGACTACCTCGATCTTATGGTTAGTCGTAACAAATATGCCAATCGGGATGATTATAGTCGTCAAAAGGCTGTGGCGAATGAAGTACGTGGTTTTGCTAAAAATGAGAACGTCTTGGTGTTCACTGCGACTCAAACGAATCGCTCAGCTGGTAATGATGGTCATGAGATTGGCTTAAAGGATACTGCGGAATCTTATGCCAAACAATTCTCGATGGATTATATCATTTCTATCAATCAAACTGCTGAAGAACGCGAAGCTAGTCCACCTCGTTTCCGATTCGTTATCGCAAAGAATCGAAACGGCCCTAAAGGCAAAACAATAACTTGCGAAGTCAATTACAATACTATGAAGGTGCGAGAGGTTAACACGTAACATGAAACTGAAAATCGAAATTGAGATCGAAGCGTCTGAGACGATCATCGAAACAATCAAAAGAGGTCCTTTCGTTGTAGATAATGACGGATCAGGGCACAAGATCAAAGTCGGAGACAATATTGTAGTTCCGAATCGCAAGTGCAAGATTAAATACTATAGTCCATCACCCGTCAAAAAGGAATAATCTTAATGGCAATGCCCAAGTCTCAAGCTCTTGAAGATCATGAGAGCAAGAACGCTGGAAATCCTAGTTCTGATGCTCGTGCTTCTCTTGAGAAGTCAAATCTTGTGTCGGAACCAGTTGCTGATTGTACAGTTCTACCAGAAGTCAGCGTCTTCAATGATTATGTTGCTGTCTTGTTGACACCACGTGTTTCATCAATTGCTCTTCCGGGCAACAGCGAATGGTCCAATGTTGGAGTGATCGTTGGTGTTGGACCGAAATGCGAGAACAATTTTGTTCTTGGTCAGAACGTTGTTATCAACCCGAAGGGTGGTGCAATTGTGATGGTCGAAGAACAAGGTTCAGCATACGAGGGTAAAGTTGTCAATCTTTACCAAGAACGTAATGTTTTTTATGTCGCCAAAACTGGACCTTCAGTTAAAGTCCAGTAAATCTTTTGGATCGAAATCGCTATGCCAGTTTACATCTACCAGTGCAATGATTGTGCCTCGAAATACACTGAGGAACAATTGCATGAAATGAATGAAGATGAAGTCGCTGAGTCGATTTTATTTGAGACTTATCATGGTATGGAGCCATCGGTAGATGAACTGGCAAAAGCTGTTATTTGTCCACGTTGTCAAGGGACGGAATGTACTAAATCATTCTTAGGTGTGAATATTCGTGGTTATCTTCGTGGTTACGGTTGGAAAGATAAAGCTGGTGCTAAACGAGACATGCACGTTTATCATTTAGATAATCAAGATCCGTATTCTAAACACAGAGTGCCCGGTGAAACAGACCACATTCGTCGTCAATTGAAAGACGGCGGAAAGCACCAAGCTAATTCCAAGATCTTTATAGCACCAAAATCGCCGGATGACAAATGAAATGTTATGCTGTAGCGACGATAGATAGTAAAGGTCGCCCAGCATTCTTTCATTACGAAAATCCAAACAAAACGATATCTTTCGAAATCTTCCGCTCTGGAAGTGGTCGCACTCTTAATGAGACATTCAAGCGTTTCGACGGTGCAGCTGAGTTATTAAGCTGGGCCGCACAGGGTGATCTCAGGTCCCCAAATATTGGCGACTTGATACGGGTTTTTGAACTGGAAGAATTGCATGGTGAGACCCAAGCCCGTGATTATGCATTCAGTTCTATAAAGACTATTGGCGATAGTACCAAAGACGCTATTCTGTGTCGAAAACTCATTGAACTGGTCAAAACCACTCCTGACCGCCCATATCAAACCATTCTTGCTAAAGCTCAGAGTGTTTATGCTGGTCTGGAACGAACTGGTTTAATGTTGAATTATACCAAAATGAATCCGAAGTGGTCTTGGGATACATATTCAGGTCGGTCTAAATGTTTCGACTTTAATGTCCAAGGTTGGTCTGAACCCGACGCTATTTATCAACCTACTATACCATATGAATGTTTGCAAATTCATTTCGACTGGATTTGTGCTGACTTTCGTGTCGCGTCTATTTTATCTGGCGATCCAGCACTCATACATTCATTCGAGGATAGTGATCCTTATACTTTCTTATCCAAGCGTTTGTCTGGCAGTGCCCATGAAATGCGTGATGATGCCAAGCTTTTACTTCTTAAGACGATCAATAGCCTTGATTATAATGATCAGATTATTAAAGGTGAATTTCCGAAATTGTGTGCGTGGTTAGAAAAGACTTTGGTCGGGTTGCGTGAATCAAAGAGTTCTTATAATATTGTTGGACGTGAATTCGTTATTAAGACTGATAGATCTGAGCGATCAGTCTTCAATGCTGTGTTGCAGGGATCTGTTGCTGCTGCAATGCAGAATTCATTGTGGCGAGTTAGGAGAATGTTCCCTAATTACTTAGTGACCGATATCCACGATGGTTTGGTTTTGTCTGTGCCGAACGACAAGCAAGTCGCCATGCATGTTATTGATTCTGTTGGTAAGATGTTTTTACGTCCATTTCAGGGTGTATTTAATACAGATCTTGTTTTCCCATACAGAGTGTCAATCGGGAAACGTTGGAAAGAGTGGAAAGAAGCTCGTGTTGTGCGTTCTGATCAAAAATAAATGTACTGAGTAATGAGTTATGAGCGTGTTGATTGAGCCATGAGCAAAAAGTTTTTTGATACATTGCCGCAAGAGATTTTGGACTCCAGACTTTTCAAGTTTGAGGTTGTCCTCCCTTCTGTGTATGAACACTTTTGCCCTGCATGCCATATTGTCTTTGACACTTCTACTATTCAGTGTCCGCAGTGCAACACCAATCAATTGGTATCTCGAAACCGCACCATTTTAGTCGATATCGCAGCCAATGTCGGCTTAGATTATGACAATGTTGAGCGTTCTCTCGACGATATACCATCTCAGTTCGCATTTTGGACCGCTGTTTATGCGGAAGCCAAATATCGAACCAATATCCTCGAACGTGTAGTCAAAACGGCTAGAGCTACTGCACATGATGAGGTTATCCAAGCAGCCATGAAGGAAGGTACACGTCTTGCCCAAGACTCTATTAAGATTCTTGTTGAAAAGGATGAGCGTGTTAATCGTGCAGAAGGTATGCTAGCTCAGGCTAATATGATCGCAGCCAAGCTATACTACATGCACGAAGCCGTCAAGATGAAGGCAGATCTTGGTCGTACTTTAACAAGTCTGAAACGTTCTGAATCGAATGGGAGTTAGCAATGAGTTATGACATTGATGCAATGAGGAAAAAAGTCCGTACCCAGATGTCTGGTAAGCGGAACGATCCTGACGAATTTAAGCCCGCCAAGGCTGAAACCGGAAAAGAATTGAAATATCGATTCTTCATCCTTCCGCCCTATGGTGAAAATGATCCTCTTCGAACTGGGCCAGCTTCCCACTCGATGGACACATTTTTCATTCCATACGGTATTCACTTTGGTGTTTGTCGGCCTCCACAGCCTTGCCCTCGCGTTTGCAATGGTGAGCCTTGTGAGATCTGTCAACATGGTTTCGATCTGATGAAGGAAGCGGGAGAAGACCGTGATGCTAAGCGTGTCATTTCCAGCGATTGGATGGCAGCGACTTATCACGTCGTTAATGTCTATTTCCCGGTTGGTAACGGTAACCCAAGCGATCTTGAAGGTCGTGTGATGTATTACAAAGCACCCAAAACGTGCTTTGACATTTGGGTCGCGGCCCTTGAACGCACCGGCCCCGGCGATAAGCTTGATCCTCAGGCTTATGGGGCGTTTTTTGACGAGAATGCTGCGTTCTTGTTCCAATTGTCGTGCAAGTATAAGGGTCAAAACAATACGTATGAATCTTCTGGCTTCCTGTCAAACGGCGGTGCCCCAATGGCTATCTCCGATCAAGCCGGTATCCAGCAGATCATGGCTGCTCGATTCGATTTGAGCACCAAACTGGAGCAACCAAATCTGACGACTCTCCATAGTGTTGCTCAGAATTTGATCCATGGTGTTGCTCAAGATGACGGCTTCTCCACTCCTGTGACCGCTGCTGCTCCTGTGGCTGCTACTGCTCCGGTTCAACCAGTAGCTCCTGTGGCTCCTGCTCCGGTTCAACCTGTAGCTCCTGTAGCTCCTGTAGTTCCTGTTCAACCAGTAATGGCCGCTCCGGTGGCTCCTACTCCAGATCCTGTGGCTGCTGCTCAGGCCGCTCTTGCTGCTGCTCAAGCTCAAGTCGCCGCTGCTGCCCAAGCTGCTGCTCAGGCTCAAGTCGCTGCCACCCCAGTTCAACAGGTTGCTCCTGCTCCGGTTGCTCCTGCTCCGGTTGCTCCTGCTCCGGTTGCTCCTGCTGCGGCTGTCGTCGAAACGGTTCAGCCACCGGCTGGAGGTGGTGGTGGCGATGATGTGATGAACGAAATTGAAAGCATGTTAGAAGGATTTAAGAATTAGTATGCTTCCAGGAACCCATCTATTAATTGATGGCAAGAATATCCTCTACCGGGCGATCTTCGTTAAATCGAAGGATAGCCCGGTAGAGGTTTTCTTTAGAATAATCCAAAAGTCGATAAGAACAGCCAATGCTACTTCTTTCCACGTCTTTTGGGACTGCCCAAGGAATGAAACTTGGCGTAGAAAACTATACCCACCGTATAAGGCAAATCGCAAAGAAAGCGACCCCGAAATCGGTGAGGCCATCGGTATCAATTTGCAAGTCTTGAAAAAAGTGATACCAGTATTGGGATTCCGCCAATATTACTGCGACAAACTTGAAGCAGATGATTTGGTTTATGCTTTCACCTCGTTATTCCATCCAACTGATATTGTAGTATTATCATCTGATCATGATTTATTACAGATCCCATTTCGGTTTCTCAATGCTCGCCAACTTAAACCAGCTGGTGAATTTTACGAAAAACCAACAGTCAATCCTGTTTTGCAAAAATGCTTAATGGGTGACAAATCAGATAATATCGCTGGATATAATGGAATTGGTCCAGTCAAAGCAACAAAATTGTTGCAATCTCCGACCAAATTGCATGAATTTGTGTCGGCTAGCCCGCGAACTTTTCTATTTAATATGAACATTGTCGATTTGTCATTGTGTCCTTACCAAATGAGGGCACAATACACCATCCTGAATGGTATCCAAGAGGAAACTAAATTCGATCTTAACTCTGCGAGAGGCATTTTAAGCCAATATAATATGTATCCGGCTTTGCACGAGTTAGATTGGTCAGCTTCTCACGAGGAATAATATGGCAGTCCACACTGTTTATGTCAAACCAACTCTTATCGACTCGAATGGTAACATTGTCGATAAAGATGGCCCACAAACTACCATCCAACAAGTAGCTCAAGCGATGGCTACTGAGATCAGAGTCATTCCTGATTCAAGTATCCCAAGTTCTTTGAATTGGCCAACCATCGAACAATATCTTCAATTAGAAGATGCTGCTGGATTCTCGCCAAGAACAGTCACCGCTACTTTAATCGTTACCGAGAACTAACGTCGATGGTAAAGCACGAAGACTATATTCCACAGTCAAAGCTGGCGGAGTATCGTAGAGCAAATACTCCTGTATACTGTCCATTATTGGGTCATGAAGAAATTCTACCAGTCGTAGATCACGACCACAAATCAGGCAGAATTCGCGGAGTTGTGTCTTCGGAAGGTAATGCTTTAGTTGGTAAAATCGAGAATTTCCACAAATCTCGCTGTATTCACGGCAAGTGGGATCTCCCAACTGTTCTTCGTGCTATCGCCGACTATCTCGAACAAGAACAAGGACCACTTCATCCTGTCGGTACTCGTCAATTAACTAAACGATTTGGACGTGCTAAAAAAGACGAACAGATCGAACTGCTTTCTTCTGTCGGAGCCACAACAGAAGAAATCGACGGATGCACGAATAGCAAAGATCGAACAAATCTTTATCGTTCCAAAATCGTTAAATGATTTTCTCCCAAAAGATAAAGATGTCGTTCTACTAATTAGGTGATGTTATGGCTTGTTGCGGTGGAAGTAAAAAAGCTTTAAGAGTGCAAATCGCACCCCAATCTAATCAAGGCCAAACTCTCCAGGCCCAAAAAGTAACACTTACGCCACCCTCTACTATGCGTGTCTTTGTAAATAATCAAAGAACGGGTGAAAGAACTGTTGTTCAGGCTGTTAGAAAACCGGACAATGAACCATGTCCGCTATGCCATCACCCAATTATGATGACACGTGTTGGTGGAAGGCCCCGCAAGCAATGCACGAATTTTTCCTGTCGGCATATTATACAATAATCTTCTTCTGTATTGCATTAGCCACAGAAGCTTTCATCGAAATCATCAAAGAATCAGATATTAGTTTAGCTCTGATTCATGCTAAGATTATCCCAAGATACAATCAAAATCCAACCACTTTTAATTGGGTTTTGTTCAAATGGATCACATGCGGGCAATGCATGAGTGTGATCTATAGTATCCCAGGTGCTGTTTTCATGAGCACTTTGGTTCCATGGTATTATCTTCCATTTTCTTTCTTTGCATTCTTATTTGCATTACAACGTACGGCCAATTGGCTAAATACTTCATACAAATTGCTGGCCCGTGGTCGTGTCACAGCAATCGAACTAGTGTCACCATTAGTAACAATCGGATCAGAAATGGCAGAATATAATCCAGAAGCCTTATTAAGTCAAGCCAAAGAACGAGAATTTCGTCGTGGTACTGAACAAAGAGTGATTATCAATTCAGTCCAAGACATCATTCGAATGATCAAATTGCTCAAAGACAAAAAACCCGGTTCTGGGCGTGTTGTTAGTGTAAACATCGGTAAAAGTGAATTCCATGTGAATACTTCCACCGATCATCCACCATACATGCAGATTATTCAAGACGCATTTGTTGGGGTCAATCAAGACGAGTCGCCTGCTCCCGTTATCGAAATCAATGAAGGCGAACGGTTGGTACCATTGAACATCGGCTCCAATCATGCTATTGACGGTTTTATCACCAAGTGCACCGGTGGTGTTCGTGATGGTAATAGAATTAAATGGTCACTCTCCGAGGGTGATTATTTTTATGACCCAGTTACCGATAAACTCACAATGACTGATCGGGTTGATCATACTTGAGTGAAACTCGTATTGCGTAATGAATGATTTCAAACCAGCATGTCATACTTCTACGATTCTCACGTATCAACCGCTTTACGGCGATCACCTAATTTGGTCTCGTTGGTTTAGTACGTGGCACGGATTCCTCATAGATTTCAAAAATCCAGATGATTGTACATTCGTTGTTGCGGGTTTGCCTTTATTTCTCGTGAATCAAGACGGACTGGGAAAATCGATCAAAAGAATTAGCCTCAATCAAATTCGTAATTCTAAAGGCGGCAAATTCGCCATCATAAGGCATTTAAATGAGCATAGTCTCCCAATCTGGTACGTATAAAGCACCAGTAATCCAAGATCTTGAACCAAATTGCCCCTTGTATGGCAAAAACATCTATTTCATTAAACCATATCAGCCTGGGTTTTCCATCTTCGCTTTGCTTGGCAATGATGTCGATGTGACGTTACAATTGCTTACTTGGGACGGAGTAATCATCACCGAATTAGATGAATTACATATGAAAGCATTATCGCTGAACGAAGCATTCATTCCGGTTGCTTCAGCTTCAGGGATTAATAGGTATCAAATATTCTTTAGCTCTGATCTAATTGTCACAGATTTTGTCGAACCTCAAGGTCAATTTGTGAGTCCGGGGATGTTGGCTCAACTCTTCGAACAATCCTTTAGCGTTCAACAAATCGTTGCTAAAGGTGTATTGGATGCCAATTCGGTAAATAATATGCTTAATGAGCATCAGGAACTAATCCTCAAGCCCTCTGTGAAAACAGTAGTAGGCAATAATAAAACAAGGCCGTTGTATGCCAGAATATATCAATCCATGGCCACACACAGTTGAATTAATCGGCCCAGCCGGTGAGAGAATTCGACTAAAAAGCAAATCGCGAAAACAGCTTGATGCCTATTACGATCGTTATGCTGATCGTGGATATATCGAACGAGTGGGTGATGCTGCACCCGCTAGTCCAGAAATAGTCACTCAGAAAACAAATCACTCAATCAATATACCAGTAAACCATCTTAGACTTGGCGTTAAACCTCGTATTCAACAAACGACAACTTCCAGAACAGCACGTGCCCAACGCACCACTCCAATTAACGCTCCCCAATCAGCTCAACCACAAGCACAACAAATCCTTCCACTAGCACCCGTTACTAAATCAAGACAATACGAAAAACCAGTTACAGAAGTCCTTCCGACCGCCAAGGGGATCAGAAGACAGGCTGTGGTTCCAGACGATAGACCGCAATTACGACCAAGCATCGCTGGAGTCACCACAAAACGAGACAAAACCAAACAAATTGTTGGTCGCGTTATTTCAGGCGATGCATTACAAATTCACCAAGATAATAGTGCAAAAGCTCCATACCGGATCAGCAATGGAGTCGGAATTGGAGTATTATCCTACAATAGAGGTGCATCACTCAATCGATTTGTCGAATCTGTCAAACGCACCTCAGATCTAAACAGATCGACTCTCTTTATTTCCGACGATGCAAGTACGGATCAATATACCCTCAATGTCCTAGCCCAATTGGAAAAAGATCCGCGTATCGTTGTCATTAGAAATACTCAAAATATCGGTATTTCTGGTAATTCAAATCGGCTATTACGTTGTTTGTCCAGATTCGAACACATGTTCATTTGCAATGATGATGTAGAATTCACTCAACCAGGATGGGCAGAATTCTACATTAGAGGTGCTCTGGCTTCAGGATTCCATCATTTTTGTTATCGCCAGCCCAAGATTTACAACGCTAAAATCGGTGAAGAAAAAACGTTTAAAAACATCCGCATGAACTATGTGAATGATAAACCACATGGTGCCATGTTGTATATGTCTAATCAATGTTTCAAAACAATCGGATATTTCGACCCACAATATAAATTCTACGGAATGGAACACGTAGATTGGTCCATGAGACCAGCGGAATTCAATCTTCAACCACCTGGGTTTTATGATCTTGTCGGTTCAACAGATTATGTCAAGATTTATCCAGAGGCTACTTCTGTTGAAAACAAAACACAATTTTATAATCAAAATCGTGCCAAGTTCGAGAAACGTGAAGCCAAGAAATATGTTCATCCGTGCCCAGAATCGGAAGTACCAAAAATTTCCTACGTCATTCCGTGTCGAGACATAGATCGATCATCAAGTATCAAATCGGTAGTGATGGGTGTTATCGGCCAATCGTTCCCAGAAATCGAAATTTGGCTGGTTGAACAAGATCTGAGTCAAAAGATCGACCGTGCTACAATGCCATCGATTAATCATCTGTTCGCAGATGGTAAAGGACGAGCTTTATTCAATAAATCATTGGCGTTTAATGCGGCTGTCCATAAATGCACAACCGATTCAGTGATTCTTCATGATGCAGATATGCTCTCTCGTGTCGATTATACAAAACGCTCTTATGATTTACTTCAAACCCACGAATCAATCCATATTTGTGGTCGCGTGATATATCTCAACATGGAATCAACCAATCGCGTAAATCAGTGCGGGTATGTTCCCGGAGATGTTCAATTTGAAAGAATAGTCGGCTATTTTGAAGGTGGATCACTAGCAGCTAGAATATCAACATACTGGCATTTAGGCGGCTTTAATGAAGACTATTGGGGTTATGGTTGTGAAGACTGCGACTTCTACACCAGAATATCAAGTGCTTCATCTTGGCTTTGTGATACTGAATTCGATCTGATACACCTCTGGCACGGGCGTGCAGAAGGGTGGAATGATCACCATAAACAAAACAAGCAAATAGAAGAGCAATTAGGTCGTATGTCAGCATATCAACGTGTCAGACTACAACATGAACAATTGTTCGCCTTGGGCTATGGGTCACATCTAGCATGATTGTTGTTGAAGCCAAACTAATTCCATTCGGTGATTTTACAGCACCAAGCACAACATTGTGCCGTCTTGAAATTATTAATGATGGCACTGGTACTTCAACTCATGGCAATTATCGTTTGCGGCTCTATTCAAAAGGTGTATCACCCCGATTGCTCAAAAAAGGCCGTATTGACAATTGGCCTAGAAAAAGTAAGGCTGCTTGGCGATTAATCGCCGAAGCATTTAAAATTATGGAATTATCATGAAAAAGATACTTGTTGTTCATCGTCCAGGCGGTGCTTTTGGTTATATTACTGACGGTTGGATCAACGCTCTGCGTGATCGTGGTCATACTGTTCAACGATGGGATGGCACACTTGACTCGTGGCGTGCTTTCCGACCTGATCTGTATATTGGATCATCAGGACATCGCCAACCTTTGCCGAAAGACCCAAATTGTGCTTTCGCCATGCACGTCAATCCATATGGCCCAATTGATTGTGGTGGTATTAATGAACCGATCCAATCAATTGATTATATCATAGATCTTCGTCCTAATGTCGTCTTTGGTTACGGATTTGATGAAGATCGCATCTACTGGCAATATTGGCAAGAAGAAATGGGTATTCCATGGGTACCAATGCCAACTGGTGCTGATGCAACAGTATTCAAAAGTCGAGTTCCATTGGACCAACGTTCATTAGATGCGGTTTATATTGGTGGACGTTGGGCTTATAAGGCCCAAAGCATTGATTCATACTTGATCCCAATGGTTCGTCATATTCAAGGTAACGGTCGATCGATGGAGATTTATGGTTGGGGAGATTGGCCACCTAATCAAAGCCGTGGTATAATTCCAGATGATCAAGTTACATCGACTTTCAATAAAGCGAAAATCGGCCCTTGCATCTCTGAGCCTCATACACATCAATGGGGTTTCGATCTTCCAGAACGAGTCTGGAAAGTCGCAGCTTGTGGCTGTTTGCCAATCCACGATCCAGTGCCTACACTTCGTCAAGTGTTACCATCTTTACCAATGGCCAAAGATGCAAATGAGTATGCTCATCTTCATTTGCACTATATGATTCATGATGATGAACGCAGACGACTCGCAACCGAATTGCATACTACCGTTATGACTGGACATACTTACCACCATCGATTGGCTCGCATGTTCACAGCCTTAAATTGGTCCGAAGATGCTCAACACATGGTCGCATAATGGCCTTAGTAACTGACAAATTCATCTATGCCCACCTCCCAAAAACAGGTGGGCAATTTGTTAGACATGTGATTGACGAGTGTGGTATCGAATATAGAGAAGAAGAATCATATCACGCTGCTCCGTCTGCTCTAGTACGGAATGGCTTCGATCTTCCGATTCTCATCACAATCCGTCACCCTGTAACATGGTATCAATCTAGATGGCATCACCGCCTCCGTCATGGTTGGTCTGCACATCATCCTGTAGATTGGGCATGTGCTTCAAACGATTTTAATCAATTCGTTCTTAATGTGATCGACTATGATCCTAATGGTCGATTTACTTCTCTCGTTCAATTATTCCACCGTCGCAAAAAACCGGGTTCGACTGTTGATTTTGTTCTCAAGAATGAGACTTTGACCGATGAATTATACCATTGTTTAGTAGGTCTTGGATATACGATTGATCGGGATTTTTATAATAATCTCCGCAAGATCAATGTCTCTGGCAAAAAAGGTGTTTCTTCAGCAGATGTAGCCGTTTATCGGCCTGAAGTATTAGAAAAATTGCTGGAACATGAAAAATGGGTCATTGACACATTTTATGATGGGATCACCGATCCCAATGCCCTGACAAATCAACTTGTTGTGTAGCATTGCGATCTTTCCAAGATCGATACTCCGGGCTTTCTTCTGATAAGTCATGTTCGCAGATTACTCTGCTATTCAAAACATTCATTAAACCTGACTTTATTGATTGATTACACAACCATCCATCATCGTCATTGTAAAGTCTGGTTCCTGGAAATCCACCAATCTCGTTGAAAAAGAGATTGTTGACGAGCATTAGGCATCCGGCTAGTGTTGAATTACAAAATATTCCATTTTCTATTTTCCTCATCTCGGTCCAATTGTGCATTACGAGATTTCTCGTCTGCATTTGATGTTCCCAAGTTCGATTGTGTTGAGTTAAAGCTGGGGTCATTACCCCAACTTGATAACCATTTTCACACAATTTATTGGCACTATTGATGAGATTCTGAATACCGTTGGGCGGAATGATGACATCAGGGTCCATGGTGATAAACCATTGGCCTTGTGGTATCATTCCCCAATGTTCTCTAATTGAAGATGGTTTCCCGATGTTTTTGGGATTTTGGATTACTAGAACATTGGAATGCGTAGAAGCTTTCGCCAATTCTTTGTCGAGCCCGCCCTCGGAATTGTCGATGATGTAAATAGGGTGCCTAGTTGCTTTCACCAAGCTTTCTAAGCACCGTTGGAATGTTTTTGGACGGTGATAACTGGTGAGGATGATCGGGACTGGTCTATGCGTAAGTGATTTGTCCCAAGTTTCGCAAATTGTCAAGTTGACCCACACTGATTCGCTGTAGCTCCACAGTTAGTGAACTGCCGCCGACCATTTGATAAACACCGTCTTCACTTGGACGAATGCTACTTTTTGGATTAGCTTTTGCAGCTTCGATTGAATTAACCATGATCGTAACGACTTGGTTAGTTATATTTGTGATTCGGACGACAGTTGTATTTGCCATGATTAAACCTCGATTGACTATTGCGAGTTGTGTCTCTAACCTCGAAGCCTTTGAGGCTTGTCTGCTTGAGTCTATTTCATCTTTGCGTTCAGACCTCGAAATAAATATTCTCCCGATATACAACCCAAATAATATCTATTCCGCTTCAGTAGCCGCCAACTTGGCTATGGAAGTGTGCCGGGACAGATTTCTTCTTTATGTCCATCAAGACGTCAAGTTTCTCCCTGATGCCGCTGAAATGATCGCCACAATCTTAAAACACTGGCCCAAAAACACAGCCGTCGTTGGAGCCGCTGGAGTCAAGGACTACGTAACAATTGATATCGCCGGTCCATGGGGACTCGGCCTTCGCAAAGACAATTTAATTGGTTCAGTTTATGATAATAATGAATTAATATGGGATGGTGATATCGGCTTTCATCCCACTCAATCAGTCGATGAAGTCTTCATGCTCCTTGACACTCATTCGGGAATCCGATTTGACCCGTCATGGCCCGGTTATCATCTCTACGGCCTGGACTTCTGTCTTCAAGCTCGTTCGGCTGCTTTCGGCGTCATGTGTGCCAACATCCCAATAGAGCATGTCGGTAGATATTCAGCTAGTTTATATCGAGACAACAATTTCATGGGACGATTGATCGCATTGTATAAAAAATGGGGCTCACGATTTTCCCATCTTTTTGCACCTTATTGTCATTGGGATAATAATCGAATTGCTAGTTATATCCCGTTTGCTCTTAAAGATCAATTCAACCAACGTATCGACATTCCTAGACTATCGGTGACAGTATCAAATGAATTGTGTATTTCTCCACCACCAAAATAGTGTCAAAACATTTCGTCTTAAAGACTTCCGGAGTCGTCGTATCGATGTGACACATATCAATTGTGGTCTGACTAACAGTTATAAGCCCGGCCACCGTGAATCCGATTTCTTTCCAGGTTATGCTAGCTATAATTCAATTTTATTCGAAAGCAGTTGTATCTTAACAATATGGGAGCACATGAATGAGCTTTTTGATGATTCCCCCATTATGATCTTGCATACCGACATCACACCATTGTTTCGCGTAGCCGATACTCTCGACTATTTGGAACAATTCGATTCATTTGCTTGTGGACTCACCGTGCCGAGTTATCATGCTAATGATTACGATCAATTGGTAATTGAAGACACTGATAAATATCGATGCAGTGTCGATCCTTGGCAAGTCATGAAATTCGACGGTGTTGTGGATATCTGGGATCTAATTCGTGTGATCGATCCTGAAGCTTGGGAATTCGGCATGGACACCGATCCGATTATGATCTATTCTCACCAATTCGTTGCATCCAAGGACATTTTCAACAAGCTTGGTTACAAATTGTGCCAATTGGTCACACAATTGAAACTGGGACAATGTGGTCTTTGGACACCACATGTTTTCGAACGCATCATTGCCCTCCGTCTCGCCATGGAAACTGAACCGAGGCTCCTCGCAGCCTTTAGTCATCAGAGTTCGTCCGGACCTAAAGGAGACGGTGCTTTGACTTTATACGGCCCAAGGCCGCACAAATACTTGCGTCTCAAGTCAAGAGTATTAGATCCAATCGATTAAGAATTGTGCAACATCGTTACGATTGCACATAATGCCGGATCGGCTTCTTCGAAATTATCGCTTGCCACAAGCCCGGTTTCGACGTCAAGAGAATGCTCAATTATTGCTTGGTCGAAGATAGTGATACATTCTACTTTAACAACATTCTTTAATGAGCTGCTGCTTGACAATAGATCACTCGATGCTCTTAGTTCTTCCATCAGTTCCTCCAATTTATGTAGCTAATTCACGTCGTATTGTAAGGGCATAGTGAGGAAGTTCAGGGTCGCACGCAGGGGCACCCTGACCGGCATAGTTTAATTCAGAATCTACTCTTGAAATACAGAGTAAGGTCCAGGTGACTTAATCCTGGTGTCGGCCTCACTTTTTACACGTGACAATCGGTAATTAACAAAAATCCGCCTGATGCAACACTCAGTAGACGGACACAATAACCGAATTTGGGAAAGCTACCAATGACTGCAATTGATGATCTAAGACAAAAAATCGACGAAGCCGCTTCTGCCTATTACAATCGCGGTGTTTCAATCGTCAGCGATGATGAATTCGACACAATGCTCGACATGCTGCGACGTCTTGACCATAAAGACGAACGTCTCACCCGAATTGGTTTTGAGCCAACTCTCGAAAAGGTGGAACATGCTCATCCAATGGGTTCGCTCGATAACATCGATGCCAATAAACCAAATGAGCTTCAGACCTACATTAAGCGTAACAAAGATTACACTCTTGCTGATTCGCTTTATCACGTTACTCCCAAGATCGACGGATCATCGATCGCGTTGACCTACAAGGGTGGAGTGTTGACCCAAGTGCTAACCCGTGGCAATGGCGAAGTGGGTCAAGATATCACAGCTAAAGCATCATTTTTCAAAGGTGTGCCGACCAAGCTACCAGAACCAGTGGATATTACCGTCCGTGGTGAAGCAGTTATGCACCGGGACGTTTTCATCAAGTATATTGAGTCCGCTCAACTCGAAGGTGTGCGAAATCCGCGAAACGTCGGCAATGGAATTATCGTCCGAAAAGACGCCTGCGGAGCCGGGTTGATCAATTTCTATTCTTTCAATGTCGAATCGGACACGCCAATTAAGATCTTGGATTCGGTTCATCGGTGCTACCAGTTCTTGCAAGAAATGGGTTTCACTACGCCGGATTATCAAATTGTTGCAGCTGATGGGATCACCACACTGGTCGATACGATGATCCAACGTGATTATCCTTTCGATATCGATGGCCTCGTGATCCGTGTTGACGATATGCGACAACGCGAAATCATCAACGAAGGTGGCGACGATCTTCGTCCCCGCAGTGACCAAGCGATCAAGTTCAACAGCAAGAAAGCTGAGACTACCATTACTGGTGTCACTGTGACTGTCGGTTCAACTGGCAAGATCACACCGACATTGACTGTTGAACCGGTCGAAATTGGTGGGATTGTCAATAGCAATGTTTTGATCTACAATTATGATGAACCAGAACGATTGAAGATTGGTATTGGCGATAAGATTCGTGTAGTCCTTGCTGGGGATATTATCCCCAAGGTCTTGTGCGTGGTCGATAAGGCTAGTCCGCCGACTGTAATCACTGCTCCCAAGACTTGCCCATCGTGTGACCATCCGATTTCTCGCAAGCAATTGTTGAAGGGCGAATCGGTCGATTTGTATTGCACGAACCAAAAATGCCCCGGTATTCAATTTGAGAAGATCCAAGGGTTTATTGGTTCATCCAAAAGAGGAATGGGGATTCTTGGGATCGGTGAGCATTTGATCAACCATTTGATCACTTCTGGCCATGTCAAGAGTATTCCAGATCTCTATGATCTAACCGAAGATCAACTTCGAATCATGTCGCTTGGTAATGGTGTTGTTGGTGCCAAACGTGCCAAGACGATCGTTAACAACATTCAAGAATCCAAGGGGTTCACTGTTCAAAAAGTGGTGGGATCTCTTGGGATTGATGGTCTTGGCGAGCATCGTGCCGAGATCATGATGGAAGTCGCCGATGGCGGTTTGGCTACTCTTGATGATTGGATTGCTTGTGCTAATGGTTCAGAATTGATTCTGAATTTGAAGCATCCCCATTTGCCCGCTAATGTCATGGCATCTGTTCAAAGCCAATTGGTCGCTATGAAGGATGATTTGCTACGCTTGCGTGAGCTTGGCGTTGGTGTTCATGTGGCTCCGGTTGTAACTGAGGATGGTGGTCCGAAGCCTTTTGCTGGTAAGACGTTTTGTTTTACTGGTACACGAATCCATTTGGATATCGTCGAGAAGCTTGGGGGTGAGGTTAAAAGTGGTGTGAGTAAGACTCTTGATTTTCTGGTCCAGCGTGATAAGTCAGAGCGTACGTCGAAGGCGAAAAAGGCTGAGGCTTATGGGACTACTGTGATTGGTGTTCCTGAGCTTGAGACGATGATTAAGGAGGCTGATCCTACGATTCTTGGGACGGCTTCGTCTGGTTTGGCTGCTGTTTTTGAAATGCTTGATTAATCAAATGATACCAATGAGTAAATAAAGGAACGATTCTTCCTTTTCCCATTGGTGTTGTTTATGTCAAATCAGCCTAAAGCTTTGATTACTGGTATTACTGGTCAGACGGGAAGTTATCTGGCTGAATTGTTGCTGTCGAAGGGTTATGAGGTTCATGGGATCACGAGGCGGACGAGCACTCCAAATACTGGTCGTATTGATCATATTCTTAATCTCATTACTATGCATCCTGCTGATTTGCATGATGAGTCTTCTCTTATCCGCGTTATTGATGCCGTAAGGCCCCAAGAGGTCTATAATCTTGCTGCTCAATCGTTTGTGAAGGTGAGTTGGGATGCTCCCGTTCATACTGGTGAGGTGACGGGGTTGGGTGTTGCTCGTCTTTTAGAGGCTATTCGGACTGTTGATAAGAGTATTCGGTTTTATCAGGCATCTAGTTCAGAGCTTTTTGGGCAGGTGGTTGAGGTTCCTCAGAGGGAGACTACTCCTTTTTATCCTCGTAGTCCGTATGGTGTTGCGAAATTGTATGGTCATTGGATGACCATTAATTATCGTGAGTCTTATGACATGTTCGCTTGTTGTGGGATCATTTTTAATCATGAGTCTCCGAGGCGTGGTCTTGAGTTTGTGACTCGGAAGATTACGCATACTGCTGCGATGATTAATTATGGGAAGGCTACTGAGTTGCGGCTTGGTAATCTTGATTCACAGCGGGATTGGTCGCATGCGTCTGATATGGCTGAGGCGATGTGGTTGATGCTTCAGCAGGATAAGCCGAAGGATTATGTCTTTTCTTCGGGGGAGACTCATACTGTTCGTGAGTTTGTTGAGTTGACTTTCTCGCGATTGGGTATGGATTATCAAAAATATGTTAAGGTCGATCCCCAGTTCTTCCGCCCTGCTGAGGTGGATATTCTTCTCGGCGATTCATCGCTTGCACGTGAAGAATTGGGGTGGAAACCAAAAATAAGTTTCGAACAGTTGGTTCATGATATGGTTGATGCGGATATGAGGCTTGTCGAGAAGACATTTGTTTAAATCTCATAGTCCACTCAAAATTATGATAACCACTTTCACAGTCGTTTAACAAACTTTTTCGGAGGGTTCCAAATGGCATCACAGCCTGCGAACACACAGATCAGAGTTTTCCGGACGCTCCGGTCCTATCGCAGGGCTGATCGTCAGGAGTCCATTGCAGCTCTTACCAAGAGACTTCGCCCACAGGTCATGAGCATTCCAGGTCGTGAAGACTTGGTTGAAGTCAAGACCCGTGACACGAGCGTTTCCGACTTTAGCTCCTACATGGGAGAAGCTCGGGTTACTGCTACTCGCGGTTATCCAATCGTTGTCGGTCTTCGCGATCAGGTCAGCTTGGCGAATGCTCAGGGCAACATGCCTGGTATCGGCTTTGCGTTCAAGATCGGTCAAGACAGTTTCATCACCAACACTGATGCTGGCTTGGTCCGTGACTTGCACCAAGATGGTCGCAAACTTGCTCCAGACGTCCAAGTCTAAGCTTGGTCCTGGTAAGTCGAGATCCAAAAGAAGCCGGGTTGCTAAAGCTGTCCGGCTTCTTTCGTATACAAATTAATTACTTGTTATGACCCTTGTTCACTTTCTCCAGGTGTTCAAGGGTCTTTGCGTATCCGGGCAAAATTTATAATGCTGAACATTTGTGCCTGGAGAAGAGATAAATGGCTGCTACAGTTTTAATTCAGCGATATAATGGTGCCTGTGCAACTGGTACTACCATCACCGGTGTGGGAATAAAAGATGGCCGTTAGCCCCAAAACATTTGCAGTAAACCCAAAAGAATGGCGAGTCTTTAAACTCTGGGTCACTTTGACACCATTGTCTACGACTCTTGAAGCGGAGCCTCCTCGGCTTACTGTATATCGTGAGATGGGGCGATTAGCCGCTGCTGCTTATAATCAGCTCAAGAATCACCCGTTGATTAAATTACCAGAACCTCCAACTTCTGCTGTTACATCTGGTTCTATAATCAGTGGTATTGTTGGATCTTTCAATTATACTCCACAGATTGGCAATAATGAGCCTTACATTTTTGTAATGGGCCATTTTCATTCGACTCGGGACATCAAGAATCCCTATTCGATGAGGCCAGTATATAGCGGTGGAGTTTTGTACGACATACCTAACGGTTATCCTTCTTTGCGGGCTCCTAACCCAAACGTGTTAGAGGACGTCAAAGATTTAAAGGGGATCATCGGCACTGAAATGTCTGCTTCCCTACCGGTTAGCGTCGATTATAACATCGATAAGATCGATTATCTGGGTCTAATCTTTGGCACGGGTGGGCTTCATTTCCCACGTTAATCTTCGCTACCATCAGGACCAACCCTTCGACGGATTGTCTCTTAGATGGTTTTATAGCGAGTTAACACATGCCAAAGAAGTCTCGTCTTGATAAACGACTAGTATACAGCACTATCAAGAAACATAAAGGCAACATGTCCAGAGCAGCGGAAGAATTGGGTATTGCCCGTTCTACTTTGTTGCACAGATATCGCAGCCTTGAATCTGGAACAGCTCTTGATTCCAATGAACACTCCGACGAAGTGTTAACGACTCTGAAAGAATCTGATTCCGAACAGATCTCTTATTCATCTAAGAACGAAAACGAACTCGATTTTGTTTGTTTGATGCGTAAGAAAGTCTCAGCCGATGAGATCGCCAAGCAAGCCGGGTACGACTTGCGACAATGGCGAGTTACTGAAGTAAAAATCAACCAATGGCAAGTTGCCGGTAAGAAAAAGAACGGCCAAGAAGAAGGAACAAAACGATGGCTTGCGGAAGACCTATGGAAAGAACAACTCTACCAAATCAAATTCAAGCTCGAACGCAGAGCACCCAAGTTTGTCCAAGACGGCGTAACCGCATTAATGGAAAACTGGACTGGAGCCCAGAAGGTTCCAAAGATCGAGCGTCGAGCAACGATGGCAAAGCCGCATTTGCTCGAAATCAGCCTGTTCGACGCCCACTTTGGCAAATTGGCTTGGGCCGAAGAGACTGGTGAAGATTATAATCTGAAGATAGCTGAAAACATCTATTTGAATGCAGTAGATGATCTCATCGATCGTACATCCGTTTTTGATGTTGAACGAATTGTTTATCCAATCGGCCAAGATTTCTTTAATGTCGATAATTGGAAGGGTGAAACTTCCAATGGCACATTGGTCGAATCAACAGATGATCGATTTACTAAAATCTTCACAGTTGGTGTCGAATCTATTAAATGGTCGATGATGAGGTGCCGAGAAATCGCACCAGTTCATATCATTTGGTCTCCCGGCAACCACGATCGATCGACCTCTTGGTACCTTTGCAAAGCGATCCAACAATATTGTGAAGGTGCCGGAATCACCGATGTCACTTTCGACCTTGGGCCGAACCAACGTAAGTACGAGCTTTTCGGTAACACTCTTCTTGGTTTCACCCATGCCTGTGATGAAAGGATGGCCGATCTTCCACTCATCATGGCTAAAGAAGAGAAGCATCTTTGGGCTCAAGCTGACTATCACCAGTGGCACGTTGGTCACTTCCATCGTAAGAAAGAAATGCGATTCATTGCCGGTGACACCTTTAATGGTGTATCGGTAACGATCCTCCCGAGTCTTACTGCGACCGATTCTTACCATTATCGAAATGGTTGGGTCTGCCCTAGTAGAGCAGCTGAGGCTTACCTTTGGTCCAAGGATAAAGGATTGTCCAACTTCATGGTCCACAGCCTCTAATTAAACCTACAAGGGATTTTACTCGGAGAATTAAAATGAGCTGTGCAGGATCAATAGTAGGCCCAAGTGGAATTGGACCAAGCGTTCTCAAAGTCAATACTGAGCCTTTGAAACGTTACGTTCTGCATAAGCTCGGTTATCCGAATATTAATGTTGAATTAACCGAGGCACAGCTTGAGGATATTATTCGAGTGGCTGGTGATTTCATCGCCATGTACTTTCCACGGGAGCAGAAAATTGCCACTTTTTACACTGTACCTCTGCAACCGACTTATCCGATGCCGGATGATGCGTGGTGGATCGAAGAAGTAAGCTGGGACCCCTACACAGCTAAAGTCGATGATATCTTCGGAGCCGATTACTACTTATTGAACTACGGTAATTTCGTCGGCCCGAACTCTATGGTCTTAGACTATCACATGCTCCAGGCTTACCGAAAACATAGTGCTAAGATTCTTGGCGTCGAAGGACGTTGGGAAGTCATGGGCGAAGTCGAAGGCCCTGTCACTGATGATCAATTGGATGCCAAATTCCAACGCATTCGATTAATCCCCACTCCGAAAGCATCTTTCCCGGTCGTTGTAGTATATCTTCCTTGCATCAACCACTTCAGAAGCCCTCAGGCCCGCAAACTGGCTTACGATTACGTGGAAGCTGAAGCGAGAATTGCTCTCGGCATGGCGAGACGTAAGATCCAGGGTGTGCCTACTCCAGATGGTGGCACATTGACTTACGATGGTGAGGCTTTGGTCAAAGAAGGCGAAGAGTTGAAAGATAAAATCTTAGAGCAAGCAATGCTCCAAGGTGAGCCTCTTGGGATTATAGCAATCTAAGAAGGTGAAATATCACGCTTCCGACGAAAACACCAATTCCCAGCATTACAATCGCTTGCATCTCATCGATGGATTCATAAACTCCGCAATAAGTATGGTTTCTTGCCATTGTATATTTATTCAAACCTATTATAGAGGTGAAAACATGGAACCCATTGAAATCGGTAATTTGTTGCAAGTGTTGCCCGGTGGGTTGATTCGGGTCCCTACTTGTGAACCGCCGAGTGCTGTGAGCACTTTGCGGTTTTCTGCATATTATGCAGAGAGCAATTGTGATGGGGCTCTTGTTAGTCTTGCTGACGCTTTGGCGGCATTACCGGGGTCTGAGGTTATTTATGGGTTCAATTTTGGTCCACCTAATTTCCGACAACGATGGCTTAGATTACCGCCGACTCAGCTTGTTTGTCCTTGCCCTGGTAATACAGATTGGTATGGTATTTTAAGGGATCTTCCTAAGATTCAGACTGAAGAAGAGCCTGGTCCTTGTGGTCTTGAGACTGCTGAGTGGTGCCAAGAGCAGGATTATAATATTCCGCCTGCACCTGACACTTATTTTGAAGCTGGTGAGTATCCGGCTGGGGTTGGGTTTTTGCCTCCTATTACACCCAACCAAAGGGATTAAGATGCCTCTTTACGATTTCGGTAATCGTGATGAGCTTCCGGGACCTTCACAATTTTTGCAACAGTCTCAGGATAATCGGACTGAGCAAGAAAAAGTGAATGGTGCATTGTCGGTGTATAATCCTGAATCGCCTGAAGTGCTTTTGGCTCGTACAAATGCCGATGAGATGATTAACACTTCGGGTGCTGAAGTGAAGATTTATCCTCGTACTGATAATGCGGATTTTGATCTTGTTTGGGAAGAAGATCCGGACCCGACGTACTTAAATCATTACAAGATTAAGGCTTTTTTCAAGCCTGCGAATTTGAAAATTGAATTGAAGAAGTGGGGTATTGATACTGCTGCTCCGACTGAGGTTATTTTCAGTCATCGTCAGTTGTTTGAAGTGCTCGGTGAACGAATGCTTCGGGCAGGCGATGTTATCTATTTGCCGTATAATGCAGCTGCGATCAATCCGACTCATTATAAAGTAACTAATGGTGCTCCGTCTGGAAATTATCGTTACATGTGGCTTTACTTCACTTGTCAAGCGGTGATTCTAAAGGCTGATACTACTGTTCGAGTTCAGGATGATTTGCAGGAACGTTTTCAGGCTGATCCTGGTGGTGCTGGTTTCAGGGAGTCTTATTAATGGCTGAAGGCTTTAAAAATCTGCGTCGTGGCTTAGAAATTAAGATGCACGAAATTGTGAATGATGCCGCCCGTGATATTACCGATCGTGTGAATCGCTTTGAACCTGCATTTAAGGCTAAACCTTCTCAGACTGGTTCTGGGCCTGAGATGGCTGAGGTTACTGTGACTGGGGCTGCTGAGTTGTCGAAGGAGAAGCAGGCTTTGGTTAGGAAATCGATTGATGAAGCGATCGAAAAGACTTTGGGAAGATAATAATGAATAAAAAGTGTGCTGGTTGTTATCAGCTTAAACCGCTGAACGAATTTTCTCCGGACCGAAGAACCAAGAACCGTATGAAAGATTGTTGTGATAAGTGTATTCGAGAAAAATCGAAGATGAGATCGAAAAAACATTATCACAACAATCGAAGAGAAATAATCAAAAAGAACGGTGAATACCAGAAAACAAATCGATCAATTAGTAACGCGGCTTGCAGAAAACATTATATTAGTCTTAAAAACGAGTGTTTTTCTGTTTTAGGTGATAGATGTTCTATTTGTGGTTGTAACCAAACAGAATGTTTGCAATTTGATCACAAACGAGATAATGGAACTCAAGAGAGAAGAATTCTAAAACCAGCACAGGTTTTTCGTCGAATTATAGAGAACCCTGATGAGTATCAAGTATTGTGTGCTAATTGTAATTGGCTGAAAAGAGAATCTTGGAAAACTAGAACGGAACTTGTGACAGAACTTAGAAATCAAGCAATTGCCAAATTTGGATCAGTTTGTTCACAATGCTCTGAAACGAATCGAGAAGTTTTACAATTTGATCATATCAACAATGATGGAGTGAATGGTGTTAATTATGGGGTCGCCAGTGCTAGGTATAAGAAATATATCAAGGAAGATGTTGATTTGCAGCTTTTATGTTGCAATTGCCATCAGATTAAGTCCATCAATCAGTTGAGAATCTAAAGTGAGTATTTACGATTTTAATGCTGATCTTCGTCAGTCTCCTAGTCCTGAGATGTTGGGTCCGCATGTTCGTAAGATTCCTGGTATTGAGCAGCTCGATGATATTAAAGGTCAACGAGTTGAGAATTTAGGCGAGTTTAATTCTCAATATTCTGCTTATGTCCGTGAGGATGTGCCGGTTGCTTTTTATGGTCTTGAGCGGTCGTTGAAGCATTATTTTAGTGATATTCCGGTTCCTGCTAAGGATCACGTTCGGTTTATGCGGGTGCGGATTGCTGGTGCTGAGCTTGCGACTTTGTTTCATACTCAGAGTCAACAGGAGGGTAAGACGATTCTTCCGATTGCTGCTCTTGAGGGCGGGAAGGATTATGAATTTAATCCACTTAAATATAGTCTACCTTATTATCCGATGACTGTTCGTTATTTGAATAATTGTCGTAATAAGGTGGCGAAGGTTTTTCGACCTGTTCCTGTGCTTGTGAATTATACTCTCACTGTGATTACGCAGTCTAAGCGTGACATGGGTATTGTTCAGACGCATTTGTTGCGTCGTTTCAATCCTTATGCTGAATTGATGGTTGATGATGGTAGAATTAGCGGTGCAGTTCAATTGTACTATAAAGGTGCAAATACAACTACACAGCTTGAAGTGCCTTTTGACCAGGATCAGATCCAAACGTGGGAATTGTCATTTCAGGCTGATACTTGGATTCCTTTGCCTGAGTTGATTACTCCTACTGTTCGTGGTACTGTTGCGGTTTGGCGGGAAAGTTGCGGCAGTAGTATTAACCTTAAGATCCCTTCATTTTTAGACGCTGGAGTGTAGTATGGTTAAGGCCGTTAAGACCGCTCGAACCAAAGAGCGAAATCCTGTTCGTATCATTAATGTTTCGCGACAAATGATTCCAATTCAGTTAACTGCTGAAGGCGAAGATTTTTTCAGAGGCCAACAGCAAATTCAGCTTCATGCTGGTCAAGATGTTTTGGTGGATGAGAAGTATCTCATTAAGGGACAGACTGAGAACCTTGCACAACGTGGTTTGTTAAAACTTATTAGGCAAACCAAGAGTGAGTGATATTCGCCTTCAATAGAATACGCTCCGTCCGGCAAAATTACCTTTGAACAATCTAATAATTGCGGAGCTTTGATACAATGCCAACTTACTTGAGCCCCGGCGTTTACTCAAGAGTGGTCGAAATTGCCACGTTGCCAAATGCGACTGGTCCACTTCGTCCTGGCTTTATTGGTACTGCCAATAAAGGTCCTGTGAATACGCCTGTATTGATCACCAATGCTCAGCAATTCATCGACGTTTTCGGCGAGCCCTTCCCAGATAGCTATCTCGGATACGCTGTTTTGGCTTTCCTTGAAGAAGGGAATCAAGCATACGTCCTTCGAGTTGCTGTTGAATGCGAAGAGGGACAACCACAAGAATTGCGTGACGTCTGTATCGACACCAGTGGTTCCAGAATCGAAGGTTGGGGTCGTGTCCCAGTCTTTTCTGGAATCGATGTCGGTCGTATTCCATTCCGAGCAATCGGTGACGGAAACAATGCCAATCCAGGGCCTGTTTCATTTCACCCAGCCAGCATTTTCAATAGCAACTATGTTGATGCTAGCCTGAGTAGCACTAATGGTGCTACCGCTGCCACTCTTGGTTTTCTGGGCAATTACACAGGCGATATCGACGATTCATTCACTTTGGTAATTCGAAGTGAGCCAGATCTTTCTTCCGGAGCCGGAATCGGCGGTGCAGAATTTCAAATCATTCGTAATAGCGATGGTGAAGTTCTGGTCGATGATGTGCTCGTTGATCAAAGTGCTAATAACATCAGTGATTGGATTCCAGTACCGGATGCTGGTTTCAGTGTTCGGGTCGAACTGACTTCGGGCGAGCTTGATATCGGTGACACTTTCACTTGGAATGTTGAGCCTGACAACCGATCTTTTGCGATCGCAGTTGAAGGTGATGCGACTCCAAACGTGTATCAAATGCCAACCGCAACTTTCACAAGTGTCAATGATTTTGTGGTCGCTGCTAATGCTTTGTTGGTTGGTGAAGACTACATTTTCGCCCCTAACATCGTTGATGGTGTTACAATCGCGGAAGTACAATCGATCACTGAAGGTGACAGAATTCAGTTGATGGCTACCAATGCGTTTGCTCTTGAATTGAATACCCGGCAATATGCTTGGGATATTCCACGAGCTTACTTGCTTGGTCTCGATCCAGGTCCTTACACTTTCAGTTCACAAAACAATCGTGTGATCTTGAACGTGATCGGCGAGAACGACACACAACAAATCTCTGTGTCAGTCGCTACCGGAACGAATATCACCACTACTTCTATCGTTGGTACAATCGACGGTGCTGGTTCAATCAATGGTGAAAATTTCTACGAAGCGATCGAGTTGACCGTACCAGGTGGCACGACTCACTTGGCAATCATTACTCATCCAGATCATCAAAACGATACACTTGAATTGTTGGCTAACTTCAGCAATATCAAAGTTCTTCGATTCGCTGACGAAGTGGATATCATCAATCCTTACCGCCGAAGCTACCGAGGTTTCTTCGATAGCCGAACTTCTCTTCCAGAGCCTGGACAAAACGATCCGTCCGTACCACTTTCTTGTGAAATGAATCCACTCAGTGCTGCATGCATCGCTGATTCGAATTACTTCCAGAATATTGTTGGTTGGTTCGTTGCTCCAAGTGCTGGAACTTGGGCTGATAACATCACGATTCAACTCTCGCTCTTCACTGAAGGTGTGGGTGATATCGCTGGTCGCTTCAAACTGATCGTCCTTGGTTCACAAGGTGAAATCCTGGAACGAGTTGAAGACTTTACCTTCGATAGACGAGACACCAACTACATCGCCAATTTGATCAATCCTGGCACAAGTGGTGGCGGTCTTCGTGGCAATCTTTTCGTCCATTGGGAAGATCGTCCAGGTTTCTTGGGCAATGATCCAAACTTGAGCACCTACGAACTACGTCAACCTTCACAATTTGCTGCTCGTCAGTACACTGGTGGTGCCAATGGTATCCCAACTGACCCAAGCTTTTCGAACTTGCTTGATGCTGCTGTTATCGGTAGCCCACAGCTTGCGACTGGTTTGTATGCTTTCGAAAATCCAGAAGGACTTGAAATCGATGTGCTCGCTACTCCTGGTTTCAGCTCTGGAGCTGTTATTGGTACTGCGATTCAGATCGTTTCCAGCCGTGGTGATGCAGTTTACCTTGTTGATCCTCCGTTCGGTCTCCGACCACAACAAACGGTTGATTGGCACAATGGTATGCTTTTGAGCGATTTGCAACAAGCGATCAATACGAGTTATGCCGGTCTTTACACTGGTTGGCTGTTGGTCTTCGATCAGTTCAGTGGTCAGAACGTTTGGATTCCACCATCCGGTCACATTTCCGCAGTGTTCAGCCGATCCGCTCGTGATGCTGAACCTTGGTCAGCTCCTGCTGGTTTGCGTCGTGGTCGTTTGTTGAGCCCAATTGCGGTTGAATACTCGCCGACTCAAGGTGAACGCGATCTGCTTTACGGTTCTGGCAACAGTGTCAACCCGATCGTGAATTTCACTCAAGAAGGCTTGACAGTTTGGGGTAATCGCACCCTGCAACGTGGTGAAGCTCCTTTGAGCCGAATGGACGTTCGATTGCTTGTTAACCGAATTCGTCGTGGTCTTGCTCAGTTGCTTCGCAACTTTGTCTTCGAGCCAAATGATCGGATTTTGTGGTCACAAGTTCGAGCTTCGATCAATCCGTTCTTGGCTGATATTCAGTCACGTCGTGGTTTGGTTGAGTACGTTCTGATTGTCGATGAGAATAACAACACGGCTGAACGAATCGACCGTGGTGAGCTTTGGGTATCTGTGATCTTGGTTCCGCAACGTGCTGCTGAGATCGTTGTACTCAACATTGGTGTTACTCGCCAAAGTGTGAGTTTGACTTCGGAAGAGGTCTTGTCAGCTGTTGGCGTTGTGAATGGTGGTTAAGTAATGGGGAGCCCTTGAACCGGGTTCCCCATTTTCAAACAATCGGGGCAACCCGTTCACATAGGGGCGTGATTCTCGGTGGAATCACGCCCCATTTTTATAGCCCCGTCCCCAAAGATACTTTGTCTTATCTCGGGGGATAATACCATGAGTGATCTTTTTATGACTGTGGAGTCTTTGGACTCCAAACATCGGGAAAAGTTCGTTCCGATTCTTCGATCTTGCATTGATGAGACCAAGGTTGACCTTGAGGAAAGCATTCCTCATTATTTGTATAATCTTGGTCAGAACGCTGGGATAATGGGATTTAACATTTACGGCGATCCTATTGCATATGTCTTGTATAATAAGACGCAAAATCATCCTATTCTTTTGATGCATTTTTGGGTTCATCCGAGATACAGACGGCAGAAAGTGGGGGCAAGAATGCTTGCTCATATTAGTCGTACTGAAAAACCCAGTTTGATTATGACGATTTTGAATGAAACATTGGTGACGGCTCAATTGTTTTTGAGATCTTTGGGATTCTTTTGCACGCAAATTATACGTAGTAGCGAATTTACTAATGATCAATATCGTTTCGTTGCGAATGTTTACAATCCCATGAACAGATTAGCGGTTTATAATCCGCAGATGTTCTAAGAAAAACTAGAATAGTCGGATTCATCGAATTAGAGGACTAACTAATGCCTGGCTTCAATGTTGCACCTTTTGGTGGTTCACTTCCTGGTGGCCCCTCGAATAATATCGAAACACGTCGCCAAAACCGTTGGGTTTTCGAATCCTTGGGTAGAGGTGCAAGTGCCTGGACTAACACTGAGTTGTTGCTCCTCGAATCGGCTTCTCGACCGAAATTCGAGTTCGAAGAAGTCGAGATGCACCACAACCAAGAAACTGCATACTTCGCTGGTAAGCACAAGTTCCAGCCAGTGAAAATGCGATGGTATGATGCCGAGCAAGATCCTGACATTTCGAAGGGTGTCTACCACTGGATTGAAACCGTGCTAGATATTGGTGACCAGCTGGTCGCCCACCCACGTTTTTACAAGCGTGAAGCTTCTTTGCGGATGTTGGATGGTACTGGTCAACCAAACGAAGTCTGGTCAATGATGGGCTGCTGGCCTAAAGATTGTGACTGGGGCGATTTGGATTACACCTCTTCCAAGATCTGTATGATCGAATGCACAATGCGTTATGACCGTGCGGTTCGACAATTCTTGGACGGAAGCTGCCCAACTCCAATTGCACCACAACCAATCACGCCAAGCTGCCCAGTCGTTTAATAACACTGGTGGTTTATGCCTGGATTTAATGTTGGTCACTTTTTTGGTGAATGCGAAGATGGTGCACCGGGACTTAACGGTGCACCATCAATTGTTCCCAATGTTACTGAAACAGCTCGTAGACATCGTTACGAGCTGATTTTAAGCTCATTGCCCGGTAATCGTGCTGCAGATAGTATTTTCTTTCCCCTGATAGTTCCCTTGGCTTGTGAATCTCTCGACAGGCCAACGATGCGTATTCAAAAAGAAAGAGTGTGGAATGGAGCAGACTATGCTAACGTTCCACTTCGAGGCGAATACGATCCTATTAATGTGACTCTTTATGAAGTTCTCCGTGATGATGACAGTGCTCCAATTGCGAATTGGACATTAGAATCAGTTCTTTCATGGTGGACAAACAGCTCATTTAGTGTTATCCATTCCCGCCCTGGGTTTGCTACTTCTCGTCGAGTTACCGCTACTATCAAAATGTTGAATGGTCTTGGTAATCCGATCTGGGCATATAGATTGCATCGTTGCTGGCCGGAAGTTATCAGTCCGGATTCTCTGACATACAAAAATTCAGAAATAGCAACAGTCGCACTCACTTTGAATTTCGACAAAGTGGAAGAAGCAATCGATTTATAGGTAACATAATGCCCGGATTTATTATTAATCAATTGGGTGGTAACAATGGCGGGTTCTCTCCAGAACAACGTTACTATGCCTCATTTTCATGGGAGATTGTTGATATTAGTAACAAGCTTCCCACTTTTGCTCGATTTCTGAATAATACCCTACTTCTTCGCACTGCTACTCTCCCTCACGTTACCTTTCAAAAAATCGAAACAGAAGGAGGGACAATTAAATACAAGTTCGCTGGTAAACCCGCTTACGAAGATGTTCGAATTTCATGGTACGACACTGAAAATTTAGCAACCGTCTATAAAGAATGGTATAATATCATTTATACCAATGATCTCGGCATTCAAGCTCCAAATGCATATAAAGGTGACGCTGTTCTGCGTAAATACTTATCGGACAGACCTGATAGTCAAGCCAGTCCGGTTACAGAACCAGCCTCCCAACCTAGTGGTACAGTAAGATATCAATTGTTTGGGTCGTGGCCTACGTCATTTAAGGAAAGTGAACTCACCTACCTTGAAGCGTCCATAAAAAGTGTCGAAGTTACCCTAACATACGATTATTTCGAATCGGAAATAACAGATGCCTAACGAAGAACGCGAAATCGATTTGGAAGGAAATAACACTCCAGCCAAATCTTCCCCTAACCCAGCCAACGAGAAAACTGTTCACGTTGACGAAAAAGAACAACTGAATCCGCAAATTGCCGCACTTGGCAAAGACATGACGGACGACGAGTTCTTGTATGCGATTGCCAATGCTCCGGATGAAATGCTCATCCCTTGGGAAGAAGTTCCAATCCCAAGTGGCGGTCTTTATTACGAAGGTTGGACAAATGGCACAGTTCGCGTTCGTGCTATGACACAAAGTGTCGAAAAAGCCTTTGCCAACCGACGATTAGTCCAAAGTGGTGGAGCAATCGATAAAATGTTCAACACCTGTGCAGAACTCCCAGGTGCAATGGACCCCCAACAATTGTTGATTGGTGATCGAACATTTTTGTTGTACTATATTCGCGGTTTGACCTACGGTAATTTGTACAAGTTCGTTGTGACTTGTCCTCATTGCAAAGCTGAATCAAGCCACGTTTACGACATGAATGAGCTTTACTCAACTGTCATTCCGGCAAATCAACAGATTGGCAACGAACCGTTCAAAGTCATTTTACCTCATTTGTCAGCCATTAGTGGTCGTGAAATCTGGGTTGGTGTACGATTCTTACGCCAAGCAGATATCACAAACATCATGGCTTCACGTCGATTCAATAAGCGACTCGAAGGAAATAGTGTTCGAGCCGGTAATGTTCGAAATCGTGGACGTCGAGGCCAAGCACCTCAATCTGGCGTTGATGAACAGCAATCACAAGCAGACATGCTACTAGACGGTTCGGTCGAAAAGACCATTGTTTCCGTCAATGGTAATCGCGAACCAGCTTTAATCCAGCAAATCGTTTCACGGCTGCATTCTCGTGATAATGCGGCCATCCGGGACTTCCTGATGGAGAATACCCCCGGAATCGATACTACCGTCAATGTAACATGTCCGGAGTGCAGTAATGAGGCAATGATGGAATTGCCCATTACTGACGGGTTTTTTCGTTCGGCTGAGCGATCAGGAACTAGAAAATAGATACGAATCGCTCTTAGAAGAACAGTATCTATTGAAAAAACACGCTAATCTTTCATTGTTCGAACAAGAACAGATCCCAGCTGAAGATCGCCGATGGTGGCTCGAAAGGATCAAAAAAGACAACGAAGAAGCAGAAAACCAATCTCGACGAGCCCAAGGCCCATCGAGAGCACCCGGTAGCCGTTCCTAAATGCTAAATTATCAAAACTAATTTAGCAACAAAAGGAACAATCTTATGGCTGCATGTGACTGTCTAATTGAAAACGCCTATCCACGAATCAGCGGTCGAACAGGCAATCTGATCGATCTCAACGTGGATTTCTACAACAATGGTAAACTCGATGATCCATTTTGGATTCAAAGAGTCGAGATTTACCGTTGTTCTGTTTCACCAGCAAATCTCGAAGCAGTTATCTCCTTCGCAGATCCCACAGATCTCATCTACCCTGCACCAGCTTGCCAAGAGACCATCCCAGTAGATGTGGGCCAATGTGGAACAGCACCCCCTGCTAACCCAACCCCCATCCCAGGCAAATACCACCTACCATTCTTGATTCCATCAGACTTCAAAGCACCTGATGTATACATCGACGTTTGGTACTTCTACCCAAAGAACCCATGCCTGGGCGATCAATATCCAGACGTTTGCGACCCATCAGACATCACATCAGGATTCCAAGTCGATCCTCTATGTGACCCAACCGATCCAATCTTCTACGATCAACTCGTCACCTGCTGCCACCGATTCTGGGTATACCCAGACTCTTGGATGTGTGACGATAAACTCCAAACTGTCAATTTCGGTTTCGAACCACTCAACACCAGATTTAACAGCCCAGAAACCAAACCACTCGAAGTGGGCTTGATTCCACTGCCAGTATACAGCTACAACAAGTCACTCGTCGACTCATTGATCCCATTCATCAAAGGATCAATCACAGTTGGTACTCAATACTGTGACGTTTTGGTTCAAGATGCTCCAATGGATTTGGGATTCCGTCAAGGAAATTACCGATCCAATCCATGGGTCGTTAAATGGAACCTCGACACCACGACCTTCATCCGAGGATCTTACTGGTACCAAGTCAAATTGACTCTTCCAGATGGATCGACACGTGTTAGCCAGAAATTCTGGTTCGAGATTCGGTAATATCCGAACAGTCGAAATCGTGTTATACTTGTATGAAGTATAAAATCCCGCCCGATAAAATTCGCAAATGGATCGAGGCGAACTTTGATTATAAAGTTCGCAAAAGCGGACGTGAATATCTAATTTGCAATCCCCTGTATGACACTGATAAAAAACGATTCAATATCAACATTGAAACGGGGGGTTGCCACGATTGGAACGGCGACGAATGGGCCGGTGATCCTAATCCCAAAACCGGCAAACGCCCTTGCCATATTGTTCGTTTTGTTCAACTTTATCGCGGTGTAAGCTTCCGCGATGCTCTCCGTGAACTCATCGGCGACGGAGCCCTGATACACGCTTATCAGCGTTCAGAGCCCGCCGAAGTCAAAGAAGACACCACGGAGACCATGGCGATTCAGATTCCGAAGGGCTTTAAGCCCCTCGATAATCCGGATTCCCTCATGAAACGGCCTCTATGGAATTATCTTCTGTACAGAGGATACACACCAGAAGAAATAATTGAACAAAATATCCACTATCGTGGTTCTGATATTCTATGGCTTTATACCGAGTTCGGCGAATTGGTTTATATGCAAAGTCGGAACATCTATACCAAAAGGTTCTGGTTCCCTTCGACTGATGTTCTGGATGATCAAAATGAGAAGATCGGAGAATTAGAAGTCACTCGGGACCACGTGTTGTACGGCTTTGATGAAATCCCCAGAGCCGAATATATTATCCTCACGGAATCGATTTTCGACAAAAACACTCTCGGTATACACACTCTTGGTACTGGTGGAGTTATTCTGTCTGAAGGACAATTGAAGAGAATTAAGCTTATTGGCCCCAAACAGGGGATAGTATTAGCTCCCGATAATGACAAACCAGCCATCGAAAGTATTCTTACTAATGCTCCTCGATTGGCAAATATGGGGTATAAAGTCTTTTTCTCTATTCCTCCTAGTCTTCCCTACACCAACGCTAAAGGTGAAGAGGAATTTACGAAGGATTGGAATGAGATGTTGACGGGATTAAAATTAACGAGACCCCAGATCGTTGAAACAATGAATCAGAGATTGGTTCCTTTCAACGAAATAACCAGGCTCCGATTGAGACAATTATTGGTATCGGATAAAAAGGCACTTAACAATGGCAAATCAAGATCATTCCTCGCCTAAGCCTCGCGTCTGGACCCGTGATGAAATTTCCGATTGGTTAGAATCACAACCTCCGGAATTTCAGGAAGTTCTGAAAGGAATGGGCCGTCTGATGTTGAAGTCTCATGCCGTTCGCGATCTTGCTGATGGATATAGTACGGTTCGCCGTTATCTTGAAAATGGATGGGTTATTCCGAGTGATTTGACAGCTGACACCTCTTTGATTAATCTCGGTATGATTGCACTTAAAAGAATGAGTAACCGTGGTATTCGACCTTTAGTTGCTCAACAAGCTCCGGCTATGCAGGTTTCTAGTCCAGGTGGATGGTTTGGAATGTTCAAGGACATGATGTTGGGTGCTCAAGAAGCCAGGATTTATGGAAATCTTGCTAATTTGGGTAATAATCATCGTGAACAGATGAATTTTAACCATGAGGCTGAACGACGCCGACAAGAAGCTGATTATGCGGCGGACCGATATCGCAATGAGATGCTTCAAATAGAGCGTAGCCGAGCACAAGCTGAAGAACGCGAACGTCGATGTACTATTGATGGTCAAGGTAATAAATTATATTACTAATCCGACGTTTGTTTCAGTACCATTATCAGTAAATATAGATGGAGTCTTTTTCCATTGATTGTTAGCTTACTGGTACTTCTCTATGGCGTTCGATCCGAATCTCTACGCTATTCAAATTGCATTGAGCATTGACGCTGGTGAAGCGTTTAAGACTGTCAGTGATTTGGAAGGAAGAGTAAACAGTATCGAGGATGCCTTCTCAAAGGCAATGACTCAGACTTTGGGTCATGTGGCTACTGTTACTAGTGAGATTAATTCTCAGCTAGAAGGTATGACCGGACTTGTTACCGATATTAATGCTCAATATGCTGTTCAATTCGATCAGATAAGTGATACCTTAAATCGCGAATTGGAGCAAGTTAACAATATCGAACGAATCCAAGAAATCGAAGAAGAGCTATATGATCTTCGTCAAGAAATGTTCGAGAGTCTACAAGAATTCCGACTTATCAATGAACAATTGGTCGTTCTTTTTGAGAATCAACGAGTAACAACAACTGGTCTGAGCGATGTTTATGATGAAATGCTTGATCAGTTAGAAGAAATGGGTGTTGATACTGATAACATCCGTAAATCTCTTGCAGGTTCAATTAATCAAGCGAGAGCATTTCGCACAGAATTCCAAGATATTCTACGAACGATTCAGCAATCCGCCACTGCGATGTATGCGAATGCAACAGCTATGGCTGAGATTACTAAGATGACCGAAAGATTCGTTACGGCGAATTATCGGGCATATGGCACACAACATCAACTTATGGAAGCTGTGACTGATACAGCTTCTGAATTTGGTGTTTTGCATGACGCAACAGCTGAAGCATATGAACAATTAATGGGTATTAGAGTTCCAATCGAATTGTTGGAACAATATGCCGGAATGGTCACTCAAACGTCTCGAATTTCAGGTGCTGGAACCCGCCAACTAGCAGACTATACTCGGACAATGGCAGGTAGCGGTCTAGAAGCTGGTGATACAGCTTACGTTTTATCCACATTGACGGCGGCTCAAGAACAATTCGGATTGACCACCGATGAAGTAAACAAGATCCTTGCTGAGAATCTTGAAAAACTGGGTATGATGACTACTATTTATGGTAGTGATATTCCTAGAGATATGGCAATCGCACAAGCGGCTTTTGCTGGACTTATCAAACAAACTGGAGCAAGTGCACAAGCTGGCAATAAGCTTAACGAAATGTTGTACGCTACGGGTCAAGAAGCCATTATTTTAAGGGCCAAACTTGGTGCTGCATTTAATGATGATACTGCCAGTCGATTTGATGTCATCAATGATAAATTTGGCGATATGGGCAAACAACTTTATGAAGCTCAAGTAAGATCGAAACAAACTGGTGAATCAATCGATGGTCTTGTAATTGCTCTCGGTGCTCAAGCTAAAGCAATGGGTGGTAGTTATGAAATGGTCGATATGTATGCTAGAGCCATTAGAGATGCTGGTGGTGACTTAAACGCTGCTGTCAAACCATTTGCTGAATATGAACGCCAAATTGGTGCAGCTCAAGACCGGCAACGCCAATTCACACAAAGCATTAACACTCTCTATTTCTCTGTTCAAAGTCTAACGGCTTCATTGTTTGCTTTGGTGCAACCAGTTATCCAATTTATCGCCAGAGGGATGATTCCTCTGATTCAGATCGCCACATTTGTTGTCGACTCTTTCGTCAGCATCATTGACGTCTTCACAGGAACTTGGACAGCCTTAGAAGGTCTCATTCCACCATTGGCTTGGGTCCGCCAAGGTTTAGAAATGTTGGTCGCGGCTGGAATTCTTCTTGGTCCAGTAATCGGCGGTCTGATCGGATTGTTCTCCGCTGCTGCTGGTATGGTAGGTTTATTCGCTGGATCATTAGCTGCTATTGGCACGATATTTAGCCAATTTACTGGACTAGTCCAAGCCGGGCTTGCGAATCTTGGGCAATTGTTTATTTCATTTATGACCACCATCGGTACTGGTCTTGCAAGACTTGGTAGTGCAGTTGCTCCAGTAATGTTACCATTATTGGCCTTGGGTGGTGCTCTCTTAATGGTCGGTGCTTCGGCTTACTTGTTCGCTCAAGCTACTGTAATGATCGCTCAAGAAGGTTGGGCGGCTGTTGGTGTGATGTTCGGACTTGTGGCTGCTATCGGTTTATTAGGACTTGCACTAGTTGGCCTCGGTATGCTTGCTCAAGGGCCTGTTGCATTGGGTTTGCTTGCTGTTGGTGCTGCTTTACTAATGGTTGGTGGTGCGGTCTATTTGGTTGGTGCTGGAATCGGTTTAGCGGCTAACGGTATGGCAGCACTTGTTGCAGCTGTGCCACCTGATATTGGTGTTCGATTCGTGAGTTTGGCTGCTGGGCTGACCGCTTTGAGTCTAAGTGCTTGGATTATCACTCCCGGATTGCTTGTACTTGGTGTTGGGCTAGCTGCCATTGCTATTCCAGCGTATGTGGCTGGAATCGGTTTGACATCATTAGCATCGGCAATGGAATCATTGCAAGATATTACATTCCCAGATATTGGTGGGAAAATGCTCCTGTTCGCTCTCGATCTAGCTGCTGGAGCCTTGATCCTTGGTGCAGCTCTTATCCCATTAACTATTGCTGGTGCTGGGCTTTACATGTTCGCTCAAGGACTTCAAGCTCTACAGGGGTTTGAGGTTCCAGATCTTGGCGGCAAATTGATTATAATGGCTGGGAGCCTCGTTATCGGTGCTTATTTATTAGGAGCTGCTATTGCTCCATTAATAATTGCTGGTGCGGGTCTTTGGGCTTTTGCTCAAGGATTGAAACAGATGCAGGGGCTTGAGGTTCCTGATATTGGTCCTAAATTGATTGTGATGGCTGGAAGCCTTGCTCTTGGTGCTTATCTTCTTGGTGCTGCTGTTTGGCCTTTAATTATCGCTGGTGCTGGGCTTTACGCTTTTGCTACTGGTTTGCAACAATTGCAGGGGCTTGAGGTTCCAGATCTTGGTGGTAAGTTAATTGTGATGGCCGGGAGCCTTGCTCTTGGTGCTTATCTTCTTGGTGCTGCTGTTGCCCCATTGATTTTGGCAGGGGCTGGGCTTTACATGTTCGCTCAGGGGCTCGAAGCTTTGCAGGGGCTTGAGGTTCCTGATATTGGTCCTAAATTAATTGTGATGGCTGGAAGTCTTTCTAGTGCTGCGGTGATTTTGGGTCCTGCGGTGATTATGTTATCAGCAGCTGGTGTGGGTCTTTGGGTGTTCGCTCAAGGATTGAAGCAGTTGCAGGGTCTTGAATTGGAGGGCGTTGGGGACGATATTCTTTCTATTGCGATTGGTGTTGGTGCTGCCGCTTATATTCTTGGTCCTGCTGCTGGTTTGTTGACTGTTGCTAGTGTTGGGTTGGCTGCTGCTGGTGTTGCTTTGGGTGCTGCTGGTATTTCTATTACGGTTGGTGCGATTTCTCTTGGGTTTGCCACTAGTTTCTTGAATTCGGCTATTGATAATCTTGATGAGTCAGCTGATGTAATGGAGAGATTTACTTCTGCAGCTGAACGGTTTAATGCTTTGAGTTTTAGTGCTTTGAGTGGTAGTGTGAGAGATCTGGGTAATGTGGCTAATAATATGGTTCATTACCTGCGTTCATTAACTTCAGCTGCTGAAGAAATGAACGATACTCAAATTGATGCAAAGGATCTTGCTGCGAGTATTTCTGAGGCCGCTATTTTGTTAGATGTTGCTGCTCAATCGTTGGCTAATCCAACTCGAACTTTAACTACTCAAATCAATGGTATTGTCGAACAAGTAGAACGTTTGATCGCGGCTGAAGCTCAGATTCGAGAAATTGGTGGTGAGATTTCTGATGTTGTTCAACAGCCTCGTGAAGAGGCTCAACAGCCGAATGAAATGAGAGTTGTCGAAAAAGTCACTGAAGCTGTTAATGCTTTGGTCGAAGTTAAACAAGACAATAGTGAAATGGTTGCTCTGCTTGCTAGATTAGTCGAGTTGATGGAGAAACAAGCTAATAATCAAAATCGAGAAGGTTTCTTTCAAAATGAAGCTGGTGAGCAACCAAGCGGCAAGAAATTCCATGAAGCTGGAGTCAAAATGTGAGCAGTCGCTATCTAACAAATAAAGACAGAGGGATTGTTGAAGGTGTGCAATTGTTTCTTGCTTATCGCAGTGAGCAAGTAGAATTTCAATTCCCACCTACGATTGAGAATGATTCCCGTCGTGTGAATTGGACTACTGAGAATTTGCCCGGTAAGGACCCTTTGGCAATTTATTCTAATAATTCCGCTCGTGAAATGACGTTGAAATTAGAATATATTGTTGAAGACCCATCTTTGGAAATTCTCGGGAACATTTGGACAATTGGTCGTATAAAGAGACAAATTAACCTGTTGAAAGGTTATTTTTCTGGTCTTCAGGCTGATGCTGCTGGTTTCGTGGCCGCTGGAACTATGACGGCTTATTTTATTCATACTTATATTACTGGTACATCGGCATGGAGTGTTCGAATTGGCAATGTCAATGTGACATATGATGGGCCGCAAATTGGCCCTGGTCCATTGTCATATCCGCTGAAAACAATTGTCAATGTTGATATTGCTACTGTTAGTTCCGGATCTGGTACTGAGGAAGTGTACTGGGACGGATTGAAACAGTTCCCTGAATTTGACGACTTGTGGTATTAAAATGACTCGATATGATAATGCTCAAAGCGTCTTATACAAGAATTTCGAGACAAAGGCTCGATTGCGGGAATATTCGTGGTTGGTTACTAAACCGATCGACACTGATATTTCGTCTTTTAAAGTGAACACTCAGACTGCTGGTGCTCCACGTCGAATCGCTCAACAAGTGTATGGTGATCATAACTTGTATTGGGTATTAGTGATGTTTAATAACAAATGGTTTGCTGATCCGGGGGCACTGCAGGTCTTGAATTGGCCTGTGGCGGGGCAAGTGCTGTTCTATCCGAATCGCTATGTAATTATACCAACGTTGTCTTAGAGACCAACTGGTACCGCATTTGCGTTTAAATCGAGTTTGCTCAATTTCAGAACAGTCGTCCAATTGTTTTCATACCAAGTGTGTTCGAAACCGTAAACCAGCCAATTACCAGACATAAAATAATTCTTTACGCCGTCTTTGAAATTGTTGTGCCAATCGACGTAAACATTAACAGCTCCTAAACCAATCGTGCTGTCCCATACGCCGTGTCCTTTGACTTTCAAATCAATAGTGAACATTTTATAAGCGTGTCGCACATATTCTGTTCGAGCATAAGCATCAAAAAAGTCAATGTATGGGACTTCGATCTCGCCAGCACTAAAGTATTCTGGTGGACTCTCCACGAATGACCGTCCAAAACGACCTTTTGCATAAGTTGCGTTTTCCGGACGGATCGTGCTACGAAGCACACCAGTCATTGGTTGTTTTGGTTTCCATTTATTTTCGGTATTGTTTTCACTTACGATTGCTTTATTGGGTCGATTCGTTTGGTCATAAACTTGCCCAAGCGTAGCTGTTACGCCTGCTGTAACTAGCCCCATTTCATGATGGCCGAGGCTTGGATTTAGCACAGCTTCCCAATCAATTATATCGCCATAACCGTTCTCATCCATTTTCCGATAATAACCAAGGGATGATGGCGTGAAAGTCGATATTGGACCAATTTTTACTTCATCATTGAACATTCCAACGGCCCATGGTGTCCCTGACTCGTCCAAAGATGAAGCAATATGTAACCAATGTGATAGCACGTCTCGTGGAGCACGCCTCATCATCCACCATACATTGGCTTTTGAATCTCTTGTTTCAGGCACAGTTAAATTGTATCCTGATGGAATATACCGTCTCAATAATTGTCTAATTACTTCACTGATGTTTCCTTCGAATCCTCCACCAAATGCGTCCCCAATTCTAAAGAAGAAATTGAGGGGATCAATAGCCAAGATTTCAACGTAATCAATTTCTCCAGAACCATGTGGATAGATCATGACGATGTACGCTTTGATCGTCCTAGTCTCTTCTCTTGGATATCCACGACCACTTCCAGGTTCATACTTAATTTTCAAAGTCAAAGCGATTGGATTGTCACGGATTCTTTCTAACAATCTGTAAGACCCCGTGTTGTCCCCTTCGAACATCCCGTCTAAAATCGCAAAGTTCGGATTTTTAATCTGAATTCTTATGGCATAACCATTATTAATGAAACCTTTGAAAATGACCTTTTTAATATAAGGCCCTAGATCCCCGGCATTCAAATCGGGGATAAAGACTTCCACAGAAGCTCTTTGGCCTGCTATCGGTTTCAAATCAATGTTGGACATATGGTCGCCATTATCAAATACAAGAACAAGCTAAGAGTCGTATTTATCTTAGGTCGAGATAAGGGTAAATTGTACGTTCTTTCGAGCGAACAAATACCAGAACCTCTAGCCGCCCCATTATCTAAAATTCTTTATGGAATCGAAAGTTTAGGTAAGAGGATCGAGGTTTTGAAAGATGAATTCACCCCGATATATAAATCAGCGTTACGGATATTGGATGCTGACAAAACAGTAGTAGTAGAATCTTATGACAAACCAAAATTCTCTGGTAGACCATGATTGGGACAATGTTCTTAATCGACCCCCTCTACTACATCTCAAAAAATCTGGAGTCTATCGTTCAAAAGTCATCGAAACCAATGACCCATTGAACATGAACCGTCTCCGCGTCATGGTTCCAGAACTCCATGACGATGATATGCCCCGCGAATACGCACCATGGGCATGCCCAGCTCCAAGCATAGGAGGACGAGGAGCTTTTGCCTTTGTCGCTGCTACCATAGGCGACTGGGTTTGGGTTATGTTCGAAAAAGAAGATCCGCATGTTCCAGTTTATATTGGCTTTGCCAATCCAACTAGGCGTGGTGCTTACTCGATCCAACAAATCCACATCGAAACACTCCCTGTCTTAAACGCAAATGGTAAACCAAATCGATCTCGTCAAAACGATTATGACGCTCGATATTTACCAAAAGACGGACGTCCCATGAAAACGGGCTACGTGGACACTTACGGTAATACCGACATGTCCAGTGCCGTAGGCTATTTCCCAATCGAGCACCAAGCTCCACCAGCTCCAGCTGATCTTGGAACCAGAGCTGGTACTAGTATCACACGACGTCGCCAGCCTCCACAAGTCAATGATCCAGACTTGAAATACATGCTGCGAATGACCAAATATGGTCATATTCAATTAATGAGCGATCAAGGGTACTATTGGTACAAAGATCCGAACGATCCCAATTCAGAAATGGGCGAATTTTCAGGAGATCGTGATAGAGATTATGCGTATGAAGCCAAAAGATGGTTAAATGTTCAGCGGCTCATCTCCGAAGATGACCCATCGAGCCAAGATCGCCGTCGCCAATTAATGATTACTCGATATGGACATCTTTTTGATATGCGAGATGTCGGATGGGGACAACTCGGACCTATCGCCTCCAAATCCAGAGCCGGTGAATATGGGCCTCGTCGTCATGTGAGCAGTGAAGAGACTCGTGATCAACGTTTCATGCGAATGCGGACGAAAGGTGGAATGTACTTTATTATGGGTGATAGAGGATTTCACCCTGAAGAGGATAAATTCGTCAAACGCCGATTGTTTGATGATTTGCGGCTCCAAGATCAAGAGTTAGAACGTTATTGGGGTGGTGATAAAGATGCCCGGTTTATGGGCTGGATCACTCGATACGGATGGAAGATGATACTCGACGATCGCGGAAGTGACGCTCGTCGAGCTGATAAACGAGACCGGCCCCGAGGTCAAGGTATCCTACTCAAGGGCCGGAGAAGGCCAGGGACGGGCACGGAAGATAGCACTAGTGCTTTAGGCAAGCCTCGTGGTTTCTTTTTTCAAATGGTGGAACGTGACGCATTAAATCACATGATGATGGGAAGCCCTATGGGGCATTCTATCGAAATGAGTGATAAGTACCAATATACTATGATCGCTACGACCATGGGTCGAAAATGGTCGAGACAATGGGAAGGATTTAGAGAACACGAATATAATTCACGACCGATGATGGAGCGAAATCCTGAACAGAAATCTCATCATCTCAAATTGGATCATGCTAATGAATATATTAGACTCAAGACTCGTGGTGGTCGTGGCAGCAATCCAATCGGGAATGTGGTCGAAAAGGGCGTTAGTAAAAGAGAATTGCAACAAGGATTTGAAGCCCGAGACGGAGCAAATGGCGATGGTCCTTGGGTAGAGGTTGTTGATGCTCAAAGTCGCGGTATGTGGATGAGCAAGAATCAACAGTTGCTCATCATTCGTGGTAAAAAGAGAAAGAAACTATATCTCTGGATAAATGATACTACTCGCGATTTGGTGATTTTCAACGGTGAACGTAGTGGTACTGTGAAGATCTATTGTCGTGGTAGTATCGAACTTAAAGCTGAAAGAGATATTACTCTCGACGCCGGACGGTTGTTGAATCTTCGCGGTAATAGGATTCAATTTCAGGCTGATGCTGGTGCTAAAATGACTATGGCACGCAATTTCTTTTTGAATGCCAAAGTTAATGCTGAACAATTTAGGGGATTTTTCCCTGGAGTTATGCCTGGTCCGGGAGCTGGTTTCCCAGTTACGGACGGGGCTCAAGATGTCGAAGCTTTAGAAGCTCCCGAGTTGCCGGGAAAAATCGAACCTAGCGACCGTGGTAAAACGTATAATGGGCCTTTCACGGGAATTGATCCTGCTGAATTTAATCCCAAAATTGATAGTAGCAGCGAATCCAACCAATGATACTTAGCTTTCCAAGTGGATTTTATCGGACAGTATTACCACCGGCTCCCGAGAGTCGTGGTAATATTACTTATACTATCAGTAATGAATCTCCACCTCGTGGTGCTTTGTTCTTCTTGAAGATTAATAATGCCCTGGCTGTTAATTCTCCGCCTTTGGTTGCGACTATTCCGCAGGGCACTCTTAATAGTGGGACTTTACGAGCGTTTCGTAGTAATGGTACAATCGATATTGAGCCTCGTCCCATTGGATCAATATTGGAGTTCACTGACCAATATCGTACTCTTGATGTACAGCAAGATTCGCTTGATGAGACTGTTAATTTTCCACGTTTCAACAATGTTTCGACTGATCCGGTTAACACCAAGTTGCTTGATGCGTATACTCAATTTCAACGTCAATTGTTGACAGCTTCTCAACAGTCTGCTTCGAAACAGATCGAAATTGAGAATATTGAAAGATTGACTAATGCAGCAGTTGCTAGTCTTCAAGCTACTCAGGAAGCTTTGAAAATCTTGATTGGTGATGTGGATTTATTGGCTGCTGAGGCTGATTTGTTGCAGAAAATCGATGCCAATACTCAACAAATAGCTGTTTTGAGACAAGAAATTGTGTCTTTGGATGCTGAACGATCTAAAGCTGCTGACTCTGTGAGAAGATTGTCGAAGGTAATTTCATGACAGCACGCTACGTAGGTTATAATCCTCCTTTTGTTGGTGGTCCTCAAAAGATCATGAGTCAACAAAAGGATGACCGACTGATTGCTAATGATGTGTTGCAGAATCTTTTGATTTTGCCCGGAGAATTACCATTTAGGCCGAATTTCGGTGTCAATTTGCGTAACTTCACATTCGAGAAGATGGCCTTACGCGATCTTGGTAGACTTGAACAAGAAATTCGAAATCAACTCATTCAAAATGATCCACGTCTCATTATCAAAAAACTCGATTTGATTCCAGATTCTGATAAGGCGACTTTAAGTATAAATCTTATTGTCAGCCTCAAAGAAGATCCTGATCGTAATATCGAGATTAAAAGACTAATTCAAATTCTGACGAGAAACTAAAATGACAACAGAAATCAAGTTGCCAACTGAGCCTAGAAGTTTTGCGATCGATCTTCCACCAGCTAATCTTCGGGCTCTCGATTTCTCAGCTCTTGATTATAACAATGCTCGCCAATCGATCATTGAATATCTTCGCACTTATTATCCACAAGATTTCAACGATTTTGTGGCTAGTAATGGTCTTATTATTTTGATCGATATTATTTCTGCAATGACTGATAAGTTATCGTTACGAAATGATCTTTTGGCTAATGAAGCTTTTCTTTCGACTGCTGTTACTGAAGAGGCGGTTGAGAATCACTTACAATTGATTGGAGAACGAATCCGCCGTCAAACAGCATCAACTGTTGAAGTCGAAGTCACTGTTGATCAGCCAGCCTTTACAGATGTCCGAATTCCATCAGGGGCTCAAGTTTCAACTATTGGCCCTGATGGAAATGAAGTCTATTATGAAATTTACAAAGGTCCTGGTGACTGGACTAATGAAATTATCATTCCGGCTGGTAAACGTGGTGTAGTAGCGTGGGGTATTCAGGGTCGATTTGCTGCTGCTTATACTGATATTGCTCTTGGCGGGCCGAATCAATCGTATGATCTTCCTGATGATGATATTTTGCCTGATCCAATATTTGTTGATATTACTTATGGTGGTGTGGTTCGTCGATGGAAGACTGTGCTTGAACCGATTCAGAAATTTGGTGCTCAAGATGAGGTAGTGGAAGTTCAGTTTTTTACTACTATTGAGGGTCAACCTATAGCTCGGTTCATTTTTGGTGATGATTTGAACGGTAAAGCTCCGATTGCTGGCTCTCAAATTTCGATTTTATATCGAACTGGTGGTGGTACAGCTGGACGAATTGCAGCTGGTGCTATTGATCAATCACGTTCTGTACGTTTTGATAATCGTTCTGTTACAGTCAATTATCGTAACATCGCCCCTAGTGTAGGTGGTGCTAATCATGAATCAATTGCAGAAGCCAAACGCCGGGCTCCAAAGATTTATTCTTTGCACACTGTCGTTGTGACAGCTAATGATTATGTCACGTTTGCTAATAATTTCCAACATCCTTACTATGGCACAATTGGTAAATCAGCTGTCATTTTGGAGACTTCTCCTAATCAAAATATTGTCGATCTATACGTTTTGGCTGTTGGTAATGATGGGTTGCCAGTTGCTGCCTCGGTTCAATTGAAAGAAGCTTTACAAAGTGCTCTTTCGTCGGTTAATGTTGTGACAGATGAAGTTCGAATAAAGGATGGATTGATTAAGGCGATCGATCTTAATGCCATTATTGTTTTGGATCGAAACTCTGATGCTCGGGTGGTGCGGAACAAGGTCAATCAAGCGTTCACCGAATTCTTTAGTTTAGAGAATTTCGACCTTGGTGAACCATTGTATATTTCGAATTTGATTGAGGTAATTGAAAGTATTGATGGCGTGCGGTACATAGATTTACAGTCTCCGAATAAGAATATTTTGGCTTCGAGTCAGCTGGCGACTGGTGATCCGAATTACGTTGGCGTGAATGAAATCATCACTTTGGGTAGTAGTAAGATAGACTTCTACTACGACAACATCGCACCTGGCAATGCCACATTATGATCAATTCATTAGAATACCAAACTAAAAATTGGGGTAAAACTGCTTGTCTGGGTGTCTACAATGATGTTATGGTCTGGCAAGCATTTGTCGAGAAAGGGCACAAGTGCAGTGTCCATCATCACGAGCAAGATTACAATGAAATTATCGTAGTGAATGGTATGCTTCGAATTCACTTTTATGAGAATCCACCGAAAACTGAAGCTGAGTCTTTTATCGATTTGACCCCTGGAAGCCGTGTTACTATTCCACCGATGAAGGTTCATCAATTTGAAGTTTTAGAAGATGGCGTGATAATGGAGCTTTACTGGCGTGACCACAACTTCGACATCGTGCGGCATAATGATTGATAATGACACGAATATTGAATTATGGAATGTTCATTTCGACAATGATCAATTCAGTTATACATATATCAGTCAAGACAAAGCGATTCAATCGATTCAGACTTTTGCTGATTTGCAAATAAATGATCAAATCGGCAATAAAAATGATATAATCGCTAAGATAGTTCAGAGCGTGAAGGATCAGCTCACTCGCAATTCTAGTGATGCTGTTCTTATGATTATGATTGGGGATGCCAGAGTTTATATTAAAAGAATTACTCTGGATAGCCAAAACCCCGTGATTAAGGCATTGGTTTCTGTGTTTCCTCAAGTTAATGCTGAAACACAGAAATTAATCAATGGATTATTCACTTCTCCATTATGTCTCTAAATTCGGCAATAATTGATTCTTCATTTGCCGAGTAAACTGAGCCCCTAGTGCGGTAGTATCGTAAGGATGCCCCTGTGTGAACACAATTGGGGCATCCGAGTCGTGGGGTTTGAGTATGATAACAGCATCACATTCAGCTGGGACTTTCTCTTTGATGAGCTTCATTAGTTCCATCGTTGCTTCATCAAAGGTGTTTTCTGGTTGATTTTCTGCGTGTTGTTGAATAGCGGATTCAAGACTGCCATCTGCTAACCCATCGATCGGATTTCTATCAGACATGATTGATACTCTCTCTGTGACTTGTGAAGACGTTTACAAAATCTGCCAAAATCATTTTGCAATAGCTGGTATACCGTTAAAACTGGCCAAGGGAACACCCCTAGAACTTAGTTACATCTGGAAACACATTCAAAGGCTTACCAACAAGTTCGTCGAATGGAACTTCACGATTGATGAAATCGACGCTTATATAAAAATCGTCGCCCATAAACTAAGCATGATGCCACCTAAGCAACGCAGCATCCAAAATGCCATCAAAAACGATATGCTCGAATACTGTTATTCTGAGCTGAAACGACAAAAGGATGATATTGGTAATTTGGTCGAGCAAATCGAACGCACACATAATTGGCTCATTTCAATCGCTGGAGCCGATACACATTTGCAAGTATCGCATTTGACTAAGAGACATAAGCCAGGTTCATTGCCCAATATCGTCTTGTATTTTCAACAAGGGCGATTGAGCAAACAGTACATTGCGTTCTCAGGACCATGCCGCGAAGCTCTTAATGTCATTGGTCGTCAAAACACCGTTGAAAGAAATTTCTGCCCAACTGACACCGCGTTGCATTTCATTACGCAATACAAATTCAAAAACCTCACCCCTGCTATTAGAAAAGTTATTGGAGATTAATTAATGTCCGTTCTTGCCTGTGATGTTACTGCTGACACGATACACAACTCGACGCGAATCATTCGAAATGTTCTAGCAAATTACGAATTCGACGGGGGAACGGCACAGCAATTCGAATTAAGCAACGAATTCACCCAAGATTACGCTAATCGAGATCCTGATTTTGGATACAACGGTTTAGGTGCAGTCACTTATTATCGGACTTACTCGCGAATCAAAGAAAACGGTAAGAAAGAACGCTTCTGGGAGATGGCCAAACGAGTCGTCAACGGAACATTCGAAATCCAACGCCGTCATTGCCACAGATTCCATTTGCCATGGGATCGGATGCGAGCCCAAGACAGTGCCCAAGAAATGTTCGAACGCATGTGGGCCTTCAAATTTCTTCCGCCCGGACGTGGATTATGGGTCATGGGCACCCCATTCATGTGGCGAGCCGGTGGTGCTGGTCTGAACAATTGTTTCGCACACGAGACGGAATTTATCACCAGGGAAGGCATCAAAAGACTTGGTGATTGTGTTAACACAACCCAGAAGATTCTGACTTCTGGTGGTAAATGGGTTGACGCTAAGATTAAAAGTTTTGGCGAACAACCTCTCACTAAAGTGGTTTTGCGTCGTGGTCGTTGGCGTAAGACCATTTATGCTACTCCAGATCACCGTTGGTTCGTGCATTCAAAATCTCGAAAATTTGCAACAGTCGGTGCTGCAGACGATTCAAAAAATGCTTGCACTCGTGAATGTACCACAGATGAGCTAAAAGACGGGCTTCGTTTATCGATGAATTTTGGGCAAGGAATTAATAATACCAATCTTCGCCCTAGTGCTTTTGGTGTTGCTCACGGCATTTGTTTTGGAGACGGCACTACTGGATCTGATAATGAAAGCCATGGAACTTACCTGTACCTGTGTAAGCCAAAAGATGAGCAACTAGAACGCTTTTTCTTGGCTTCTCATCGCACCGAGGCTCCCGAGAGGGGCGAACATGGTGCGATACGTGTCGCTGATCTTCCAAGGGCTTTCCGGAGGTCTCCAGACTTAAATGAGTCTATGACTTATTTGTATGGATTTTTGTGTGGTTACTTTGCTGCTGACGGAGACGTCACAGATAAAGGAACCGTGAGAATCTCGTCTTCCGAACGTGAGAACTTGGAACTTGTGCGATCGATTTGTGCTATCCTTGGGATTGGTGTATTTGAAATCTCGCAAGGTCTTCAAACCATCAAAAAAGATGGTCAAGTCAAGAAATTCGTTGGATATCGATTGACTTTAATGGCCGAGCATCTTAATTCGGAATTCTTTTTAATCGATGAACATCGTGTGAGATTCGAAAATCGGATTCAGTCTAGCCGCAAGAAAGTTCCAACCCATCAATCATGGTATGTCGACTCCGTTGAATCGACCTGTCGGACAGAAGAAGTCTTTTGTCCACAAGTGCCAGAAACTTACTGTTTCACACTTGCTGGGAACATTCTCACTGGTAATTGCGGATTTGTCTCCACTAATGACAACTTCCATGAAGACCCCGCTCAACCATTTGCTTTTGCTATGGACATGCTCATGCTCGGTGTTGGTATTGGCTTCGATACCAAAGGAGCGGATTACGTGATGATTCGCAAGCCAGTGAATCGCACCACTCGTTACATTGTCGATGATAGCCGTGAAGGCTGGGTTTTGGCTCTTACTGATTTGATTCACTCTTATACTATCAATCCAGAACTCGGTAGATTCGAATTCGATTTCAGTGAGATCCGACCAGCTGGAACTCCAATCAAGGGATTCGGTGGTGAAGCATCTGGACCGGCTGAACTTGAAAAACTGTTAAATCGAGCCTCAGATTTCTTTGGCAATCTTGTCGGTCGACGCATGAACAGTGTCGATATTACTGACATGATGAATATGGTCGGTAAATGTGTTGTGGCTGGAAATGTTCGTCGAAGTGCAGAAATTGCGTTTGGCTTCCCAGACGATATTGAATATCGCTCGATGAAGAATCCAACTCGTGATCTTACACCAGAAGAAATCGGCCAATTTTACGAAGTCACCGGCAAACTGTATGCTGAAAATCGTTACGTTGCCACTTTCGACGACTTCGCTAATACCACCATCGCACTCGAAAAACGTCAACGGTGTATCGACGTCTGGAACGCCTGTAATGATCGACGTTGGGCTTCTAACAATTCAGTCTTTGCTGATGTTGGCATGGATTACACCGATGTTGGTCAGCAGACTGCTGCCAATGGTGAACCCGGTTATATCTGGTTGAACAACATGCGAGATTATGGTCGTATGATTGATGGTCGTCAACCGGGGATTGATGGTCGTGTGATGGGTGCCAATCCTTGCGTTGAGCAAAATCTCGAATCATATGAGTTATGCTGCTTAGCTGAATCTTTCCCGTCGAAGCATGATGATGAAGACGACTACATGCGTACTATCAAATACGCCTACATGTACGCTAAGACTGTGACACTACTCCCAACTCACAACGATCGTACTAATCGTGTAATGTTGCGAAATCGTCGAATTGGCTTGAGCCAAAGCGGTATTGTTCAAGGCTTCGAAAAATTCGGACGTCGCAGATACTTGCAGAATTTCTGTGATGCGGCGTACAGTGAGATCCGACGTTGGGATAACATCTACAGCGAGTGGCTTGCTTGTCGAGAAAGTATAAAGGTGACGAGTGTCAAACCGAGCGGCACAGTTAGTTTATTGGCTGGCGTGGCTCCTGGTATTCACTTTCCAGAGGCACGATCCTATTGGCGTCGAATGCGGCTTAATAAGAGCCATTCGTTGGTGCGAATCCTTGCCGAGGCAGGTTATCATATTGAGCCTTCTTTTACTGATCCAGACAATACAGTTGTCGTCAAATTCGGCGTCGAAGACGAAGGGGTACGTCCTGTAGAAGATGTGTCCGTCTGGGAACAAATGGACAATGTTGTTGCTCTACAACACTACTGGGCCGATAATGCGGTGAGCGTTACTATCAAGTTCGCTCCTCATGAAGCCAAAGACATTCCAAAGATTCTTGAACATTATGAAGATCGAATTAAAGCAGTGAGTTTCCTTCCAAAGACCAATCATGGTTACGTGCAGGCTCCTTATGAGGCTGCAGATCGCCAAGAGGTCCGTGATTACAACGCTGGTTTGCGACCAATCGACATGTCTCAATTGCTTGAAGAAGGGGTCGGTGAGAAGTATTGTGATTCTGATAAGTGCGTTCTGAATTAACTTGAATTGATTAGCTTGTGATATAATAGACCCTAGGTAATTTCCTCCAAAATTATCTAGGGTCTTTCTGTTTTAGAATTACCAGACGTGTTATTACCTCAGTGATTAACCTTGAGGACTGAGTATGAGAGCTGTATTGGCCGATAATCGGCATATTACGATTGATAGTATTTCGGATTACGAAATGAACATCCTGTGGGATGAATTCACTTTTGAAGATCCGAACGTGTATGCTTCGAACAGTGCTGCTCGAAGTTGGCAGGGCAAGTATCGCAAATTCGATAGAATTAATCGAAGAGTGATGCGAACATTTCTAGGTCGTCTTGCCTACGTCGCCCGGAAAAACGAACTTCCATTTGAAGTCGTGGATCTTCGTCCAAAATGGAAATATACTTACATCGACGAAAAACTCGTCGACAAAGATTTTCTGCCTGGGATTACCTTAGAAGATTATCAAATCGATGGTATCAAAAAAGGTATCAAATGTGAATGTGGCATCTTTAAACTGACCACAGGAGCCGGTAAATGCCTTGGTAAAGACACTCCGGTCATGATGTTCGACGGATCTATCAAAAAGGTCCAAGACATTAGGGCCGGAGAATTACTAATGGGTGATGATTCTACTCCACGTCGAGTGCTTAGCACTTGTAGTGGCCGAGAGAATCTTTATCAAGTTGATCAGATCTATGGTGATTCATATGTTGTGAATGAATCGCACATTCTTTCTCTGATGAAATCGCCCGCTAGAAAAGGTCAAGTGTCTGAGAAAATTGATATCGGAGTTGCTGATTATCTTAATTCTACCAACTATGATAAGCATCGATTGAAAGGATATAAAGCTCCGGTGGAATATCCCATCAGAGATGTTCAATTAGATCCTTATTTCTTGGGATTGTGGCTTGGAGATGGTATTTCGGCTGACGCATCCTTTTGTTTGCACGAAGAAGATTCGAAAGAAGCTATCAATGCTTTGTATGAATACGCCACTTCGCTCGGTTGTGTGATTCACACTTACGACGAACCATCAAAAGCGAACAATTATGCTATTCGTTTATACGAAGGTATTCATGCCCCTGAAGATTATGTTGCTCATACTCCTAATCCATTTCGACAAGCGTTAAAATCGTACTGCCTTATTAAGAATAAGCACGTTCCGGATGATTATGTTTATAATTCCAGAGAAATTCGTCTTCAGCTGCTTGCTGGTTTAATCGATGCTGATGGTGAATTAAACAATAATGGATATACAATCAATTTAAAGAATCGTTTGATCGTTGATTCTTGTTGTGTGATCGCTCGGTCTTTAGGATTTCGAGCCAATGTGGTACCAAATAAAAAGAAATCACAAACAGGTTATGAAGGACAATATTGGAAATTATCTATTTGGGGTCACACTGACCAAATTCCAGTGAAAATCGATTATAAAAAGGCAGCTCCAAGGAAGATTAAAAAAGATCCTCTTGTGTATGGTATAGAATTAACTGAATTGGGTGAAGGTGATTATTACGGTTTTGAGATTGATGGTAATAAGAGATTCTTACTCGGCGATTTTACCGTTACACATAACACCGAGATAATTGCTGGTCTTTGTAAAGCGATTAATTGTCCTACTCTCATTCTTGCAGATATGACCGTGGTGGTTGCTCAACTGCGAGATCGCTTAAAACTTCGGGAAGTAGCCTCAGAAATAGGTATGTTTTTCGCTGGCGAAAAGCCTAATGGAGAACAGATCGTCATTGGATCTATTCAGAGTCTCAATACACCCAAACCACCCAAGGACGAGCCTCAGGAACATCAATATAAGAATGAAAAGACATTCAAGCAGGCTCATAAGAGCTGGCAGTCGTCTCTTTTGGCTTATGAGACTCGTAAACGCAATTATAAAATGTTGATGGAGTATGTTAAGAATGCTGAAATGCTTATCGTGGATGAATGTGATCGGAGTAATTCTACCACATACAAGCAAGTAATTCGCAAGTTATTCAAGGGCCGTCGTCGTTACGGATTCAGTGCTACTCCTTTTGATGATGCGAAACCGATTGCTAATCTCAACGTGGAAGAGAATTTTGGATATATCATTTACGAAATGAATCGTAAGGATGTTGAGGCTAGAGGTCGGATCATTCCTCTTAAGTATCGTATGTTGGTTTATGAAGACCCAACATATGAACTTCACAATAAGATTGCTCTTGATGAGGCGACCAATATGTTTTTGGTCGACAATGAGCGGTTGCATGATATGGTGTTTGGGATTGTTAAACACCATGCTGGCGAGAAAAATATGATTCTTGTTGACAGAATTCCGCTTGGTGAGAATTTGCTTGCTCGTGCCCAATCTATTGGTCTCAAAGCAGCCTTTATTTACGGTAAGACTGCCAAGCAAGAAAGAAACGATATTATTGACTCTTTTGCTGCTGGTGAATTAGATGTTCTAATTGGAGGGAAAATAGTTAATAGAGGGCTTGACGTCAAAGGTGGGGTTGATAATCTCATCATGGCGGCTGGCGGTAAGCTACGTTCGGACTTCTTGCAGAAGATTGGACGTGCTTTAAGGGTAAATAATAGAGGTTACAGTTACGTCTATGATGTGCTGTTCCGTTGCAATCATTACCTTTATGAACACGCCAAGGCTCGTCTGCAGACAATTGTTGATGCAGAATACGATTCAGCAGTGAATTTTGGATATACAACAATAGATGGCCCGTCACTCATTTCCCGAAACTTCCGTCCTCCGGCCAGACCTAAGACCGGACGCGGAGGAACTCAAAAAGAAACACTATTTCATCAACGAGATAGTGGAATGGAAGCTGACTAGATACATCTGGACTGGTACCACCAGTGTGGAATATCGAAATTCTATCATGGAACATGCGAATGAATTGATCATTCAACTTATTCGCAAGCAAGGATTGTACAACATCTATAGGGGCCATGACCCCAGTGCGTTGAACGAATTAGTGCATGTTGCTTACATGCAAATCGAACGCACCCTCTACAAGTATCGAGCCCGACCTCATTGTCGAAGTTGTTTCTCTTGGGATCGACCGAATGCTAGTATTCTGTATGAGCCTGCTCAATTTGAATTTGGGATCACGCCCCCTGAACGTTTAGTGAAAATGCATCCAAAGTGCCCACATTGTGGGGCGGTGCTTAAAGCTGACGCTTACATTGAGCCTTCTCAAGGATTGTATGGTGGGACTTATGACATTCTATATCGTGGAATGTCTAAAGTCTTTAACATGTGGTCGCAGGTTGCTCGTACTGTCATTTTGGCTTATGTCAAGAAAGACACTCGTGATGTGCGTAATGGCGATAATTATACTGAGTTTATTAATCGCAAGCATTCTAGCGGCAATAATGAACAATATGTCAGTGCTTTGATGCAGGCTAAAGCCGAAATGTGGTTTAATCCTGAGTATTGTGCTGTGGTAGATGCTTTGGTTGAACTTTCAAGTGAGTCTGATCCGGATAAGAATTTCAAGAAGAAACTGTGTACCATCTCTGGAGTCGAACGTAAAACTGTGGATCATGCTTTGATCGTACTGCAAGTGATGTTAGAATTACATGCAGAGAATTTCAATGCAAAAGAATTACGATGCAGTTAAAATATGTTAGTGATGGTGCGTTCTTTCCTTATGCGTGGGGAGATCGTGTCAGTTCATTTGTTGACCCCAAGGAACGAGATAGATGGCTGAAACGAACAAGTTCGAATGGGTCCTCAGCGTCTGCACCAAGCAAGCCCCGTCGTTCGAAAAAGTCCAAGAAATCCTCGAAGAAAAAGGCGTAAAAATTACGCCTCGGGATTATATTATTGCCTGTAAAGAGAATAATCTCACTCCAGACATTGATCCCGTTTTCGTCAAAATCGCTGAATCTACCGCTACTCTTGAAGATGTCAACATGCTTCTAGAAGATGTCGGTGACGCTGTGCGAGAACGAATACTCCGTCGAGTCCGGAAAAGTGCCACCAAAGGCCATATAACTCACGGGGGCCGTCAGAAGCTGGGTGGTGAACGAATGTCAGGACGAGTCACTCCAAAACGCAAGAGAAGCGGCCACACTCAAGATCACGGTAGAGGTGAACACGGACATGACAAATCAACCGAACAACAACAAAGAGATGCAAAATCCTCTTGAAGAAATGGAGGCTATGCTCTCTGAGTTAGATTCTACACTTGAATCACCTCAGGTGAACGGTGAATTGGTGATTGAACCAGAACGGAATCCTGGTCCACAAGTCATAAGCCAAAGCATCCTCAAAAACGATCAACCAGAGGATGAAGAAATTACAGACGAATTCGAAGAATTCGTCATCGAAAAGGCCCGTACCCTCACTGAACTCGTTCTATCCAACTGTGAGGAAGATCGTAATGAGGCCACGGCTGCCATCCAATTAATCAAAGACTTGATCACAAGCCAGGATAGAGTAGTTCATGGCGGCACGATATCGAGATTAATTCAAGCTATTGATACCAGATCTAGTATCAACATGACCATCGTGAAAGCCCTTGAATCACAAGCTAAAATCTTGTCAGCTCGAAAGGGACCCACAAAACAAATAACCAATAATAACAATACTGCGGTCGGTAGTTCATCACTGATCAGCATCCTAGAAGCTGGCATGAAAGCCAAGACAAATTAGGAATACTCGCATGGGCGAACTCGAAAAAGAAATATTAAAATGCCAGAAATCTATAGCTTATTTCTTATCTGAACATTGCAGTATCCAACACCCATCTGCTGGTATCGTTCCATTTGTTCCATTTAAATATCAGCTCAAAGCCCTAGATTCATTCGACTCGCACCGTTTTAATATCGTCCGAAAATGCCGACAGTGTGGAATTTCCCAAATCTCAGGTGCTTATGCTTTGCACCAAGGAATGTTCTTCCCTTATCAAACCATTCTAATTATCTCTAAGAAAGAAGACGACGCTAAAAATTTCTTGCGACGTAACATCACTTTCTTGTTTGATAACCTCCCAGAATGGATGCAGAAACTCTGGGAACCGACCAAACGCAATGAGCACGAAATTGTATTCCCCAACGGATCAAGCATCAAATCATTGACCAGTAGTCCAGAAGTGCTCCGATCTCACTCTGCCTCACTAAATATTATTGACGAAGCCGCTTTTATACCGAGTATGGACCGTATGTGGGCATCAGGATATTCTTGTGTTGTAGCCGAAACACTGTTGACAACCAGCAGTGGTTTAATCCGTATGGGTTCATTGCCAAAAGGTAAAGAACGTTGGCAAGATATTAATATCGATATCCAAACAGACGAAGGTATTTTCTCAGCCGATAAAGTCTATCTATCCGGCGTAGCACCCGTACGCAAGATCACGACAGAACTAGGCTTAGAAATAACAGCTACTCCAAACCATCGAATCAGAGTAATAAGCCCGAACGGCGACTACGTTTGGCAATATGTCAACAATGTCACCCCTGGTGAATACATCGTTACCAGGCTTGGTGATCTACCGACAAAACAAAAGATCAATCACGAATTATACATGGCTGGTATCTTATACCCAAGAGCTACCAAAGTCGGTAAAGACGTGCACACCAAATTCAACAGCCAATTGCAAACTAAAGAATTCGCAGAGGCTTGTGAAGCTGTCTTCGGACCCAATGGCTATGTTATCAACAAAAGACAACTGAAAATCACTTCACCTAAAGTTTTCGAACTTGCCGAGAAGTATGGTTTTCAATTGACTACTCCATTAGATGAACGTTCAATTAGTGATGAAATTTTCGCCCTTGGCCGTGATCAATATTATCACGTCTTGTGTGGAATAATCGACGCTCAAAGTGCGAGCGGCAAAAGGATTGGTGCTATCTTCGATAGCAAACAATTGGTTAATGATATTCAAAATCTGATGTTCGATTTTGGATTTCCAATTTCTGTTACAACCACTTCGACAGAACAACATCGATTAATTGTAGTCGATTCCGATTTGGGCAATGTCTTTTTAGATCATTTTTATTCTACCAGACATGATCTTCGTCTTTGTGCTGAATCTGGACAATCATACAACACAGATCATCCAGTGCTAGTTCATTTATTTGAACAAGAATGTAATACTTTAATTAGGGAGAATCCAACCGATGAAACGATTAGTCGATGTGGTTCTTACGGTCGCATTCGATATAATGATATTCGTGGTCTGCTGCGTTTCAATGTGGGCGATATTAACAGCTGGCTAGTCAAAAACAAGCTTTTCGTCGATCGAATTGTCAAAGTAGAAGAGGACATTCGAGAAACATTCGATATCCAAGTCCCCGAGAAACATTGTTACATTTCCAACAGCCTTGTAAGTCACAACACGCTTCAGCACGGTGGACGTGTCATCGTGGTGAGCACATTAAACGGTATGGGTGACTGGTACTACAAAATGCTCAAAGGAGCTGAGCAAGGCACTAATGGTTTCAATCTGATTGAGATCAACTGGTACGACATGGATTGGGAAATTGAATACAAAGACAAGGGTACTAATGAGCAGGTTCGAATCGCTCCATGTGATGGAATTCGTGAGTGCCAAACTGCTGATGAACGAGAAAAGTATGGTCCATATTGGTCTCCTTGGTTAGAACAGCAATACAATGCTCTGGCTGAAGAAGGAGAAACTTGGAAATTCGATCAGGAAATCTTGGCTCGGGTTGTTAGTTCTGGTAAGACAGTTCTCCCACCTGTGAACCTCGATACTATTGATGGAATGATCCGTAAACCCATTAAAATCGCCAAGGGTATTCATCAATATATGCATCCTATCAAGCGAGAACCAATTGTTCTCGACTTCGATTTTGAGGGTAACCAAGGGCTCTGGTTTTGGGAAATGCCGGTTCGCCAACATCCTGATGCTCCCCAAGGTTACACTTATACTTTGGGTGTTGATACGATGACTGGTCGTGGCAATGACTTTCATGGTTTGGAAGTTTTTTGTCTTGAGACGGGTGAACAAGTCGCAGAAATGATGATGCGATGTATCCCTAAGATGCTTTGTCCTTATATTGACATGTTAGGTCGATTCTACAATAATGCAATGGTTAATGTGGAACGCAATAACGGTGGTGATGGAGTTATCGATGAACTTCGTCTTGAGTATGGTTATCCCAATCTCTGGCGAAGAATTCGGATTCCTGATAAAGCTGGTATGAAACCAAAGCTTGACCCTTATGGACACTTCACAACTGACATTACTAAAATCGGGCTTAATAAGTTGATGGTTGACTTGTTGGGATCTCCAGGTTGTGTGAAGGTTTATAGTTCACGATTGCATGATCAATTATGCACATATATTAATCATCGTGATCGTGGTGGTCGGCCAACCGGGAAAACCGGAGCTGAAGTCGGTTGTCACGACGACCTTTGTTTAGGTGCTGGTCTTGGATTAGTGGCATTGGTAAGTAATCCTGATCCAGATAAAAGTAAAGTATTGCCGTTCAAGAGAGATTTGGATATTAGTTTCATGGGTGAATCACCCGATGCTACTATCATGGCACATGATCCGAGTTTAGTCGGCCCAGTTTCGGTCGACCATCCCGATACTGGCGAAGAATCTACCTCTTATGAAGACCAAGTAGCTGGCTTTGCTAGAGACTTGTGGTTAGGCGATAGGAAAACAATCGATCAAGCTGTTGTAAAGAGAAAATCATATTATGCCTAGTAATTGGCTGGCGTTCGATAGATTACGAGCCTATATTAGTGGCTCTGGTCTATATCGCCATGAAAACATTCTCCAAGACCAGCCCTCACTGGATACTCTCACTAGTGCCGGTCCCGAGCGAAACGGGCTACAATCGGCAATTATCCAAAGTATTCAAGTCAACTATTTCCGACGTGAGAGATACAAAGACTACGACAAGATGGATGAAATGGGTGAGATCTCTCTCGCCCTAGACATGTACGCTGACGAATCATGTGTAGTCAATCCAGAAACCGGCCACATCGTCCAAGTTTACGGCGAAAGTACCAGAGTCAAAAAAGAAGTCCAAGATCTCTTCAACAAGACTTTGATGATCGATCACCAATGTCGATCAATGGTCCGCTATCTCTGCAAGTACGGCGATTGTGCATTTCGAATCATCCTCGACAAGACCAGAACCGGCGTTATCGGTATTAAAAGGCTCGATGTCTACAACTTTACCAGAGTCGAAACGTCAACTGGTGATCTTGTTGCATTCCATTATGCCGACCCTGAACTCAATCAATCATACTTCTTACACCCGTGGGAAGTCGTCCACTTCCGCTTGACGAATTTTGAAGCCAAATACCACCCTTATGGTAAGTCAGTTATCGAAGGTGGGCGGAAAGCTTTCAAACAACTGATTCTGATGGAAAGTGCGGCTGTCATCTATCGATTGACTCGTGCCCCCCAAAAGAGGAAATTCACCATTCCAGTTGGTAATATTCCCAGCACTCAGGTTCCTGAATACTTGCGTAAAATCGCAGCTGGATTTAAGAACAAAAGATTCTATAACCCATCTAATGGTCAATTCGATGAACGATATGCACCATTGACCCAAGAAGACGATTTCTTTCTACCAAAACGCCCAGATGGTTCAGGGCCTGATATTGAGACTCTCCAAGGTGCTGACAATCTCGGACAAATTGAGGATATTGAATACTTCCTCAAGAAAATGATAGCTCCCACCAAAATCCCCCCATCCAGACTTGGTATTGGTGACAAGACCGGTGGTGAAGATGGGAAACCATTAAGTCAGACTAGTAGTGATTTCGCCAAGAATGTTGGTTGGATTCAACAAGTCATGGCTGTTGGTCTGACTAAAATTGCTCTTGTGCATTTGGCATTAAAGGGTTACTCTCGTGATGAGATGAATTCTTTCTGGACCACTATGATGGTCAATTCGGCAATGGAAGAATTGTATCGAATTGAGACATGGCAAACTCGTGTCAATATTATGGCCGACCTTCGCGAATTGGGATGGTTCCCTAAAGAATGGATTCTATCACACTTCACCGATTTGAGCCCAGACGAAATTGAACAAATGATGCTCAAGGGCAACACAGACATGGGTGATGAGGCTGCTCCAGAACTTGGCGGCGGCGGTCTTGGTGGCGGCGGCGGTCTTGGTGGCGGCGGTGCTGATATGTTTGGTGGTGAAGATGCAGCTGATGATTTGGGCGGCGATGATCTGGGCGGCGATGATTTAGGCGGCGATGATCTAGGTGGCGATGATCTAGGTGGCGGTGGAGATCTGGGCGGTGGTGCATTGTTAGACGCCGTTGGCGGAGGCGAAGACGACGAAGAATCAATGTTTGGTGAATCCCTTGATTATAGGCTCCAAAAATTAGAGCAACAAAACGCTATTCTAGAAAAACAAGCTGTTGTAAGAGGTAAAATATCCCAGCTTCAATCTCTCATTCTTTTGGGTAAGAATAAACGCGACAATTCAATTTGTTCTGCGATTATTGAATCTAATGAATTACTTGGGGTTCCGGTCGGAACACAAAATAGTAATAAGAAAAGTGATGAATTGGTTTTAGAAGGTATCGACGAGATTCGAGAGAAGTATACGTTGGAATATTATGATCCAGATGAAGCTTCTCAAAAAATATTCGGTGAAGTACCTGATCAAAAAATTATTCAAGAAGCTGCTGAACACACGATCAAACGTGAGCAGTTACTTCTTGATATTGATCGCGAAAATGCCATCGTGGCACTTGAACATCACGAAGCGACTGGTAAAATTACTCAAGATGACGTGAATGCCGCTGTGTATGGTTAATACGTCTTCTCGACAAATATAATCCAGCATTTAACATCTGTCTAACGTTTGTTTTATAGGATACTTACGCCAATGTCGGCCTACACAAAGCCTCAACAACTCGATGTGCGAAAGTTTATCCGTCTTATCAACAGTGGATTCAATACTCAGCTTAACGAAGCTGCTGGTTGTGTCCGCAAAGCTGGTAAGAAGGTAAACCGCGATTGGAAGTTGGTGGCTTTAAATGGTACAGAGTTACTATTTGAAGACGCTACATCTGACCAGTACATTCTCGCCAAGTACACTTCTAAACCAACGCCAAAACTGAGCAACATTACCCCGATCGAGATTGTCGACGAAGGTAAGCAAGACGAATTCGCAGACGCATGTAAATTACTCGTCGAAGCCGTCGAATCAGAAGACAAAAAGGCCGTAAATTCAGCCTTTAATCGGATGAGTTTGCATCGATTCTCAAGCCGAATCATCCCAGAAAGCAAAAGAGTCCGTTGCAAAGACGGCAGTATCTATGAACTGCCAGTCAATGAAAACGCCACTTTCAACGCTGTAGAAATCGGCCAAATCCTCAAAGAAGCCAAGACCCACTACTCAAGTGGTGTAGTCATCCAAGAAGGCAAAATCGTTGCCTACAACGGTTCGGGTAATAAACTCCGGATTGACCCATTATTGCCATACGCTGTACGGGCACGTAGCCTGCGACAAGTAGCAATCGATGGCCACGCCAATCAACAATTCCGTCGTGCAGTGCTCGAATCCGCAAGCCTTTTGGCTGAAGGTAAAAACGAGGAATCCGCAAAGACCATCGGTCGAGCCTTGCAAAAAGACGAAGAATTCACTCTTTTGAGTGAAGGCCAAATGATTGGTGTTGTCGCTAATTGTCTAGCCACAGAAGCAATTTTCAATGATAAACTGGCTAGCGATCTTGGTGTCATGGCCCATCAACTTAACCTCAAGTTGAATCGTGGAACGATCGTTAGAGAATGGCGTAAAACAGCTAAGAAAGCTGGATCAACTGTTCTGCTTGAAAATGTCCATCGTCTTGAAAATGCCTCGAATTTTGATTCAGCATTATCCAAATTCCTCTACATCTTGTTCGAGGATTCTGGCGGTCGCGATACCAAAATCTTGATGCTTCGCACTACTCTTGAGAAGATGTCCAATGACATCCCAGGAATCGCCAAAGATCCCAACCTCAATGAGAAAATGCAATCATTGATTGGTCGCCTTAAGAATGACCAAGTTGATGAAGCGACTCTATTCGAAGCTGAAGACGTGGTAGCAGCTGTTGGAGATGAACTCCAAGACACTGAAACACTCGATGACTTCGATGCAATCGGTGGCGGTGGTGACGAAGAATTCGATCTATCCAATATGGATGACGAAGCTGCTGATGCTACTGGCGACAGCATGGTCCAAGATGATGGCAAGGGTGGAACTACAATTACCATCAATAGTCCACTTATCCAAATCGGTGGCGATAGCGGAACACCAGACGATGGTGCCGAAGCAGACCTCGATGGAGCAATGGGCAATGACCTCGACGTCGACCCAGACGCTCTTGATGTCGATTTAGCAGACACTGACGAAGCTGATGGAATGGGCGATCTTGGCGGCGAAGAAGGACAACAAACTGATCCTTTGGCAGTTGGCGGAGTCGACGACGAAGACACCTTCGATTTCGACCTTGATGGCACCGACGAAGAAGACGAGGACGAAAACGCTCAACCAAGCCCTTTCGGTGAAAGTGTCCAAAGCCCCGTTCATTATGAGATGAAATCGGGTTCTGAGGACGATATGCCTCCGACATCTTTCCCAAAACGCGGTTTCAAAATCAGCGAATCGGTCAACACTTACGGCCAAAAACTCCTACAGCAAGGCGGCTTGATTGATGACGTTTTGTCCACAATGCACTCTTTAGTGTTAGCTGGCCAAGACAATATTCAAGAAGCGGCTGGTTCAGCACTGAAGGTCCTGAAGATTTCTTATCCGAAAGCTTCACAATGGCAAGTAGTGCAAGAAGCTGTTGCTGCCTATGAATCAGCTGATATGGAAGCCGTTGCAGAAGACGCAGACGATCCAAATTATCAACTGCAATCTGGTCGCAATCCCGTCCACGCCCGTATCGTCAATCTTGGCGAAGAGGCCGATGAAGAATCAGATGACGAAGAAAAAGTCGAAGAAGAACAACTTCGCGGCCCAAACACAAACCCATTAGGCATCAACAACAGTGATAATAAAGATCCTGTTGTTGAATGGTCGAATGTTGGAAATGGTGTAAGCCATGGTATTTGCGAAAACACCAAGTTTATTCTGGGTCATTCAGCACTAGATAAGATGGAATTACGTTCCATTGATGGCTCTGTGACTGTCCCAGTTCCCACTCCACTTTGTGAGAGTGCACTGGGTAGTTTGAACCTTGCCGATACTAGTGCTAAACCATTTCATAAGTGGGTTGGTCAAATCGTCGAATCAATTCAACCTCTAACCGAGCTTGAAGATGATGATTTGGATGATGCTATTGATCAAACCGATGACGATGATGACATGCTTTCCGTTTATTCAGCCCCTGGGGATGAAGATGATTACGGAATGGATGACATGTACGAATTGAAAATGGTCCACACTGAAACTGGCGAAGAAGTCAACGTTGCAGCTCGACCTGATGGAACACTTGTACCAACTGGTGAAGAAACTTCAGGAGATGATGAAGATGCAGACGACAACTTCGAAGGATCAGATGATGATAGATCAGATGATGATGGAGACGACGAAGGCTCCGAGGACGATGAAGACTCAGACGGTGGCGATGACGGAAGCGGCTCTGATTCGGGGTCTCCTGTCCCACCGCAATTCAAAAAAGACTCCGATGACTCCGACGACGGAGACGACGATTCAGAAGATGGAGACGATGACGACTCCGATGACGAAGAAGAATCGGGAGAAGATGAGGAAGATGATGCTGGAGAAGAAGAAGATTCCGAAGAATCGGACGATTCCGACGACAAACCAGCCTTCCTAAAAGAATCAAAGGATAAAGACGGAAACGGACGCCCGGACTTCATCGACAAGAAAATCGCCGATAAAAAAGGCAAAAAAGACGAACCAATCGAAGAAGGCCCATACGATTACACACAAGAATCTTATGACGCCGAACTCGGACTTTATTGGTATCAAAATGCATGGTATGTAGGAGATGGTCCAGTTCAATCAATGGTCGATCAACCAGCTCCTGCTGTTATCCAACAACTCGCAGCTAAATTGGGTATAACCAACCAAGTCGCCAAAGGCCAAATCGACCCTGATCAATTGATATTCGCAATCGGACTCGACATCGACTACGAAGGCGAATCTTTCCGTGGTGACATGAGCGGACCAATCGATCAAGCCGAAGCACCATTCGATGATCGATCTGCCCGAATTACTGGTGCCAAAGTTAAATTGGATTTACCAGACGGAACCAAAAAAGAAATCCCACTAGGTCAAGATGTTGTCCGAGCACTAGCTGCTGAAATGGACGACGATCTTGGCTCCTGGGCTGCGGAGAGACAATACTAATGGTCGCGTTCAATCGTAACACAATCGCCCAGACCGGAAAAATCCCGTCTGGGTGTACCATTATCCGCGATACCACATCAATGCGGGTAATCAAAAAAGAAAACGTAATCGTCGAAGGAATCGATGGTAGAGAAGAAAAAGCTCTACGTATCGAATCCCTACTGCAACGTGGCAACGCAGTAAACGAAAACACCCGCTACTACGACATGGACACCATCCTCACTCCAGCCGTAGAACAAATCAAAGAAGACATCTTCAGCCGAACCGTAATGGGCGAATTCGATCACCCAGACTCCCTAAAAGTCAACCTTGATCGCGTCAGCCACCTAATGACCAACATCTGGGTAGACGGCAAAGAAGTCTACGGCACCGCCGAAATCCTACACCGTACTCCACACGGAGCCGCACTACGCGGCCTACTTGAGCACGATGTAAAAGTCGGAATCAGCTCACGTGGAGCAGGACAACTCTCCGAAACCACAGTTGAAGGCACTCCCATCATCCTAGTGAACGAAGGATTCCGCTTCATCACCTGGGACGTGGTAGCAAAACCAAGTGTATCAGACGCAATTCTACAAATTGCAGAAAGCTTGGAATACAAATTGAAACCAATCACACGGCAATCGCCCAAATTGGTCAAACAAATTGGACGTCAAGCATACGAACGAATCCTCGTCAAAGAAATCAATCGATTCTTCGACCTTGATTGAAAATTACATAAGTAATCTTAAGCAAACACTATTATCAGAAGACAATCCGGGAGTTATCCAGATGGCCCTTGACAAAATCAAATCCTTGCTCGCCAAATCAGGCGTTTCGAAAGAACTCGCCACCCAAATCGTTGAGTCGATGGAAGAGTATAAAGCTACCGTGGTAGCCGAATCTCAGCAAGAGCTGGCCGCGAAAGTCAAGGCAGCTAAAACCGTAGTTCTCGAAGAAGTCGAATCGTACAAGACAGACTTGGCACGCCGAGTCCAATTGTTCTGCGAAAGCAAGAGTCAGACGATTGAACAGCAATTGATGCGAAAATCCGCTGCAGGTGAAACTGAGGCAAAAGCCAAACTAACCAAAGTCTACGCCCTCCTAGAGGGAATCAACTTGAACGGCAAGCCAAACAGCCAACTCACAGCACAGCTCGCAGATGCTAAAAATCAACTAGGTCGTCTGGGCAAACAGCTACAAGCCACCAAAGCCCAAGCTGAGCGTTCAGCACGCATCGCAGAGAGCGTCATGGAGAAGAATCAAAAACTCATCAAGGAGAACAAAAATCTCCAAGGTGGAAAACTGATTCAAGAAGGAAAGGACACCAAGGCAACCGCGACCGAACCAGGAATCGTAGTACCTGCCCGCAAACGAGCAGTTACAGAACAAGTCGTTACCGAAAGTGCACTAGCACCCAAAACTAACAACACAACAACGAACCCAATCGACGCAATTGCCGCTCGAATGAGATAATCCAGTTATCTCAACACACGAAACCAAAACCTAAACAAACTGACTCTTAGAGGTAACAATAATGTTAGCCACACCAAACCCAGCAGAACACAAAGACTACCGCGTCATCACCGAAGGAAGCCACAGCCTCGTTAAAAAGTGGGCTTCGGTCATCAAAAAGTGCCCCGAGATTCCAAAGCACCGCCTCCCAACCTTCGCTCGCGTACTGGACAACCAGTACAAGATCATGGAAGGCCGAGGCAACGGCAACGGTTTCGGACTCATCACTGAAGATGTAACCACAACCAACAACCTGGCCGATTTCACCCGCTTCGCCCTCCCAATGATCCGCAAGAGCTACGCCAAGCTCATCAGCGACAACTTGGTCGGCGTACAGCCAATGAGCCAACCAGCCTCGTTGATCTTCTACATCCGATACCGCTACGCACTGACCAAGGGCCAAACACAAGCTGGCACCCAAATCATGCGTCAGAACACATCACAATCCTTCAGCCGCTACAACGGCTGGGCGATCGACCCATACTACTCCAGCCAGGAAGTTCGAGGTGAAGACCTCACCATCGGCGGTGGCAGCACAGTAGTAAGCGGAACCCTGGCACACCGTCCAGTTCTCGCAGGCTCAGTAATGGTCGAAGTCTTCAGCAACGCTGCAGACGCCAACCCACAATGCGACGACGCCGTACCATGCTTGCGAATCACCTTCGACAGCAACGGCGACCCAGACGGTGTTGCAATCGGTGACTGCACCGACTTCACCACCGCAATCGCAGTCGACCTCATCACTCCAAACGCAACCGTCTTCGACCACACCAGTGGCCAAGTCACCGTTACTCTATCCTCTGGATCATTTCCAGTCGACGCAGTAGCCCGCGTTAACTACGAGTACGACCTCGAAGCCAACCCACTTCAGCCAGAAGTAACCTTGAGCATCGACAGCGACTCAGTTGCTGCCACAACTCGCCGATTGAAGACCAGCTGGTCCCTTGAAGCAGCTCAAGACATGAAGGCAGTCTACGACATGGACGCCGAAGACACCCTCCTCAACCTCATGGCTGACGAAGTAGTTGCCGAAGTCGACCGCGAAATCCTCAACGACCTCCTGGTCGCTGCAGCAATCCGATCGACCCACAACTTCGCAACCGCAGCCGGTGCCTCCGTCAACTTCAGCGACCGAAACTTGGCCCTCATGTACAAGGTTCTTGAGATGAGTAACATCATCCACCGAACCACACTACGTGGACCAGCCAACTGGATGGTCACCTCAGCTGACTTGAGCAGCAAGTTCGAGCAACTGAACGACTTCCGAGCATCCGACGCATTCGCCACCGAAGGCGTAAACCTCGGAATCCTCAACGTCGGACAACTCCAAAGCCGCATGAAGCTGTACAAAGACCCATTGTTCCCCAACTGTAAAATCCTCATGGGATTCAAGGGACCAACGGCTCTCGACACGGGGTACATCTACGCACCATATGTACCACTTCTCTCCACTCCGACCGTCATGAATCCAGATTCCTTCGTCCCATCGAAGGGAGTGATGACTAGGTATGGCAAGAAGCTTTTGGAAGATGGTGGTCTCTTCTATGCTACCCTTAACGTGACAAATCTCTAAACGAGATTAACCCGTTAAAACGAAAACGATACGAGAAAGCCCGGTTAACGCCGGGCTTTCTTTTTATATATGCCATATTCATCTAATGTTATGTTTCTTGTTCTAAATATAACACATATCAAATCGCTCAAACATAATTTGATATGTGTTATATTTAGAAACAATAATCGCATGATGGAAAAACATGGCAAAATTCAATTTAACAATAGATCAATTAATATTAGAACTTGTATCAAAAACATCTGGCCAAATAGGTCGTGAATATGGTGTTAGTACAACAACCGTCACCAACAGAATCAAAAAGCTTGGCCTTGGTCATTTGATCACTAAGCAGAAAAAAGAGCTTGATGAAACGGCGGTGGTCGAAAGATATAAAAACGGCGAGTCGGCTCGTTCAATATCGATTGAATTGAAAGTTGACTATCGTACCATCAGAAGAATTCTTAAGAGCCACGAAGTCACTATTATTCATCCAGGTATACGTACCTATGTTCTTAATGAAAATGTGTTTGAGTGTATCGACACTCCAGAAAAAGCTTATTGGGTTGGGTTCTTATTAGCTGATGGACATTTATCGTCAAAGTCTGGGATACAAATATCATTAGCAAAGTATGATGATATTTTACTCAAACGATTTGCATCATTTGTAGGATGTGATGATCCTAACTTGTGGTCAAGTCCACGACGTCACCCCAAAGCAATGTTTAATTTTCAATCAAAAAAGATGGGAAAGGATCTTAGAGATAAAGGATTTGACGATTGGAAAGATGGAACAAGTCAAGTAATACTTGACAGTATCCCGGATTACTTATTCCATCATTTCGTTCGTGGATATTTTGACGGTGATGGTAGTATATCTTATCAACGTATTAGATTAAAGAGTGGTCTTAAAGGCCATAAAATGCATTGGACGGCATCGATTGTTTGTAAATTCGAAAACCACCTGCGAGCAATTGGGTCTAGACTTCCAATTGCTACATGGAAAGTTAAAGAACGAACTACTATTTTTACATTGTTGTTCAGCAATAAGTCCAATGTCAGATCTTTAGGAGAGTATATCTATCAAGATGTTGAAGAATTGTTCCTTGATAGGAAAAAGGTCCGATTTGACATTTTGAATGATATGTATCCATTTTTTATGAAAACGATTCATGATTTTTATATCCCTCGTGGTGTCGATCGTCTTTCTATAGTTGATCAATTTACAGAATGTCTCTTGAGAACTGGGTGGAAGACTAAGAGAGATTCGTTCACACCATTGTTAGAAAAGACAATTGATTCTCTAGATGCTATTATAGATGACGAGTTGAAAATCGCTTCTAACAATCCTGATAATGCATTGTTTGAACATTGCCAACCTTGGATCAATTGGATTAAACTTGGGAATTCGACGCCAATAGCGGATTTTAGAACCAAACCGGGCAGGGTTAGAAGAGGCGTGCAGGCTTTCTTAGAAAGAGGATCTTTGAATCCTGAACGTCTTGTTAGAGAGATGAAATTTGTTGGTTTTTGTAGGGCGAGCTTGTTGAGTGCTGGTACCATTATCAGAGCAGTTAGACACTTTAAATTGTCAGGTTCATGGTTTGACCCATGTGCAGGGTGGGGGAATAGATTGTTAGCTGCTTATTATTTGAATATTCCATATTCAGCCTGTGATCCAGGTATTTCTTTTTCTGGCCTTGAATATTTAAATGACAAATTAGACAATTTTGCCGATCTACAAAAATTGCCATGGCAAGAAGCAGCTTGGCAAAAGAGTGATTTTGTTTTGACTAGTCCGCCGTTTTATAATAAGGAAGACTATTTAGACGGCACTGAATATGGAAAGTTCGATGATTGGTGTGATGGTTTTTTGAAACCATTGACAGAGAAATCATTGAATCAATCTGAGAAAGTGTTGTTTCACACGGATGAACGGATGGCCGAATATCTAATGAAATTAGGCGGAGTACCGCACCAATTGATTATTCCGAGCCGTTCTAAAAGTTCTAAAGAATTTTTTGTTTTGTTTGAAAGGTAAATCTTGCGAAGCGGCATCATTCGAATGAGTCGATCCTTGGTTTCTTTGAATCTTTTGCTCGGGAGCGTTGTAAGAGAGTTGTAAATTCTTTGCCTTCTGGTGAGGGTGTGAGTAATAAGGCTTTTGGTCAAGTGATCGTTGATAAATTGTGCGATGAGGTAGGAACTTAGCTGATTTTCTTTCATTGAATAACGAAGAGCCCGGTGAAGAGATTCGTCGGGCTCTTTTTGTGGGTGTGGAGAGACAAATATAGTGGGTTTGGTCAATTTGTGTGGAGTTTATTATGAAACTTTCTTTTATCAGTGAGTCGGATCATGGTCCAGCTTATCATAATGTTGATTCTGTTCATGATTTGTTGGGTAAGTCTCCTGCTAGATTGTTTGATTTGATTGATAAGATTACTTTGCCTCGTGATCCTAGTCGTATGGAGCGTAATCGTGGGGTTTATAGGGATGGTGTGGAGATTGATAATGATTTTTTGAGCCCTAGTGAGGCTAAGGCTTTGAAGTTGTTTTTGGGTGGGCCGACGAGGAATCAGGCTTATAGGAGTAATCCTTATAACAATGATGATGTTGGGGAGCTGTCTGGTAGCAATTTATCTGAGATTAGTCGTGCTTTGGGTGTCAATGATCCTATGGTTAGGACGTTGCTTGCTTCTGCGAAACGCAAGCTTGAGATTAATTTGCAGTCGGGCAGCAGCTTTGATGATGTTATTGGTGAGTCGGGTGAATCAGATGACACTGAGTCGGTTATTAAGGCTGCTAAGATGGTGGTTCAGATATGGAATGATTATACCAAGTTGAATAATTATGCTGAGCCTGTTGAAGATATTGATGATTATCTTGCGGATGTTGAGGATGGTGAGCCTTTGATGATACCTTTTATAGATGCTGGTTCTAAGTGGGAGGGGCTTAGTAAACGGGGTGTAAAAGTTGGTGGTGATTTGGCTAGTGTTGTTGGTGATATTGTTGATTTTGTTAATGAATATTTCGATCTGGAGGAGTATCTTTATTATGGTTGGGAGCTTGATAGGGGTCGTGCGACGTTTAAGGTTGGTATGAATGTTGAAACTGGTGATCTAGAGGATGCTTATGATAGTGGTGTTGATTCTAGGTGGGATCAGGAAGCAGACTCATCAGAAAAGGATTTCATGAGTGGGAGTATCACCGAAAGTGTTGAATCTCTTGATTATCGTACTTTGATTAATCAATTGGTTAATGCTGATAAAGAAACAATTCAAAAGGTTGCTGCTTCTTCTGATAGACCATTTGTACAAGCTGTTGTAGATGCTTTGTTGCCCAAATTCGATGAGGTGTCTGGGCGTTACGGTGTTAAATATTCTGATGATTTTGCTCCTTGGTATAGTGATGCGAAACATGGGCTTCACTTGGAGGCTCAGAAGTACGACGGTGAGCCTTTTATGATTGAGTTGCATGATGCTGATGATGAGTTTGGTCGTGATGTTTATGATAAGTTGATTAAGCCGGAGCATAAGCTTGGTTCTAAGGCGATTGGTTGGGCGGCTGGTTTCGAATTTGAAGGTTATGAGACTTTGGTTGTTATTGAGATTCAGTCTGATCTTATTCGTGGTGCGTTGGCCGAACAATCTGATATTAACAGGAGGATTCTTTCTTCTTTTAGCAATTGGCAAGATGAGTTGATCCAAATGATCAGAAGGTATGCCGATCAGAAAGGGTTGGGGGTTATTAGATTTCCGACTGCTAGGAAATTAGGTCGATTTTGGCGAAGTGTCGGAGAGAAGCCTAACATGAAGTATCTTAAAGCTTTGTATGATAAGAAGTTTCGTGATGTTGCGGTTAAAAAGAATGATTGGTGGGTTTTAAAATAAAGTCGTTGGGTATCCTCGGTCAGAAATGGTCAGGCTTTTTTGTAGGTGTTGAGAGCCAAATATAATTGGAACATTTTTCTATTGAGGCTCGTCATGAAATTGTCGTCGATTCACTCTTCTTTTGTGGCACTCCGTATCAAATTGTTGACTGAGGGGCTTATTCTAGAAGCGGTGAGCAGTAATGATGCAAATGAGGCATATAACAAGTTCTTGAAATCTGGGGATATGAATGATTTTGGGGTATTTTATACTTATTTCATTGATCGTAAGGATATGATCGAGAGAAGGATGAAGTTGGCTTATGGTGATTATGCTATTGAGTCGGTCGATTTGGAATCTGCGATTCAGGATACTGCTGAGTATTTCTTAAGGGCGAAAAAAGATTTTGGGCATAATGTTGCTTATTTTTGGAGACTTATTCGACTTCGTATAGTTCGTTTGATGGATAAGCACAATAAGTCTGTTAAAGGTCATGGTGATACGACTAGAGGTGACTTTCCAGGGGCTCAATTTGAGCCTGGTTCTAATGAGGATTTTCTTAATCAGTCTCCTGCTAGATTGTTTGATATTATTGATCAGTTTATTATGGATCGTCAACCTCAGTCTCTTGAAGTTAGACGTGGTTTTTACATTCGTAATGGGCAGAAGATTAAGATTGATAATTCTTTGTTGACTCCTCGTGAGGCTAAGGCTTTGAAGTTGTCGTTGGGTGGTGTTGGTAATAATCCCAAGTATCGATCTACTCCTTATACTGGTCCGAAAGCTGATGGTGGTGTGATATCTGGTATGGCTTTTAAACAGATTGGACAGGAGCTTGGGGGTGTGTCTGGTGTGGCTGTGAAGAATATAATTGATAAGGCTAAAGAAAAATTGGCACAACATCTTCATTCGACGGATATTAGCCAAGTCGGTGTTGCCGATTATTGAAACAAAAATATTCTTATAGACCAAGTGTCACGTTTTTGAAATAGGTTCTTGATGTATACTATTCTTGAATATCGCATCGATTGTGCTCTTGGTTTAATATCCGAGGCCGATCGCCGTAGTTTTTTGAAAAAGATGGGTCAAATTGGTGGATCGATTGCTACTGGTGGTGGTCCTGTGGGGGTTATTGCTAAGATGGCTATGGGTGAGGTTGGTGGGTCTGATCCTTTAGCTCATATTTCTGATGATGAAATAATCGACATGCCTGAGAAAGATTGGATCAATTTGATTCCTTCTACACGTTTATTGAAAATCCTGGCTCGTAATGATTATGATGTCGACGGAGAATTGACAAATAAGCTTATGAAGGTCGTGATCTATGGCGTTCAGTATATGGCAAAAGATACTTCGTTGGAAATGATGAAGAAGTATCTTGAGAAGGTTGGGTATGATACGAAGCGTGGATTATTTGATGCTTTGACCAATAGCGATATTTACCATGGTGCTTATGCGGAGGCTGAAGGTAAAATGGCTGCTAATGGCATCCAAGCTTTAGAAAAAATTGGTATTAGTGTGCCCTCTAGTATTAAGAGGAAGGCTTTTGAGATAAATTCGGAGATGCGTCAAATGGAAATACAAGCTGATCAGGAGGCGATGGAAAGGGATCAGAAGAGGAAGGAGGATCTGAAGAGGAGAAAGGATCGAGACAATGATGCTAAATATAATAATGCTAAGATGCATCAGCCTTTTGAATCTAAACTTGAAAAAGCCTTATCAGCAATATTCGGATGATCTCTAACATTTTGTGCCAAACAGTCGATTTATCATTATACGATTTCGATTATCTTCTTTGTGCTAATATTGCTACAACTTTCGACAAGATCGATTTTGGCGTAGCTAATCCCGAGCCAATTCTAGCACTAAACCACAACACACGTAATCTACAAACTCCAGAACTTCTGGAAAGATTAGAGTCAGCTTTGGTTCCATGTCGTCATGGTAAGTGGTTAGAGGCTCGTGGTTGTCCTGTTGATGATTTTTGCGGGATTGATTTTGATTTGTTGTCTGAGCAGGATCTTTTTGACTTGTTTTTGTATCCTGGGGACCATATTTTGGACCGTTATGGCTACAGAGTTATCGATGGTCCAGCGTTTTGTGACTATCGTGATGGTCGTTTGGTTGGGATTGGTGTTAGAAACGTTTCGACTGATCTTGAATGGGTAGCAGTCGCTAAATTCACTTTTTCGAATTATGGGTTGTTTCTTTTTGGTTTTGATGATTATCTTGCTACTGATGAGATCTATGTGGTAGAAGGTGTTTTTGATGCTGTGGCGTTACGTTCTGCGGGGTTTAATGCTGTGGCTATTGGTAGTGCTTTACCTTCTCCTTTTCAGTTAGCTTGTCTTGCTCGTAAATTCTCTAATATTAAGTTATGTCTTGATAATGATTTTCATGGTTGGTGTGGTGCGATGACGGCCCATTTACTCATGGGTTGGCCTATTTTTTCAATTGTTAATAAAGATGCTGGGTGTGGGGCTGTCGAATTGTTCGAGTTTGATATGGATGATTTAGCAGGCAAGATTAAGAACGGCGTAAAAGCGTATAATCAAGCTGTTGCGAGCAATTCTTTGTCCAGAAAACTACCGTATAATTCTATCAGTGTTTAAAAGATCGACACTTACGCATTAATGTGAAGCTATGAAACATAAAGACTCGACTGAGGAGAGTTCTCCCTTTATAAGTGAGAATGAGGTTCGCGGCACTCGGGTTAGAGTCTGGCCAGTGGTTGATGAAACTGCTCATAATCCTCCGGGTGTTTACGAGGCTCTTAATGAGGAGCTTGGTGGTTTTGTGGGTCTTCGGGCTGCGGTTGTTTCTGTTCTTGGTGGGGTGGGTGCTTTGTCGCCTGAATTGTATGAGGGGGCTTTGTGTCGGATTGGGGAGTTGACTGGGCGTGTTGTGGATAGTGAGTTTCGGACTGAGGTTCGGGATGTTCTTTGTAGTTTGCCTTGTCCTTTGGATTGATGTAAAATGATTAAAGATGGCCGATCTTACTTAGTGTTGTGTTCTTGGAAGTCTGATGCTTTACCTAATTGGGAGATTGTTAAGTGGGGGGCTCCCATTGGCTTATCTGATCCATCTGGTCGTGAGGGTTGGGTTACTCAGAATGGTTTTGCTCTAAGGATGGACAATTGCACTTTTGAAGAGTCTTATGAGCTTGATGTTGTTGTCGATTTGTTGCGGGGTGTCCGTAGTGAGAAGCCCAAATTGGGTGAGAGTCGTATTTTGTCTGTTCCGAAGACTCTTCTTGCACTTGATATGATACGGAATTCAGTGCCTGTTACGCTTAAGGTGGTGAAACCGGTGATTCAGGAGCCTCGTGTTCTTGGTGAAGTGTCTGATGGTATTCATCCGGTGCGTACGAGTGAGTATGTTCGGAGGGTTCCTGTTAGGTTGACTGGGATGCAGCCTGCTGAGTTGTCGGTTGATGTTGGTGCCAAGTTTAAGATTGTCAACATGCTTGATGTTGATCGGGTGATTTTCTGTGTGCCGGATGATGGTGGTGCAATTGAGTTGGTCGATGAAGATCATATTGTGATGGATGGGGTGAGACGGCGGTTTTCTCGTTTGGCGTATAATTCATCTCGACAGTATGTTTTTAGTCTTGATCCTTTGGTTGTGGTTCCGGATGGTTCGGATCTTCAGCCGATTCAGCCGGATGATGATTTTTGTACGTATTGTGGTAATTTCGAGGGTCCTGGTGGTTGTGACGGTGATTGTGAAAGTTGATTATGCGTAAGGTGAAGCCGATTAAGCCTGGTGAGGTTGGGAAGATTGCTGGGGAGTCGATTCCTGATGAGGTGCTTGCGTCTTTCAATGAATTAATTGTTAAACATTGGAGTCCTAGTAGCAAGGCATCACATTTTGAGCAGGATGCTGTGGTTGAATTGATTCAGAGTAAATTGAAGTGTGAGAGGAAAGAGATTTTCGATCGTTCTTGGCTTGATGTTGAGAAGATTTATCGTGCTGAAGGGTGGGGTGTTAAGTATGAGTCTGCCACCTATGAATCAGGTCCTCTTTATCCGGCGTCTTATACTTTTTATAAGTCTGTGAAGGCTTTGATAACTCGTCGTGCGGTTGCTGAACCGATTAGTGGTCTTCATTGCTGTTGTGAGTGTGGTGAGGAGATGACAGACGAGGATGAGGTTGAGTTGTATTGTAATGCTTGTGTGGATTTGGAAGAGGCTGAGGACGATTGATGAATACGCGACCAACTGTTTACGGGCAATGTCAAGATCTTGGTAGTATTTATACTAGACGTGATGATCGTCTTAAGCTTGGCTCTTGCAATTTCTGTAATAATCGTGAGACCGAGAAGGTGACAGAGATCACTGGCGGAGGTTTAGCTTTCCGTGCTTGTGATGATTGTCTTATTAAAATTGCTGAATCCGCTGATGGTCTACAAAAGGCTCGGACTCGGGCTGCGAATAAGGTTAAGGCTCGGGCTGCGATGGTTGAGTATTTGAAGGATGGTGCATTATACAGTGCTGATCCTGATTGTGAACATGAGATGGATATGCAGAATTTTAGTGGTGTTAAGTGTTCTAAGTGTGGTGGTTGGTTTTGTTATTGAGGGATTGATAAATGAGTAATTGTATTAAGATTGTTGATCAGACCGGGGCTTCTGTTTGTTCTATGTCTGATGCTTGGGCTCGGAATGCTGATGCTGTCAAGTATGACGGTAAGTATTATCGAACTGTGAAAAAGTTCGAGTCGGAGTATACGAACGGTGGGTATAATTCTGGGTATTTCCCAGTGATCAATTTGAATTCTGGTACTATTCGTGGTATCAAGGGTGATCAACTTGTCGAAGTTGTGAAATTGGAAATTCTTGTAAAGAAATCGCATGAACAATCTTGAAATTATTATTAACGGTGTAAAGTTGTCGCAAGCTGAATTGACGACTTTGCATGTGGCTTTGAATTCTTTTGCTATTGAGCTTAAGTCTGAGGGCTTGGGCGATGATGACAATGGGAGGTCTATTACTGCTGGTTATCTTGGTTGTGTTTCTAGTATCTCACAGAAGATGCTTGCGGCTCCTGGGACTCAAGAATGTCAGGGTCTTGATCAACAACATCAGGATCTTAGTCGAAAGGATAAGGCTAAGAAAGCTGGTATTACTATAGGTGAATTTTCGGCTTTGGAGAGTCTTGAACGAGATGTGATGTATCTCGTTGATCCAATGTCGACGGTTGTTGAGGATTTAGAAGAGTACGAGAAGAAGCTTGGTGTTTGGAATCCTGGGATTCGTCGTCCTCGTTGGTTTAAGCTTTAGGTAAAAGATAAAATCAAGTTGGGGGACTTGATTATGAGGCTTAAAAAGAAATTCGGTAGTTTGGTCGCTGCCTTTATTCTTATGACCGCTGGATCTATTGTTCTAATAGATCTTTATCTGTATATCGCACTTGATGAGGCTACTATCAGCGATATACTGAGTTCTTATTCTGTGTTCAGAGCCCATCCATTGCTTATTTCATTCTTTGGGATGATTGTTGGTGGTTTGATGGTCCATTTCCTTGGGTTTGTCCCCAAGGGTAATTGGATTAAGGGGCATCATTTGTGTGAGAATTGTCGGAGAGAATTGGATTAGACTTCTGATTGGTCCGTGTATCGGTCTTCGCCCACTTCTTCTTGGAAGATTTCGTTCATGATCTGTCGCACTATCTCTGCCTGCTTTTCTCTGTCTTCCCTGGTGTCGAACGGGTAGTAGGCATTCTGAGGCTCTTCGATTTCTGGAATGCGAGAACAACGTTCTCGGAGCCCTTGGTACATGGTCCAGAAGTGGTGTTTGACTTTTCGTTCGGATGTGTGGTTGTAGATGTAGGTTGGTTCGACTTGTCCGTCCATTCCGTGGCGGTGGAAGTAGAAGTGGTATCGGCTGGCTTTGAAGATGTAGTTGAAGACGAATAGGACTAGTTCGAGCCATTCGTCGGTGACGTTCTCGGGGGTGTGGTAGAGACCGCACCATTCTCCTGGCAAGTGGTCAGCTGAAATTTGAGGGCAGCGATCATTGGTTTCGCGGATTAAGATTTCAGTGATCTCATCTAATCGATCTTTGGCGATATCGGGCGGAGAATGTTCTGGTTCGCCTGGGAATCTATTGACGAATTCCCCATTTCGCCATTCGAACCCATTGCCATTGGTGAGCATTGTACAGATTGCTGCTCTGATCCAGGCTCGGTGGTCGTTGCCGTATAGGGTTGGGAATCGGTCGGCTTGTTCTTGGAAATAGGATCGTAGTTGCATGGTTGTCTCCTGATGTGGATTGTGATATTTCTGTGTTGCAAGGGAGAAATCAAAATTAAATCGCACTGGTTATAATAACAACGTGATTCCCAAAGCTTGGATAGATTAAAAGATGTTGAAGGTTGCGTATCTTAAAGAATATCTAATAAACACTAATGGTATGATTTTAGATAAGAATGGTCCAAATACACCTTTACATTCTTTGTTGACCGGGAATTATGAATTGAGAGTTATTCCTGATCGATCTAATATAAATTCTCTTGGTTTTCCGACTATCGATGAGTATTTGAACAGAGAATCCGATTCTGGCAATCGCCTTTTACAGATAGGAGTCAATTCTATTACCACAAAATTGGTAGAAAATCAAGGCTTTGATTATGAGTTAAATTTTACTCTTTAAAATTATTTTCTATGTTTAGTGGTCGGATTATAAACGAATTTTAACACAGAGTAAAATTAAGTATGCAATTAAATTTGCTGCATGGTTGATTGGGTGAAATAACCAATGATTTAGGTCCTACGATCTTTATGCCAACTAAATTATGGATTAATCGGATTTTCTTTTGTTGAATCAATTCTTTGATTTCTGTTAATGAAAACCCTTGTAGAATTGGTTGACCAACATTCCTAGACAATGTTGTCCCAGATATTGTCACTTCTTCGTCTACTATTTTTATTAAATATGGCATCATTTTTCTCCAAAATTTAATTTTTATTCATCTCAAAGTTAAGTAAAATACTCACATTTTGAGATCTTTAGAATGCCAAAAATTACTTATCCAAACAAGTCAGTCGGCGATAAATTCACAGCCGACGAAGCCACAGAAATTAAAACTTCTGTTAACGCTTTGTATGATGAAGTAGAAGGCACTCTCCAAGGTCCTCAGGGAGATCCTGGCCCTGCTGGCCCCCAAGGAGACCCAGGTTCTTCTAGATTTGAAGTTATCACAGATGCTACTGTGTCTAGAACTCTTATTTTAACGGATTATCAGAAGTATATTAGGTTCACTAATGATTCTCCGGTGACTGTTACTATTCCGTTACAGTCTGCTGTTGCTTGGGAAGATGATACTGAGATTATACTTGAACAAGCTGGTGATGGTGTTGTTACTGTAGTTGGAACTGGTGGTATTGATCTTTTTTCGACTTATGCAACTTCTTCTTTAAAGAAATACGCAACTATTACTTTAAAGAGGATTGCGGAAGATCAATGGGTTTTGTCTGGTCAAACTCTGATTGAAGGTTTAGTTGATAATATTTGGCAGGTCGTTCCAGATAGTGATTATACGGCCACGCCTGCTAGTGCTTCTAGAATAACGATGAGTAACACGGATGGATTAAGGGTTGGTTTGCCTATTCGTTACGTTTATGATGGTGTGACTCATTGGGCTGTGATTGAGGATATTTCGACTGATGCTTATATTGATATAGCTGGTTCCGCTTTGAGTGTTGCGGATGATATCACACAATTGGCTGTGGGACCTGCTTCTAATGTTGTTCACATGGGCGTTTTTGTGGGGGGTGAATATGGTGATGGTACAGGTGATTTGCTGTTAGCAGATATGAACACTTATCTGCGATGGAAATTGGGCCGAGCGTATCTTGTACAGTTTGAATTCACGCATGCTACAGCTGATACTACCGGTAATCCGAAGGTGAATGTTCGGGTTGGTGGCGATCTTGTGGGCACCGATGATTCTAATAATGGTGTTGAGCTTGGTGTGGCTGGGACTTGGGTCAGTAGTGGTTTGATAGCTATTAATCAGACAAATTATTTAATTAATCGTAACGAGGCTATTGAAGTTGCTTGTACTGTTGCTGGTACGGCAGGTGATGCGGCGGATCTTTCTGGTAATCTCGTGTTTGTGTTGGAGTAATTGATGTTTATTTTTCAACCTCCAATGTATGCGTGGTCTACCGTTGTCGGTGGTGGTGGAGATCCAGTAGGAATCGGCAGAGGACTGTTTGCTGGTGGTTACACGGGTTCTAGCACTCGACAGAACGTTATCGATTACATAACTATCGCATCAACAGGAAATGCCATAGATTTTGGTGACTTAACGCAAATCGCTGCTTTTTGTGGCGGACTTGCTAGTTCTACTAGAGGTTTGCGTGGTGGTGGAGTTAATAACAATGCCGGTACTAATGTCAATATCATCGATTACGTTACGATTGCTTCGGTAGGAAACGCAGTGGATTTTGGTGATTTGAACGGAGTCGCTAGAACTTATGCAGGCGGATGCAGTAACGAGACAAGAGGTCTGTGGGCGGGCATGTATACAACAACTCACCTAAACCGAATTGATTACGTTACTATCGCATCGACTGGAAATGCTCTTGATTTTGGAGATTTAACGCAAGCAAGGTTTGCAGCAGGGGCATGTAGTAGTTCAACGAGGGCATTGTGGTCCGGGGGTAATAATGGGAGCCGCGTAAATACCATCGATTATGTGACGATTGCCTCAGCAGGAAACGCGATAGATTTTGGGGACTTAACAGGGGCAGCGTCAGATCAGTCAGGCACAAGCAGCTCTGTTCGTGGTGTCTTTGCTGGTGGGAGACATAGCAGTGGAGCAGTATTGAATATGATCAACTATGTGACGATTGCCTCAGCAGGAAACGCCACAGACTTTGGGGATTTAACACTGGCGAGGATGGGTATTGCTGCTTGCGGGAGCAATACGAGAGGGGTGTTTATGGGTGGTGGAACAACAGCCAGTTCTCCATCAAATGTCATCGACTACATCACGATTGCCTCGTCAGGAAACGCGATCGATTTCGGTGATCTAACACTTGCGAGACAGTTTGCGGCAGGTTGTTCCGACGTACACGGTGGACTTCAGACAGAAGGTTCAGGGGGAGATCCAGTAGGAATCGGCAGAGGGCTGTTTGCTGGTGGATTTAATGGATCATCTAATTTTAACATCATTGAATATGTGAGCATTGATGCAACCGGGAATGCTGTTGATTTTGGTGACATGACGTCTGCACGTAGGCAGCCAGCCGCATTTGCGAGCGATACACGCGCTTGTATTTCTGGCGGTAGCACAGGTGCAGACTCTAACGTCATTGAATATGTGACAGTTTCTAATGCAGGTAACGCCACTGACTTCGGAGACCTTACGGTCGCGAGAGAAGGCGTAGCAGGATACTCCAATGCCACACGCGGAATCACGACAGGTGGACGTACACCGTATTCTAATGTGATTGATTATGTGACCATCGCTTCGGCAGGTAATGCGACGGACTTTGGCGACTTGACTGTAGCGAGAGCCTGGAAAGCCACTGCTGCAAGTCCTACGAGAGGGCTTGTAGGAGGAGGTCGAACCGATTCGGCACTGAACGTTATTGACTATACGACTATCGCTAGTGCAGGAAATGCGGTTGATTTTGGTGATATGATCGGCAATCGCGGCGAAAATACCGGCTGCTCCAGCAGTACACGAGCATTGTTTTGGTGTAGAAGTTCAGCATTAAGTGCTGGCAGCAGGACAAATGAAATTAGTTATGTAACAATTGCTTCGACCGGAAATGCAATTGACTTCGGAGACGCGACTGTTGATACAAGGTATCCAGGCGCTATGTCTAGCGAGACTAGGGGCGTTAAATCTGGTGGTCAAACTGGCAGCGGGACAGCAGGTCATCAGAATGTAATCGAGTATGTTACTATCGCCAGCACTGGAAACGGGACCGACTTCGGTGATCTAGTTGTTGCCCGCAGTCAAATCCACGGTTGTTCCGACGTACACGGTGGACTTCAGACAGAAGGTTCAGGGGGAGATCCAGCAGGAATCGGCAGAGGACTGTTTGCTGGTGGTAGTTCGGATTCCAACGTCATTGATTACGTCTCTATTGATACGATTGGTAATGCGACTGACTTTGGCGACCTGACGGTGGGGCGACGTGATATTGCTGCATTGTCGTCTACAACGAGAGCCGTCTTTGCGGCTGGTCGAACTTCAACATCGACCTTTAGGAACGAACTAGATTACGTCACAGTTGCATCAGCCGGTAATGCCACCGATTTTGGCGACTTGATTACAGGGTTACGCGGTCGTGCTGGTTGTGGCGATGCAATCAGGGGTCTGATATGCGGTGGTGGTATTTCTGCAGATGCATCCAATGAGATTGATTACATCACTATTGCGTCAGTAGGTAACGCGACGGACTTTGGCAATTTGACTTTCGCAAGGGGGTGGATTTCTGCTGCATCATCACCAACGAGGGGTGTCATGTCTGGTGGTGCATCCGCTATGAATATCAACACGTCACAAGTCAACACGACTGATTACGCAACAATCGCGTCAGCGGGTAACGCAACAGACTTTGGTGACTTGACAGTCGCGAGATACACCAATGCGAGTTGCTCCAGCGACACTCGATGTCTAATCGGCGGAGGTATTGCGTCTTCCACTATTCAAAACGTCATTGATTACTTCACGATTGCGTCCACTGGAAATTCAACAAACTTTGGCGATTTAACTGTAGGTAGGTCAAGTATTGCAGCAGCGTCAAGTAACACGCGAGGTCTGTTTGGTGGAGGTTCAGTGGGCTCAGGCTCCAATATCATTGACTACGTCACGATCGCATCGGTTGGTAACGCCACGGACTTCGGAGATTTGACAGTTGCAAGATTTGGCCTAGCAGGTTGTTCCGACGTACACGGTGGACTTCAGTAACTTAACTTCCACAACAATAGAGAAAAATGGAAGAACCAAACACACAGCTCGCTCCGCTCGAACAACTTGGATTATCCGTTGTCGAGCAGTACAAACCTATGCTTTCGGTCATTGACGAAAACCGATTATCGGTCTCGAAAGCCCTGAAGCAGCATGGCAAGAGCCACACACAGTTCCAGTACACGATGCTGGACAATGCTGGTCCGATCGCTGGACCTACCAAGCTCCGCAACATGCGGCAGATTCTCGCTGTCATCGACCAGACGGAGTCTGCGCTGAATGAGGCTTGGTTCCGGCGACGAAAGAAGCAGGTTGAAGCATTGCAACTGCGGAAACGTGCTGAAACCGCTGAAGATGATCTCGAAAGGGAGATGCTTGAAATCGAAGCGGAGGAAATCGAACAAGGATTCCTCAGCTCGGAAAAGAGCATTGGTGGCGCAATCAGAAAGCTTGCCGCTTACTACGAACAGTACCGGGAGTTGGAAGCCCAACTCAAGGAAGAACTCGGCAAGGAGGAAATCACTGAAGCTGATTTCGAGGCCGATGAAGAGCGTTTTCACATCATGAAAGCGTTCGAGCAAGCGATGATCGCTGGTAGAGCAAATGGTCGCATTGACCACGGCAACATGATTTACCTGCATGACATTGGTGTTAGCGGTGTTCATGCTCAACAGGACATCATGTCTCATTTGGCTAGAACCCTCGACTATGCGAGGTCTCATCCGGAGAATCCTGTTGAGTGCCACAAGATGGATTGTGAGTTCCTGGATGCTGTGGCTAAAAAATATAGTGGCAGTGCTACAGCTTACGCCAAGCGTAAGGGTCTCAGATCGATCACTCAGTCGGTGGCGTTGTTGCGAGACAAACCTGAATAAGAGTTTTAGTAATGCCGTTTCCGTTCACTAATACTAAAGCTGGTAAACCAAAAGCTTTACCTCCAATTTTATTGGACGGTGATGCTCAGGTTAATCAGATTGGGGTCCAGGTCGTCGGGGATGACGGTTTAGATTACACCCCTAGAGCCCAGGTTAATCAAATTGGGGTCCAGGTCGTCGGAGATGACGGTTTAGATTACACCCCTAGAGCCCAGGTTAATCAGATTGGGGTCCAGGTCGTCGGAGATGACGACTCTTTCACACCATTACCGTAGCGAGATTGAAATGGCATTATTACTAATCGAAGGTTTCGAAAGATTCTCTGGATCTATTAATGTGGCGGAAGGTATTTCGTTTAATGATACAATAGTCTATTCAGCATCTAATTCAGGAAGATTACTTTTTCAAACAACTACTGGAAGATTGGGTCATGGGACTGCTGTGAGACCTAATAGAATAGCTACGAATTCTGGGTCTCAAAACACCTACATAACATTTTTAAAATGGAGAAACAATGCTAATGTGACATTTGTGAACAATACGACATATACAGTCGGATTCGCTCTAAATGTAAATAATAATTCATCAAATTCCGATATAGCTGCGGGGGTTCACTTTAATGTTGGCCCATTGGATATTAGAAGGCAACCAGTATCGTCCACAGAATATCAAATTAGAATAAATGGAGTAAATTATGGGCCAATTTTAACACAGCATTTGGTATTACATAGAAATCCAATGGGTGCAGTCCACAAGTGGAAGTTTGGTTATTCGCATAAATGGTGTAGAGGTAGTAACCACCAGTAGCTTAAATCTTTCTGCTAGTCCAACATTGTTGCGATTCGGTGGTTCAGGAGACAATAATGGAGGTGTTTGGTACACTCTAGATGATATCTACCTTCTGGATAATACTGGAACTGTTAATAATGATTTTCTTGGTCCTCAGATGATCGAGTACGTCGTTCCATCTGGTCCAGGTTCTCTCACTGAGTGGAACCCTACGGCGGGAGCAAATTGGGAAAACGTGGACGAGACCACGGTTTTGGATAGTAACCTTGTTTCGAGTGATGCTGTTGGGGCCGAAGATTTTTATGCGATGGCTCTTAATCATCTTGCTTCGACAACTATTAACGGTGTGTCTGTAAATATGGTGGCAAGTTCAACAGCACCCTTGGTTGGTATTACACCAAAGTTGAAGCTCAACGCCGACGTAATAGACGGAGCCACTATCCAGCGGCAAGACGTGTCCAATCGTGGTAGTAATCAAATTCTCGTGTCTGATTCAGCTCCAGACGGATCTGGTTGGACGCCCACTAAATTTAATGCTACGGAAATTGGTTTTCGAGTTGCGAATTTGCCTACTGTAGGGCCTTGAGTTAATATTAAATTTTGAGATCATGTCATGAAGCAGTATTATAATGATCGTCTTTTAAGTTTTCAAAAAGTTAGATTAGCTGTGTTTTTATCAGTTATTTGTGGTTTTTTTGTTGGAAGTATTTTGTTGGGAAGTTTTATTGGTTTAATGATATTATTGTTTGATTTTATCTTTTTGAGGAAGATAAATTCGAATAGTGGTCGTTGCCGTATAGGGTAGGGAATAGGTCGGCTTGTTATGTTCAATTACTTGATAAACGTCCGCAGAAGGAAACAATCAACCAAAACTTATTGTTTTGGCTTGTTTTTATCTGATCTATCAGGCCAAAATATACCATGTTCTCCAAGGCGATCGGATACCATATCACTTGATCATTTTGCTGAAACTACAGTAACCAAACAATTAGCGAAATCACTACCTGGTGAATGGTTACCAGAACCGATCACCCCTGTTTTAAGTCCTGGTCTCTACCTTGGTTTTGCCGAAATTACGGCAACCCAGCAATTAGCGAAATCACTACCTGGTGAATGGTTACCAGAACCGATCACCCCTGTTTTAAGTCCTGGTCTACATTTAGGTCTTGAGGAGTTATGATGTCTGACATTTTTTTTGATTTTTCCGCCGCTAACAACGGCACCGGAACAGTACCGACTCAAGCAGCAAGCCCAGGTGGCGTTGGTGCGTTCAATACTGTTGCCGGTAGAACACCATTATCAGGTGATACTTGGTGGATAAGACGAACCAGCTCTTCCGACATATTAGCTGCCAATATTACAGTTAATGTTGTCGATTTTTCTATAGTTGGATGGCCTGTAGTAGAAGATAATATGTATATCGATAGGCCGACATCGGGAGTTATAGCTGGCTGGGATGACGACGTGGAAGAGTATGCTGTATTTAATGCTGGAACTAATAGATCGTTAGTAGTTGATGAAAATTGCGTGCGCGGAAACTTGTTCTCTGGTATTTATCTATTGGGTACTGGATCATCTGGTGTTGTAAGATTAAACATGGATGATAAGTCGCGCCATGTAGTGGTAGAGAGATGTAGATTTGAAAATCCCTTAAGAAACGGCAATGCTCCTGTAGCCTTAATCGATGGGGACAATCACTATATTTCAAAACTCGATCTACGAGGTTCTGCTCTTACGACTAGCACGGTATATACCGTACGCTGGAATGCGAGCAATTGTATTTGTAGCGATTTAAATCTGGTTTTTGGTAGAATTGATTATACAAACGATGGGTTTGGGTTATTAATATCTGGTGCCTATAATATATTTAATAGAATCGACATAACACTAGAAAATTCTTCATTGGCTGGTGATTTAATATCAATAAGTAGCGGTGCTGCTAATACTAAAATACTTAATTGTATGGTGACTAATACAAGTGGAGATACGAACGCTGGTATAATAGTCTTGTCCTCAGACAGCTCTGAAATAGAACTGGACTTTAACAATCAGGGACCTCAATCTATTAACGTTCCTAGTTCGTTTAAAAGCGGTATAATTAAAATTAGCAACGCTTCTTTTAATAGTTCTTTTTTATTGAGTGGTACTGATAATTATGTAGAATTAGACAATGTGGTGATACCAGCAGGTTTAACCAGCGTTACTAATGGCAATTTAATAGTCGCTAAAGATCTTTTATGCGATGCTTCTTATACATCTCATATTGCCAATCATAATTCTATTTTGTATTCAATGAATCACGGCCAAGTTGCCGGTCTGTGGCGCAGTGAATCAGCTTTTGGATACTTGCAAAGCTCTAATGTTGTTCGCACTGGTGGAGGTTCTTTTTCCTTATACGGGGAAAGAACAAATCTCAGTGCTGTTGGCAACGCATTTTATAATTTTCCTTACATAGGAGATTCAAGAGCAGAAGCGATATTGTTGTCTTTAACCACAGGTGCGAGAACTGTGACTGTGTTCGGTGCTCATAAATTGTTTTCTTCGCCTTTAAAGAACACCAATTTGTGGTTGGAGCTAGAGTACAAGGACGGTGATGGTAATCCTCGGATAATCACATCATTGAAGCAATCGGTGTTAACCACCGATAATAGTGTCTGGGTTAATGATTCAGGTTTAACGTTGTTCAAGATGGAACTTGGTTTTACCCTACCATCAAATCAAGTTTGCCCATTGAGAATAAGAGGCAATTTGCCACCAGAGTCCGGTGCTTATTTCTATTTGGATGTAACACCGGTAATTGTTTAATGAGTCGCTTGACTTAATCACAATCAACTAAACCATGCGTTGTAAAATGGAACTAATCATTTCTATAAGCATTTTAGCCTTAGCGTGGTTTACACTTTACTGTGTGATCATATGGTGGTACAACTATTAGTTGTGGGTTTCGAATAATCGCGACAAATCAGTTTTCGATTACGAATTGAATCGATCAACACTGTTCGACAATTTTGTCTAAAAGATTATTACTTCTACATCTGATGTTTAATTTTTATTCATCTCAAAGTTAAACAGAATATTCACATTTTGAGATCTTTAGAATGCCAAAAATTACTTATCCAAACAAGTCAGTCGGCGATCAATTCACAGCCGACGAAGCCACAGAAATTAAAACTTCTGTTAACGCTTTGTACGATCAAGTAGAAGGCACTCTCCAAGGCCCTCAAGGAGATCCAGGCCCTCAAGGAGATCCTGGTCCACAAGGAGATCCAGGTTCTTCTAGATTTGAAGTTATAATTGATACTACTGTCTCTAGGACTCTTATTTTAACGGATTCTCAGAAGTATATTAGGTTCACTAATCATTCTCCGGTGACTGTTACTATTCCGTTGCAGTCTGCTGTTGCTTGGGAAGATTTTGAAGAGATAGCTATTGAGCAGGCTGGTGATGGTGTTGTTACAGTTGAGGGTGATGCTGGTGTTGCGGTTAATTCGAGTGGTGATCCGATTACTACTGGCCAATATTCTTTTCTTACCATCAAAAGAGTTGCTGAAAATCAGTGGGTAGTGTCTGGGGCTGGCGAAGGAGCATCTGGTTTATCTGATTTATCTGATGTCGATTCTTCAGTAGCCACACCTAATAATGGTGATATCTTAGTTTATAGGTCTGCTGATTCTAAATGGGTTCTAGAAGCCAAACCAGTTGGTGGTGTAAGTTCCGGTTCCTGGAGAGTTGTTTCTAGTAGTAATTATACAGCTGTGCCGTTAACTACTTCTAGAATTGCTATGAGTGACACTGATGGTTTTAAGATGGGTCTCCCTGTTAAATACTCATACGATGGTTCCTCTTATTATGGTGTGATTACAGCTGTTTCCACCGATGCCTATGTAGATATAGCTGGTGCACCACTTAATGTTTTAATACCTATAACAGAATTGGCGCTGGGTCCATCATACAGTGTTGTTCAAGTCGTACTAGTGGTAGATGGAAATTATGCTGATGACGTTTCTGATCTGTTGTTACTTGATATGAATACTTACTTTCGCTGGCAAGCCGCTAGTGCAGCTTTGGTTCAGTTTCAATTTGTTCATAATGTTGAAGATAGTGGCAGTCAGCCTTTGGTTAATATCAAAATCAATGATAATTTCGTTGGGACAGACAATTCGAACAATGGAGTCCAATTGGGGTCGGCGGGAACATGGGTTTCAACTACTCCCGTTGGAATAAACCCAGCATATTACATTGCAAATAAAGATGATGATCTTGAGATCGCATGTACCGTTGTTGGGGGTGCCTTAAATGCAGCCAACTTAACTGGTAATTTGGTGTTCGTAAAATTTGATTGATTTAGTTTTCATATTGGATATTATACATGGCTACCTATTTTGTTGATTTGTCTGCTGTCAATAATGGCGATGGTTCTACCCCAGGTCAAGCAGCGACTCCTGGTGGTGTTGGGGCTTTTAATACTTTAGTGGGTCTGATTTACGGTGCTGGGGATCAATTTTGGTTGAGACGTGTTGTTGCTAGTAGCCCTTTTGGTAGTGATATCACTATTGCTAATACCGATGTTATTTTAATTGGTTGGCCTGTTTCTGGTGATGATTATTATAACACTCGACCAGCGAGTGGTATTTCAGAAGGTTGGGATTCCGATGTCTCTATGTATGCGACGTTTGAATTCACTGGTTCGAACATCGAATTCAATGTTTCGGGGGCACGGTGCGAGTTTTATAGGTTGAATGGTATGTCTGCGAACGGCGATTCTCTGTCCGTTACCGGCCCCGATTTTACTATGAAACATTGTGTGTGGAGCGTTGATACAGTGACGAATAGCTGGCCTTTTGTCATGACCACTACAGCGGTTCGAATGTTATTAGAACATTGTGTTTTCAACATCGAAAGTTTCACGGGATCTTCTCCATTTTTTGCTGCAGGTCAAGATTTTAGAGTTTTTAGATATATTGAAGTCAATATTGTTGATCTAAATCACAGCAGCATTTTAGTTAGATGGGGTATCAATAATGTTTTCGACAATGTAATCTTTAATGTTACTAACTTGTCTGGGTCTGTTGCTCCTGTTTTTATGTCAGACACATCTGAAACTAATTTAACCGTTTTAGGTATGCATTTTAATGTCACGAATGATTTGACAGCATCTGATAATTCGTCCGCAAATCGATTTGGGGACAATACTATTGCCCATGATGTTAGAATAGACGCCTGTAGCGGACTTTGGGTATCAACAAATAGCAGGATATATGTGGCTGCTTTTAGTAGGAAGACAAGCAAGAACCAGCTCTTTTCTGCGGGAGCAGGCTCAGAATTTTATGTAAATAATCTAATTGGTCTTCCGGGCGATAACCAGCTTATTGATTTATCTAGCAGTTCCACCGCAATTCTTCGGAATTTTCAACCAGGTCCGGCTTCAAATCCTGTTGATGTTCTTAATAAATCCAGTGTTTTCAGTCTGGATCACAACAATATTAAAGGTGCTTGGAAGAAATATGTGCCAAATGGAACCGCCGAAACTTCGACAGTATTTAGAGTCGATGGTTCTACTTACAGTGTTTTGCTGGAACCCATTTCGAACGTTCCACACAATTTTATACATGGAATGCTTGGATTCTCGCAACCGTTTGAGGATTCGTTGTTTTTGTCGGTTACACCCGGTCTCGCTACAATCACACTTTATGGAGCATATCAAGGATATATAAACGGTTTAACAAACCAAGATATTTGGATGGAATTAGAATATCTCAATGCTTTGAACAATGTTGTTTTGTCTTCCACTAGAGATCTTGGCAATTCAAAGACTATGGTATCTAGTGATGTGTCTGTTTGGAGTGGAGAAACCGGGTTAACCCCATTTAAACTTGAAATTACTATTGATTTCTCGTCTAATCAAATTGTTCCGGTTAGACTATTCGGGTTGACTTTTGAATCATTTTCATATGTGTACTTTGACCCAAAACCGGTTGTTTCATAGGTTAAATTATGGCCACTTATTTTGTTGATTTTTCTGCTGCTAATAATGGCGATGGCTCTTCTCATGTTCAAGCTCCCACACCTGGTGGTGTGGGAGCTTTCAATTCTTTAG